CGTAACGAGGACTAACGCCAGAAGCACAATCAAAGAACACGCTGCTGTCGCCTCCCGGTTTGATACACGTGTCAGCCGCCGAACGAGAAATACCAAAGCGCCGAGTAAGGGCTTCATTGGTTTCGTTAACGACTGCTTTGAGTTTGCGAAGTAGCTCAGGTCTGCCGGGATGTGATGGATGTAGCAGAGGACAATCAGCATGTCCCGTAATATCTACACCCAAAAGTGCTTCCTCCTCACAGTTCCTACGCCACTGGTCCCTGATGTAATTGAAACGAGTACATGTGGCCTGCATGGTACCAAAGTAAGTCGCAACAAGGACTTTCTTCATGAGAGTCGTTTCAGTGTCTTCAGGTCTGGCTACAGCAATAGAAAGGTTGCAGAACTCATAGGGCCTGAGTTGGATTTCTCCACACGGATTAAAGCCCCAATCATATCCCTTCTGCCTACGCTCGGGTGCCTGCATATCCATGGCTTGGCGATTGCAAATACCACGTTCGCCTGAGTAACTACGAATGAGGGACAGCCACTCATCCATGAACACGTCAGTTGAAGGTTTGGAATGGTACACGGCTGAGTTGTTGGCCATGCTGCGATGCTTGTTGTCTATGTACCACTGACCCGACTTAGCAGAACGCATTTCATGGCTGCCCAAGTCAGACAATGAAATAAGAGCTGCGCGGCGTACACCACCTACCTGCACAATGTTGCCAATCATGCAGCAGATGTCGTGAACGTCTATGTCACTGAGATGGCGGGTTTGACGTGACAATACAATTCGTCTGATGAAAGTCATTAATTCATGGAATGGCTCTGGTCCTGATGCACGTCCACCTTTGGTCTTGAGACGTGTGCCTTTGGGCCTGACAGCCGACGTGTCGAGAATAAAGTCACGCCCTTGAAACAAAAACTCAAGACAGTGGAACAGAGCATCACACCATCCCTCTGTGCTGTCCTCAACCACAACCGAAATGGGAAGTTCACCTGTCTGCTTGGCGATACGAGGTAACGCAGAAATTTGATCGTACTCAACAGAAAACCCCATTCCTGTACCTTGCATAAGTACATATAACAACTCAGCGAATGAACGCAGGTCAGTAATTGGCGCGTAGGCACAATTATACACACCCACATGACATCTTTCGAGTGCAGGTCCAGCCATCTGCACCACTCGCATAGCAGGTGATGCCTCTAGCTGATACATAGATTTGGAAAGCATATCCCATTCATCTTGGGTCAGTTTGTTCTTGACCTTAGGAAGATTCTGGAACCAAGGGATGACACGGTTGAATACAGTTTCCTTCCAAGTCTCGCGGCGTTTCTCGGTGTCATTCCAGCGAGAAAACTTGCCAATAAATTGGTAGTACTGTAGATCCGTCTGAAAGTGAGTACGGTCCTCGGATACCGCCGAAGCATACGCCGTTGGAACCGGGCGATTGAGTCTGGCTCTGCGCCTGTCTTCTCTATAGTTCTGGTAGTGTTCTGCAAACTCAGAGAGGCTTGTGATCCAGAGTTGGGCAATGATGGTTCTTTGAATCTCTTCAACATCAATAGGACCCGCAGCGTTTCGTGTGATTAGCCCCAAAACCACATACTCGAGAATAGGATCAACATCTGGCATAGCCACGTTTTGTTCAGACACCACGTTGTTGAAACACCTGAGAAGAGCAGCTTTGATCTTCTCAATGTCAAAAGCAACAATCGAGCCATCCCTCTTGCGAACTGTCCAACCTTTAGTTGATTCAGCAATGGGTTGTTCAAGCTTCTCAAGAAACTCTGGTTGAACAGAACGTACACGGTAAGGTGAATAAGTTTGCATACCAAGCCTCGTAGATACAGAACAAAATTGGAGTGGAGAAGCCATTCTAAGGGAGACCTCCCGAGCGTCAAGCAAAGTCTCTGATAGCTAAAAAAAAGGAACACTGGAGGGTTTAAACCCCAGTGTTCCTCAGGAAGTCCTAAGCCGCATTCCATGCAGCCAGAACTTCCTTCCCGCTGTAAATTACCCCGTCAGGGGTAACAGCGGCGACGTCCCCGCAGGGGGACGCTTTGAACTTAAAGCCCAAGGCTTTAAGTTCAGTAATGATGGCGAGAGGGGCGCCCTCGGTAGGGCGCCCATCTCGTTGGAGCAATGCAGCGAAATACATCGCTGCTTTGCTCCAGTTTTGATTCTGAAGGTGCTTTTGCACCTTCAGAATCAATCCTATTTGCTTGTAAATCACAAGCAATCCTCCATGCGTAACATTACCCAAACAACAGCGTTTGGATAGCGTTACGCGCCTCATGTTATATGACGCAGTTTTGCTGTGGATTTAGGTTTAGCCAATAGCTAAAAAAAAGCCCACGAACACAGGATGAACCTGTATCGTGGGCTTTAAATCAGGGCGTGTAAAACGCCCTGTATACTACTCTGGTATTATCATTGTGGGGCTCAAACGAGCCCTCACCATCTTCTTCATAAACGATGAACCATCCCTCCTCTCCGCGGATTTCGACTCTGAGGAAACCGTTTTCCAATAATTTTACTGTCAGCGGAGTCTCCGCCACGCAGTAACCCCTCATTTTTTGAACGACGGTTGAAACCCTCTTCTGCAAGCTGGTTGGCCATGACTTCAGTTGCTGACCGTCAATGTGTTTCACGAACTTACGAATAACTTTGTACATTTCAGAGACTCCTTCTAAAGCCACACACCTCTAAACCGAAATGGCTTAGATAGCATATGGCTTTCACATGTATTATGACGCGTTTTTGTTGTGGATTTAGGGCTTCATGATTTGAGCGAGAACAGCCCAAAGAGACATGACGAGTGTGGCTACCATGCTGGCCACCGCAGTTACGATCTGACCTTTAGTGACTGTCTTGGCAGTCTGGAAATTGTCTACGGCTTTCTTGACATCTTCAACGCACGATTTCATGTCATCAATATCTGCTTCTATATGTTGCAAACTAGCTTCTACTTTGGTGAGCCTGTCCATGATGGATGGCTGCCCGTTACCGTCACGAATGATCTTGAACAGTTTGCTTTGGTTGTCGTTGTAGTTCTTGATGTTGGAATCAATGAGCTTGATCTGAGTAACGACTTCTCCCAATCTTTCTTGGTTGGTGGCAACAGATGATTTAAGGTCAGTCAGATCTTTCGTGATATGCAATACGTTGTTGGACGTGGTTGTAATCAGCGAGATCATTTCCTGTGTTGCTGACGGTGCCATCAGTCGTGCCTCCAAGAAAGTCCGTTGAATAGATCTCTTCGAGTTCCCCACTGCCCGAAGTACCGATGCTTGTACAAGACAAGCCGAAGGGGCGCTAAAAGGCGTGCGTTCCCTTCACCACCTCGATCCCGGTCTTCTCACCATGGACCGTCCCATGAATACGCATAAAGCGAATTCCACATCACCAACCGACGCCTGCGGTAAACCTATCCAACAGACTTAATGATTGTAACTTAAATGCGCAAATAAGAAAACGCACTAGACCGGTTCTATATTCTCACGCACCACATCAGCCATTTCCTGCTTAATTATTCCATCCACGTTTTGGCTTATCCAATAATTTTCCGTAGGAACGTCGTAAGTAAATGCGTGTCCGTCTGAGCCTTCCACATCAACACTGATGCTGTTCCATTTAAACGCAGACAACATGCTCACTATCGTTTCTTTGTTTTCCTGCAACCACACAGAAGTACGCGTGCCTTTTGATGTGACAGATAATTGCCTGTAATAGTCAAAAGGCTTGATGTGCCCCGAGAAATGAATCCCTGCAACAAAAAGCAATTCTTTTGTGCGCAGTAAATTGAATTTGATTGTGTTGAAATTACTGGCAAAGTAATTAACCATTTGTCCCGAAGGGTATTGCCTAATCGTCGCATCCAATGGCGGCAGCATGTCCCTAGCCATGATTAACGACGGAGAACAACATCTTTGCTGCGCAGGTGCCGTAGGATCAGCCGATAGAAAGTCCACAATAAACAATTCGTTGGAGTCGTGGTAATGGTATGCGGCATGAGCCAATACCGTTGCACCTGTCTGGCCTAAGCGTAATTGCCCTTCCATCTGCACAGCCAAGCGTGTGGGGGCACTTAGGTTGTCGTCATCCCACAAAGCCACATAATCTCCACGCGCAACAGCTAAACCCTGTAACAAGCCATCCAGAGCTTGTCTTGTGTGGGGCCTGAGTATGACCTTGATGTTCTGGTTGGCACACTGAGGATTATTAGTGACAAACGCTTGGATGCGTAATGCGTGCTTGGGGTCGTGCGTGATAATAATCAATTCTTTGTGCAAATAAGTTTGAGCACAGTAATTGAAAATGGCGCGCTGAAGATGTGGAAAGCGAACTGGTAACGTCGGACAAATACATGACACCAATGTCATAAGTCTACCCCAATAGAATTGTCGGCAATTGATTGAATCAAATCTAATTCAGTTTTATTGGTTACGTTTAACGTTTCTATTAACTGAACAGGTACACGCATCCTTTTATCCATCAGTTGTGTGCAAAACGTATTTTCCGAGAAATCAAAAGAGGAATCAAAGGCAAGTACGTTTTCTAACCAATATCCCGAACGCGTCAAACGTACGGCACCACTATGAAAATCGCTGTAACCATCAAACTCTCTTACAAGTAACGACACTTTCCCATTACGCGCCACTATGTTGTGTATGCAATGCTCGAGGGAATTGGCCGTTAGGAAAGGCGTGACAGGTTTCCACACAAGGTATTTTTCATAGGCAGTCGCTACATTGATTGCGCCACACGCTTCATAGAAACTCATGTTGGCAGGAATAATGTCAATCAGAAATTGATGTTGTGGGAAAATCTTTTCGATTAAGCGCTTATTCAATTTGTCATGGATTGCAGAACTTGTCACGATTGCCACATTGTTGCTTATGTTGCGTACGTGAGCAAAGGCTGATGCCATACGAGCTAAAGCCGTAGATGCCACAGACGGGAATAAATCACGCTGGTAGTCTAAGGAATCAAGATAAAGAACAGATGTGGCACGCATTAAAATAGGTCTCTTGCTTGAATATCCCGGCGAACGTCTTCAGGAAGCTCTGCCAGTATTTTGTTTAATTGAAACACACGGTCAGTAATTGTTTTGTTGGGTAAACGAAATACCGTGGGATAATGCCGAGAAGGTGGTAACTCAAGAAATGCCAATACTTCAGTCAACACGTTATCAAAGTTAAAGTACAAATCGTGATAATTGATTTTGCACATATCTCCACTTACTTGATTTATTCTGTCCCGTGTTGCCATGTGTTCACGTACGAAATCCGTCACTTCTTCAACGTCTAACCAAATACGAGGAGGTATGGCAGTTTTTAATTTCCTTGTGCGTTGACAATACACGTTTGTTTTTTCAGCTTGTTTCTTGGATACGTAACACATGAGGGGATTACGTTCGACATGAATTACGCAAAAATCACCTTCGTTGGTTGACTCCTTGAGTAAATCAAAAAGATCATGCTTGCGCAGTTCGTCGTACGTTATGCGAATGCCGATTGTTTTTTCACCGCGCACTGGTCGATCAAATATGCGGTTTTTTAAAAAGTAATGCGCGCTATTCTCTTCGGGATCGAAAGGCATGCCTCGATGTTCAAAATAAGAACGGTATGCCTTGGCGCGGGTCGCAGTGTCAACATTCAATAAGTGCATATGCGTTGCTAAAGACGGGACCAAGGCTAACGCAGTATGCAACGGAAACGTACCTGCCCGAACATCGCCCACAAGAACGAAGTTCAGGCATTGAATTTTTTCAATCAAACCATGGCTAATTTTTGGTTCAGCCGGCACAGGTTGTCTCACGTGGGAACCGGCACCACATTGGATGCTGACGGGGTTAATTCGTCGCTAGGTATTTTATACCCGAAACTAACTAGAATTTCTTTTAAGCGTTGCACCATGGCAGCACTTGGTAAAGAAATTGAATTACTTTCGTGTTTGCCATGCATGAATATCTCCGGCCTCGTAATGTTGAGTCCGTGATGAACCGCAACCATGTACATACAGTAAGGGAACGCAACGTTATTAACCAGTACCGTCTTGTCTACCCAATACTTACGATAGAAGTTTTCATCTTCAAGCGTATCTGTGGAATATCGTTGGTCTGTCTTTGGGAAAATCAACGTACTGGGGTGGCCGTATGACGTACGCAAAAAGGCAGTTGGCATGAAAGGCATATTGTCTTGATTTGACCTTAGACGCAACAGTACTTGAGTAGACAACATGATAGCTTTGCCGGGCTCAGCAAAACCCATCTGATATGCCAACAAATGTGGATCTCGGTAATCATCGTCATCCCATTGCGCAATCCACGCCTTGGTCGCTCTATCGATTCCAATGTTGCGCATTGCTCCCACAGACAAATCTGTTTGCTTTACCGAAATCTCGTGCAGTGATGGATGTTCCGAATCAAGCAACGCAGTACCCGTAGCATTAACAATCACCAATTCCTTGTCAGGGTAGCGTTGTTGCAAGAACCTATTAATACACGCTCTAGCCATGGTGCGGCGTCGTGGATCAGCGACAGGCATGATGCAAGAAACACCGTAGCTGGACGCAGGTGTCGCAGCTACGGTTGTTGGCGCAAAGTTAGAACTAGGAGGTACAGGCAAACCTTTAGACAAAGCTTCTAATTGCTCTCTTGTTGCATTGGGAAACATGTCAAACATGCTAAGAGTCGCTTTACTCGAAACAATCTGCCCGGCCATAAAACCTCCTAATTTTAAAAGCTACGTCAAATTAAACAAAAGCAGGCGAGTCCTTGTCAATGTATGTTGCATTGAGTTCAGGAGACTGTGGGTACTGCCAGCTAGGCAACCGTTCACGAATGCCTTTGTACAGTTCGTAATAGGTGCCTGTGAAGTTGGCATTCAACACATCAAGCGCCGCACGCGAAAATGCGCCATTGGGTCTACCGTTGAAACGGGCGTCACATGAATACTCAGCATCACCACACCCAGAAATGTGGACAAAACCTTTAACAGGTTGATCCCCCAAAGATGTAGGAGAAAACCGTTGCGCAATCCGAGCGTTGTTTAAATCTTTTTGATCTGTAAAGATATTGGCCGGAGGTATGTATCGAATGTGGGATGTATATGGCTCTGTACCTTGTTGTTCTCCAGCAAACCTGAACACGGTACCCGAATGACAAGAGTCTGTGATAAATACAAGCTGCGCTCCGGGTTTGATTTCAACCCAGCATTCAGCCAGTTCGTCATCTACAAGCAAACAATCAGCAGACATGTCATACGGACAGAGACATTCATCACGGCCATCTACTTCGTCTCCCTGCATGTCAGGAATCCATGTGCCGTGGCCTGCGAAGAAAACGACGCCCTTATCTCCCGGCTGTAATGACTGCACCAACGTACGAATACCTGTGTATATTGCAGCCTTCGTAGCCGCTGAATCTAATAGTGTGGCGGTTGCGTAACCACGTATCGTTAGAAACTTAGCCCAATCCAATGCATCATTAACACAACCGGCTAGTGGCGCGGATGGATAAGTATTGATACCAATGCACAATGCTTTTTTCATGGAAACACTCCTTAGTTATGCACAAACAAGGTAGCGTCCAATTTTCGAGCACGTTTTGCAGACGCAACCAGTGCTTCAATGTAAACTCCATCACCTGAAAACGAGAAATCTGTCCACGGTACTTTAGCAATTAAATCTCGGGATGCCATGAAACAACCCAGATCAATACGGCCTTTTTTAGGAGTCGTCAAGAACGGTTGCCAGAGTCTGTGACTGTGTACCATGTCGCAGTACATGAAATCACTTTTGGTACCTATGGCTTCAGCAAGCATCCATTCAAGAAACACAGGCATGTAGTAATTGTCGTCGTTAGTAAAAACGATGTACTCGGGTTGTTGCACAGTACTAGGTGAACCCTTGTACGTGAACGGAGCTAAAGCTTGTTCTCTTCTATGAGGATGCCCGTGTTGCTTAGTGCGAGTAGGCGTGCAAATAAAATCAATGCGCGGATCAAGGGTAATGTGGTTGGCAGGCAACGCACTATCCACAGGGCCGTCATGCACGATCTTGACCGACCAGTTGGGATAAGTCTGAGCCACAATGGAAGACAGAAGACATGTCAGTGCATCTTGTCGCCTTGAATCATCGTTGAGATACGAAGCGACAACAATTCCAACGGTAGGACCATCGTTTAGTTTGGTCTTCCAATAACGCATATGTCATCCCTGCCCCTAAAACGTGTGGCAATCTTTAAGCAGGATAGACAGTAACGACCTGTATGTCCAAATCATTTTTAGGAATATGGTCTATTGGCATTAACGGCAATCCAACGTATTTTCCTTCGCGGTTAATTTGTTCAACCAGCGGACGGCACCCAAAGTCCGTACGGTTAACGTAATAATCGTCCATCAAAAATGTATTTTCGGTCGCAATCAAATGTTCCAGATTTTTAAAATCTGACGCAATGGTTTCAAGGCTGTGGCCGCCATCGATGAAAATAAAGTTTGGTTTGATTGCGGTAGGATCTTCTTTCCACGCCTTAAGCGTTTCCTGCGTGTTGCCTTTAAATAGCTGTGCTCCTTTAAAACGCCCACCGTATTTTTTGCCAAGTGTAGTTGCAAATACACGTTGCACTTCATCTGTAGACAAAGGCAATGTGCTCTTTGAAAATTCGGCTTTTGACATGTCAGGTGTCATATCTTCAAACAAATCAAACCCAATATATGTTGCAGTCCTGTTTGGTCCGTAACTTAGAAAATAATCCAACAAATTTGCGGCACGAACACCGTTAAACGTACCGACTTCCAAATACACAAAGTTAGTTGTACGCGCAGCCAAATCATCAAGCTTGCGCAACAAGTTTACATAACGACCGGCAAACATGGGGAACTCCTATATGTGTTTATTCACTCTTATTCGACGCAGTTCTAAGATAAGTACTTGTATCTTCGGGAGGCGGTAACCACGGTAAATTGAATTCAGTAAGAAGTCGTTTGTAATCTTCCTCGCCGTGTACTGCACCGATAAATGGACTCAGCGTAAATGTATTAATGCCACCTTGCCGCAAAATATTACGTATTTTGGCTGTACCCTGCCTGTACTCTTTGTAAACATCTTTGGGCGCTAATCCGTGAAACTTAACATGCTGATCGTGTCCGTGGTGTTCGCCTGCAAGATCTGTCATGTCTACACCAACTAGAAAAATGTTCTTGGCACCCATCAACATTGCCATATGCATAGCTGTCTGTTGCACGCCGTACTCGATAAATAATGTATGTTCTTTAGGCGTGTAAAACAAATTGTAATTTTTTTGCTCTGTGACAAAAACGTAATACTCAGGGTCGTCGTATTTTAAATGACTCATCGGTGCTTTTTTCTTAACAATCCATTGTGTGTGATTACGCGTGCGTGTCTTGTTGTACAGCTTAAGCAATTCTGGATGCACCGTAATGCTGTATGTCAAAGTCCTGTAACGCCACGCCTGATTTAATCCAATTGTGATCTTGCCGTCTAAAATTTCTAAAGGAAATACGCGCATGCTGGGACCCGTGCCCACAATGTAAATGTCTTGTCCTTCGTGCTTGTTGTACAATTCAGCAATCTGCATAATTAAAAGATTCCTAACTTGCGACCGTGCCTGCCTTTGTCGTGCGTGATGTAACCACGCAGCGCACTGTTTTCGACAACATCTGCGTTGCCGGTAACAGCTTCGGCAAGATCCACAGCACTGACACCGGGATGTAACAAAACTTTCTGTAGTTGCATGCTGTCATCCCAACGATCTTCTTCCCTAAACGCACCAGACGTGTAACGTGCAATTAACTGTTCCAGCAAGTCAGCACCGTTACCTTCAAGATTAAAGCCAAAGACACCCGTTTCCATGACAGGTCGTTTGTTCTTTAGGTAGAAGGCGTCGGTACCATTAAACCAATTATCAATGACGTTATCGGATACGCTTGATGTAAACACGCAATCGGCATCAATCCATATGATGCTGGAATAAGCGGTATGCGTTTTATGCCGTTCTAAGGCTGCGCGTAATGCCACGATCTTACGAAACCAGCGTGCCGCATTGTAGTTAAACCATGCAGCGGGACACTTAGGTTTGTGGCTCTTACTGTTGGCAGTGTAAGGACCTCCCGCACACTCACAAGCATTAGTTGATTGACCGCCGAACTTTACAGGAATGATGTCTGCGTTCTTGGTCTGCCATTCTTTAAAGAAACTGTCACTCAGAACGTTGTGGTATTGAAAGAGCGTAGACAACGGTAACTGCTGGTAATTGACGTGCTCTAATCCCAGCAAAAATTGGAATGTGTTTTCGTTCTGCAAATAAGATTGCACCAACGGGATACCACTCTGATGCAATATCCGGTCAGAGAAAGAAGTAACCCACAGCGGTTTAAGTCCAGCCATGATTACAATCCTTTGATGTGCTCAAGATAAATAGGATGCAGCCCATTAGTGTTGCGCCAGTCTTCCTTAACGTTGAACTTGGCAACAGCATCCTTAACCTCGGCCTCTGTAATAATTGCGTTACGGTAGGCATGCTTAAATTCTTCTATCCACAAATACGCTAAAGGATGATCTGGTTTGTACCAAGGCTGCTCTGGCTCCTTGGTGTAATGCAACAATGCTGTGGTGTTGGGATTGTAAATGTTTAAATGATTCCATTCGATTGGCAAGATTCCCGGAGCTGGTTGCATCCACTTGGCGTGCATAAAATCGGCATATGCTTGTTTGGTTGAATTCTTCTTCAGCCAATCAAACATGTAACGGCGGCTCCACTCAAAATAATTCTTGGCCTTAAGACAATCAATCACCATGACAGATGACTGTGGCCATGGCTTAGGATTGAACTTGTCTGGTTGATATGTCATAGCTGCTGAGGTCTTATCCCTCATGGCCTCAATGCCCATCTGCAACAAGCCTGCAATGTCTTTGAAAACAATCTGATCAGCATCCAGATAGATAGCGTGCCCTTGCCAGTTACACGCTTCGGGGATCATCCAACGGCGTAACGAGAAACCTGTACCGACTTGAATACCTTCCGTTGCGTATTCCCATTCAGCGCCAATCATAGGTGTGAATGTGACAATCGATGTTGTACGGCGCTGAATGGAATGCTGGAGAACTTTGCGCGCTATCTCAGTCTTAGGTTCGGTGCCGATAAACACCTTGATATCTGACATGCGCATTCTCCGTGGTTAAAGCGCATTTTACAATTTAACTATGCGAACGCCAGATGACTTTACGGTTTTTTCAAACTCATCAAATTGAATATCGAACGAACTGCGACCGTTAGATAAGCGGTCTTTGGTGTCGAATGCTGGGTTGTAACGCGTGCCGCCATCAACGCCTAATGTGTAAATCTCTTCTGTGTGCCCTGCGGCTACCAACAGATTGATTGCAGCTACGGCACTGAAATACCTAACTCTTATTACTGGGTAATCAGGATTAGGTTTCAAAGAACTGGTGGTGCTGTTGAATGTGTACACGTTACCTGCGTCTGCGTATTCTTTCCAATAAGCACTTGTAGAAAATAAAACATCGAGAGAATCTTTACCCGACTTGGAGTTCTGGTGGGGTCTCCATGGCAATATGACTTTAATGTTTTTTGCTTTGAGTTCGTCGAAACATTCCGCAAAGGCTTCACGGTCAATGAACAAAGCAGCAGAAGGTGTCGTCAGCCTAAACGCATGATTAAGCGTCAGGATGTTAACAATATCAGTGCTGAAGTTTTTGACTTTATCCGATGTTGGACCTTTGCCGACAACTAGCCAACTTTTAGACGTGTCTTTAAGCAAATCAAGCGCGTTAAGAAACATTAGATTTTTTCGGTGTAATACCGCCCTCGTCCGCACGAACAATGTCTGAAGGGTCAAGACTCACCCAATAGGTCTCAATCAATTCCACGTCCGTGATCGCTTCAAAACGGTGCTCGACGTTGGCATGCACTGAGAACCTGTCACCGGCATTAAGGGTAACAGTGTGTATCTCTTGGCCTGCGGCGTCATACACAATGACTTTAAGAAGGCCTTCGACAAGATAAAAGTCGTTGGCTTTGGCTTTGTGGTGGTGCCGGGAGCTATAGCCCCCGGCAGAAATTTGTGCGTGATGCACTTCAAAGTTGGCGTCAGAAAAAATACAGCGATTGGTTCCCCAGCGTTTTGACAACACTGGTACGGTACACGCTTTTAGGTTAGACGAAGACACGATAAGTCCTAGTTGTTAAACGCGGGGAGGTCCGACAAAATTATCAGGCGGTCCGACAAAATCAGGCGGTCCGACAAAGTCGGGATGTTCGGGATATTGCTTTGGATTAAAGTAAGGATTTTGCCCCGGCAAATTAAAGCCCATATGTTTACGCATAAGCGGATTTAGCAATCTTGCGAGGTGCGGATAAGCACCTGCGCCAAGACCAAGAGCGCCAAGGCCAGTCAATGTATTATTTCCTGTCAACAATCCAAGACCACCAGCAAGACCGCCACCAAGCATAGAGTAACGCTGCCATGCCGGCATTGTTTTAACGTCATATCCAAGCATACTAAACATTGGATTTGTAAATTGTTCTATGGCGTTGTGGGTGTCTCCAAAAAATCCGCGTATTGCACTATCACGTTCATTAACTACGTGGTCTTGTATTTTGTCGGCGCCCTCTTGTGCCTTACCGGCAACTTGACCCGCAACATTATTAGCACCAACACCCACTTGCTGTAACGCACCTGTAATTTTGCCGAAATTTGGAATTTCAGGAAATTTACCTTGCATTGCACCGCCTAGCGCATTGCCAACACCTTGAACGCCCCCGGTAGCTGCGCCGGTAATTGCATCTATTCCGCCTGTGACCGCTTTACCTATAGACGGCATATATGGTTTTATTGCGGATTTCATTTTTTGGCGCAATGCTTCTTGCTTGATTACATCCATAAAGCCGCCTACGCCTTTTTGTACATCTTCCCATGCTGGAAGTTTAGGAAATTGCGGAGGTGCTGCGGGTGGCTGCGGGTTAGCACCAGCCGGCGGGACAGCGGGTGGTGCGTTTGGTGGGGCAGCTGGTTGCTTTGGTTTAAACCGATCCAAGAAGCCGCCTACGCCTTTTTGTACATCTTCCCATGCTGGAAGTTTAGGAAATTGCGGAGGTGCTGCGGGTGGTTGTGGTGGCTGGTTGCGGGGCGACGTAGGAAGAGACGGAGGTAATTGCGGGCGCAAAGGATCGGGATTTAGCGCGTCGGCGAGCGGATCACTAGATCCGGCAAACTTTTCAAGGCCTGACAACAATTGTCCAAGCAATTGCGGATTGACAGCTCCACTTGTTTTAATAAGTGCTTGTGCAATTTGATCCAAATTCATACCCCGTGCCATACATGTATCAACAAACGTATCCGCTAAAGTCATGTCATAGCTTTGCTTTTTACGAAAACGATCTAACGATTGCATAGCTGCCATGCCAGTTGCATGATCTTCAGGACGCTGTGCGTAACTTAAACCATTAGATTCGCCCATGGCGCTGCGAGGAGGCTTAGTATTGTCTTGGCGGGAATACTTATATAGCGCAGCAAATTTACCAAACGATTGCGTTAAATCCATTGCAGCTTTACCTGTAGAAAACAAGTCTGCATGCAATTCTCTAGTAGGAGATCGGTCCTGTGAATTACGCGCCACGGCACCTTCCTCCAAAAGACTGTTTAGTGTGTTCTGCTGATAATTGTCTGAAGGTGTGCGCATCCGAGATTGCCGGCGAGGGTTTGCGGGAATCGGTGTCGGCATACCATTCTGTGCTTGCTTGACCGTTTCATCAGCTCCGGGAATTTGTGCAACTTGCTGCACACCACTAGCTGTGGCAGGCGTTGGAACTGGCGTCTTGAGCTGCGTGGCAGGATTGGTGTTTTGTTTACCTGCAAGTGCCGCAGCGTTTAAATTAGCGCCAAACATTGCAGACAACGGCTTAGGTTGCCTACTGCTAGCTCCAGTAGGCATAAACCCCGGCTGATTAAAAGACTGCGGTATCATCAGTTGCTCTCGTTTTTCTTTTTCTTAGAACCGGACATTGCGCGATACAAACCGTATCCGCCTAAACCACCTGCGGCAAGCAAAGCCAAAACACGAGGATCTTTAGCGTATTCAGCTAATCGACTAAGCATGGAAGGGGAAGGAACTGTGGGAGCGGACGAAGCTGCGGAAGAGGACGAATCTGCGGGCGCGGACGAAGCTGCGGGGGCGGGCGATGCTGCGGAAGCCGCCGGTGCTTCGTCGCGTCCTATTTGACGCAACGCTGGCGCAGTTGATTTTGACGAAGATGCTTCAAGACCACCAACAGGATCCAAACGCATATTATCTGACTGCAATGGAGGCATTTCGCCCTTATCTGCCCTCGCACGCTCTAATGCTGCTAAATTTCCTAAAAACTCACCGGTGGGTTTTACGTCTGAACGATCGGTTTCTGCGCATTTACGCATAACGGAATTCTTATCTTTAACAGAAACGTCGTTATATGATTGCGGCGTTTGCACTGCTACTTTGCGAGAATCATCAAGCGCAGATTTGCATAGTGTCAATGCAAACACACCACGCTCTTCGCCTGACAAATGCGGAAACGCCATCTTAATTGACTGCACCAAAGGGTAACCATTTGACAAGTTTGCTTGCAACGCTCTAAAGGCAGAACGTTTCGTCATCGGCAACGCAGCGGCTACCTTAGTAAGCAAAGAATCCATCATCAACAAAGAAGCTTGTTTGACTAAGTATCCGTGCAACTTGTTGGCCATGGCGCTCTTCTCCTCGTTGTCAGTATCTGGTTCAGATACCGGTTTAAGTTTAGGTAAATCCGGTGTGTACTTAGACTTTATCACAGGCGGTAGCTTAGGCGGTAATTTAGCTTTGCGTTTTTGCGGAAAAGACGCCAAAGCTTGTTTAAGTATGGGGTCCATCGTGTCTGAACACCTTGAATCTTCTACCTTTGTCGCAGTACGTTTGTCGTTGCGATTAGGTAAAAATATGTAAGGATCATATGTCCCCGGACGCCCAGAAGCTAATTTATTGTAAAACATCTATATGTCTCCACACAAACAATTTATTTGACGCCAAACTGCTTGGACAACGCATCAAGATATGTGCCACCTTGTCGGCTAAACGGATTGTCGTAAACATGGCGAAGAGGACTTTGTCTTGTATTTAAATCTGCGCGCACAGATTCGTGTTGTCCAAGACGAGATTGATTGTTGTACAACATTTCTTTACCCGCATCTAACTTGTCTGCAAACCAATTATTTATTGGATCTAAATATGTTTGAGGATGCGTTGCCTTATCCACACGCGCTTGCCGGTTAGCTGCAAATTGCATGGAAGGCAATACTCGCATGGCTTCTGTACCCAAGCCACCTATTGCGGCACCGCCTACTCCGCCGTAAATACCGCCACGCACTGCACCACTTAGTCCGCTACCAATACGACTCATAACGTCGTCATCGTCGTCATCAGAAGAAAACAACCCACTGATACCACCAATACCGGCACCAAGAAGTGCGCCTGCTCCACCTAAACCTACGGCATTTGCAAGCGCAGGATCCGCCGCAGCTGTCTTTACAGCCAATTCCTGAATTGTAATTGCACCACTTTTTTCTGCATGCTCAGGCAGTTTTTTAATGTCGGGCGTATGGTCAGCCCAACGCTTTGCCATTTCAGGGTGATTGGCAAACATCCAGCGTTGCTGTGCTTTTGATTTAAACGGCATGATTCAAACCTCGCATAAGCGTTTATGTCTTGTCTGCGCGTAAATTAACCGGGCGCAACACTTAGCAATTTATTGAGAGCAGCTTGTCTACCGTCATTAGTACCGCCGTAATATGCCGCAAGTCCGCCAAGCCCAGCTCCACCGAGAGTAGCCAACAATTTACTTACAGTAAGACCTTTCTTGGGATTAACACCCGATAAAGCTCGATGCAAATAATAACCAAGAGCTCCGCCGGCAGTTGCGCCTGTTGCGGTAATGCCAATGTTTTTAAGTTTATTTCTAGCCATCAATGCGCCTTGCGCTGGCGCAGCGTAATTACCCATTTGCTTACGTAAACCGCCACCGGCTGGACCTGAAATGCCGGCTGGTTCGACAATGTTGTGTTTTTTAAGAAAAGCAGAAGTCGTACCTGTGGACTCTGCCGCTGCATATTCGTCTAACAAGGCTTGCGTAGCTGCCGGATTTAATCCTTTACCGGCAGCCACATTTTCCAAATATGTTTCTGCACCCGTTTCATATTTTCGCACAGCTTCCTGCAATTTAGGCGGCAATTCTTTGTGATATTTGCGCAAAAATCTCATTTGCCGATCGTGAGGAATTAGGTCTGTGTCGATTTCATGCGGATCGACATAACTCGTTTCAGGCGTATCGAGTTCTTCCTGCAAAAAAGTTCGCCACGCTTTATCAAATTCGGGACGAGCGCCTTCAGCCATACCGCGCACATTTGGATGCGCTTGATGAAAATAAGCAGAAATAGGTCCTTTTCTAAAAGCGTCATAATGCGTACGCGATTCTAATCGCTGTAAAGGTGTTTTAACTACATATGACGGGGGAACGTTAGCTTTCGCCATAATCGCAGGACTGCTGCGCAACTGTGTCATGATTTCGCCAACTGGAATACCAAACGGTTTTAAGCTGGCTGCGGCCGATAACACATCGTGATAATGCGTAAAATCTGTATCGCCGGGAAGTCGTGCAGGTTTAGTAGCTGAGTCTAATTTTCTTTGTACAAAATCAGCTTGAGCATCTCCGGCAATACCGTAAGCAGCACCCAAACCAGCAGCACCAACACCCGCACCGGCGACACCCAAGGAAGGCAGCACATAATCAGTCCAACTATGCGTTTTCTTTTTGGCCTTTTTAGCCCCAGTCAACGCTTCAAGTTTTTCAGCGATTTTGTACATGCCGCCACTCCCGTTAAATGTAAGCATGTTTCAGTATAGTCACTTATTCGATGTCAAACAAAGAATCGATGTCACCGTTGGTTTCATCTAATTGTTCTGCGATTTCTTGCTTAGGATCAAAATCATCATCGTAATCTGACATGTTTTCAAACGCACTGTCTTTGCCATCCTGCGACGGTGCAAACACTCCGGCAACAAACTGCTGCAAGAATATTAAATTCTTGGCAAACTTTTCTTTAAACAACAACGACGCTTTTTCCAACAAGTTATACGCAAGATATGCAGAAGACAGGGATATGTTGTTTTGCTTGTGTATGTTGTCTATGCCCTTCTCGGAAACAATAGCCGTAATGTTGTCCAATGTGGCCTTGAGCGCCAACATGACAGATGCATCGGTCAGGGGCATCTTGTCGTCAGGATCCGAACGGGCACAGATAGTTTGAGTTTGCACAATAGCCGTAGTGTTGTCGTCGTAGCAAAATCCAACGCTCACTGTAACTGCTTTGATGCTTTTCTCAGGCTCGTCGTGCGTCGCCATTGTGTACACAGGCCATAACGTCAGAACAATATCTTGCCCCGAAGAAACATCAAGCATAGAACTTAATTGCTCATAAACTTCACGTGTAACTTCAGCTTCGTGGCATAACTGCTTAGCGTCAAATTCTTCAAAATGCTCAATAAGCCAAAACAGAAAAGCGGCCGGAGATGCCCGGTGCTTTTCTGTTTCTGTTGATTCGTTGTCTTCTGTTTCCCAAAATCGATCAAACAATACGCGTAAAAGATACGGAACGCCGGGGTCCATGAACGTGTCATCATCATCGTCAGAAGAGTCGTCGTATGGCACGGCTAACCTCAGAAAATGGCGTTAACGGACGTAGCACTCACACCGTTCTGCCCGGGTTGGGATCTTGCGACGCTGATCGAGACTGCTTCAGATGGTTGCATTGTACCTGAAATCGTATCTGTTGTCGTAGTGACGCGGACGTTGTTGCTTAGACACATACCAATGTTGCCAGTACCGTCAGGATAAAACAATTCGATGACGCGATGCTGATCCATGTAACTTTTAGCGAAAGCAATAAAAGCATCAAGGGTCTTTGCTGGAATTGTCGTGTCTGCGTCAAATGCCGTCTTAAGATGCGTCACGATGTCAGGTACAGATGCTGAATTTACGAACGCCGGAATCGTACTCATCACGCCCCCTAATCTTTAATATTCATGGCCACAAACACACCCAGAAAAAAGCATAACGTACACGACACCACATCAATAGAGTGTCTTATCAAATCGTGCAAATTTTGATTGAACTCGAAATGGCCAAACATCAATCAACACCCAAGAACGAAGCGATGTTGCTGGCGGCATTAGCGGCCGTAACACTACCAACGCGGGCAAGCTTGGATAGAGTTTCACGGGGTGGCTCCAGATCACCAATCAAGGTGTAACACTGGATACCTGAATCATCGTCACCCGTGTAGATGCCTCTGTGCAGCACAGTCGCAGGCTTCTCGGGATATCCACTACCTAACAGCTGATCTAATTGCTCAAATCCCGACATGAGGTAATCGTCAGAAAACGTTTGCTGTACTTCGGGACTGGTAGCGAAGACACAGACACCCTTCTTACCTCGCCGCAGATCACAGGCTGACAAGACATTGTTGGCCAGTTCATCTCTAATGACGCTGCGCACATCAGCAGGCGACGATACCTTCTTAGGATCAATGTATGCCGAACCCATGACAAGGATGCCTGAGTCGAGAAGCTGGAAGAACTCACTCTGATCAAACGTTACTAAGCCCTTACGGTTGGCTGCGTAGTAATTAAAGACGTTAAACAGTTCCGCTACTACAGAGTTAGCCTTGGGATAAAGATCAGCCATAGAAGACGAGTAAATGTTTTTGACGCGGGCATTGTCAATCACGATCAGAGGACTGACCTTAGCTGCCATCAATTCAGAAAATGCTTGAATGGCATTACGGCACGTCAATTGTCCTTCGCCCGGTTGTGGCAATGACACGATAGCGCCTACACGAGTATTTTCACCTGCGGTTTGTGCCATGTGCTTGCGCGCTAATGCTACGAGGCTGGAGCTCATGCCTCCACCTGTACCGCCACCAAGACCTGCGCAGATCAGAATGCAATCTAAAGGACCAGAACCCCATGCCCTAAACAACAAGTCCCTTACGTCTGCGTCTCGGCTAGCCAAAACTTGCTTGGCCAACTTCATATCCTTGGATGCTCCGCCCACGTCCAAAGACAGTTTGGGCATCTCAGCATCTAGGCCATCAAAGTCATTTACCGTTGTGTTGAGAACACCTACACGTCGATATCCCAAGGCCCAGAACGCTTGCGCAATACGACCACCCGCCTGACCACATCCCAACACGCCGATACGGGCCGCAACAGGATAAGACAACTCATCTTCAATTGGAGCTACTTGTTTAATAGCCTGCTTGGATTGCGCCACAGATGTTGTCAGCGCAATGTTGCCGGGACGAGACGGCATGGGAGGACCAGATGGCTTCAATTGTTCTGCTGCGTTCAAGGATTTAGAAAAATCCGACATACCTTACTCCATTGCGGGCTTGGGCTGTTGTTGTTTACGCCCGTACCTGTGTGGAGCTTGTGCGCCTCCACGACCTTCCATGATGTCCTTGTGCGCATCCTGAGATTCATTGGCCGGTACGGTTTTCGACATTATTGTAAGTTTAGCTGCCTTGATCAATTCCAATGCTGAAAAACGTCCAAGGTCAGCCGCCGTGACAATCTTGTCCCCGGATACTTTGTCAAGTAACGCCGATACGTTTCCAATCAAAGCTGATGGCGCTGACTTGCGCACGCGAGTTACACGATTGATTACGTCATCTACGTCGCGATCGGATTCGACGTCTTTGTTGAGATTGTATTTGGTCGTGCGGCGGCGTGGCATTGCACTTCTCCTCCACTAAGGAACAAGTAACTCGCACCATGCGTCGGCAAAAACCGTAGAATTTTCAATGGAGCGTGTTGCCATTGTCTCAAAAATCTGTTCTTGCGCAAACGCTAACGATGCGTATTTGACAAAGTTTGACGTGTCATTAATTGCGGAAGGCGCTTGCATCCAATTTGTTTTAATATCGCATGGCACCAAAACGCCTGTCTCGTCGGTTTTGATAATGTCGCTATAAGGCGGAATGTCCCACGCTAATACGGGACAACCACACGTAGTAGCCAATGTCGCAAATGCTCCAAAATTAGATTTACGTGACGGGAACCATACCCAATCGTGTGCATGAAAATGCGTTGCAAGTTCGTCTAATTTGGGCATTGGTTGCATAACGAACCGCGTCGGTAAATCTCGCAACATGCTCTTAAGGGTTTGCTTGTCTGTAGGTGCAAAGTTTTTAGTACACAACAATGTAAATTCTAGATTGGAGTGTAAGTTCAATAACTCATCAATCGCTGACAACATGAATCCCGCTGAATTGCTGATAGCATCTGAATCCGCTACCACACAAATTCGTCTGATGTTTTTGCGGACGTGTCCCGTTCGCTTTGTAATCGGCGATCTAACATCCCACGGCACTGTCAGTAACTTCTTAGTCCGCGTCTTACCATAAACACATTGTGTAAACGTTTTTTTAATTGAGGGTGTCGGCACAACGCAATAATCAAAAAAGGATCGTATTGTTTCTACGGATTCCAGTCGCGTGGATTGCCATAAAGGTACAAGGATTTGATTGCATTTTTTAGACACGGAGCGCCGATAATGTTGAGTCATTGTAATAAAATCATGATCGACACCCATGTGTACGATCGTTGTAGCTGACAGTATAGCCGGCAACACATTTACGCGAGATAACACGTGCGCATCCCAGAAAGATGATGCCACGCCAGATTTAGTACCCTGTGGTAAAATAAACACTTCTTGATTTGACATTTCCAAAGCAACTTGCGCCACACGCAACGCCGCATATGTGGTTTCATCTCGGCGATAGGGCGTGTAGATATAAATCATAGTCGCGTCCAATCGCCTTTGTTGTATCTCGGGCCGCGCGTGACAGACCTGTAATGAAACACGTAGCTCGATAAAGCTATGCCTGATTTTAAACCAAGCTTATGCCAACGCGATTGTAACTCATACTCTTGTAACGTCATAGCCGGGGTAGGGTTAGGCTGGCCTTTACTGTTAAAAGGGTTTACATCTCTAAAAGGTTGTTCAGGCGCATACATATTCTTTTCCCATGTGCTTGCCTTGGCCATCATGCAAAAACCGTTGATTGATGCCACTTTTACTTTGGTTGCTTGTTTGGCGAGTAATTCTAGTTGTACATCATCCATGTTTGTTGCGTCGGGACCCCGATATGTTTCAGCATAATGTTTAACGAATTGTTCGTCTTCTGTTCCGGGAGCATTGGTGACGGGACCCACTAATTGCACACGATCAGCGCGTAACGCCGACACCATGCCATTGTCGTAATTTTTAGGGAAAACAACGTCACTGTTAGTTACACAGATAAAAGAAAATCGGGTATCGCGCAATGCCGCCATGATTCCGGCATTCCACGTTTTAGTAAGACCCATGTTTTGGCGATTTACAATCAAACGCATGCGCGTCGGATACCGTTCCATAAGATTGCGCACAATCGTATTAGGTATGTGCACATCACGACTTATGGTTTCATGGAAGTCAGGACTGGCATCGTCTACTAGATAGACATGTGTCTCTACGTGAGCCGCAGCTTCGATCGCTGAAGTGATCGCAAGCGCGGCATACTCAAATTTTCCGTACGTGGGGACGATAACACATAGCCGATCCATAAGTTCGTCCCTTAGTTATTACCTGCGCCGGCCGAACAACCCACGGCGGTGTTGCGGTTGTGCTTGCTGCTGCGGTGGTGCATATCGTTGCTGGTACTGCGATGGCGGCAACGCTTGACCCTGAATGCGAGGAGGCTCTTCTACTGGCGGCGGTGCCGGTGGTGCTGCTCCAGCGGGCGGTTCACTTTCAGGAGATTCAAAACCGAACTGACGTTGTTTTTCTTTAAACGCGTTTTGCTGCGCTTCTTGCGCCTTCCTGCGCGCTTCTTGCGTTTGAGCCTGTAAAACTTGTTGCTCTACAGACAATTCGCCTTCAGGTGAAGATTCATAAGGATTGGCCGGCGGTGGCGGCGGTGGAAGAATACTGTCACTAAGGGGACTTGGTCTCCGAGTCTGGGATAGCGAAGGACGCTGGTCGCGGAAAAAGTCTTCGCCTCCACCCGGCACGCGTCGTGTTATATTTTCACCGTACCCCAAAGGTACGGCTCGATTTTGATTGTGTCGTTGATTTTGGTCTTCCGCTCTGTAGTCCCAACTACCGGCATCTTCACGCGTTGCATCAGGATTTGTCTCTTGCCCTTCCTCAGGTCTGTTAAAAAATACGTCGCCGTTAGCTGAACGAATTGCCGCTGTTGCGCGCGGATGTAACGTTTCGCCCATGAGCTCTCTCAATTTATCTTCTCGCTTAGATTGCGCACTTGAATCAGGTGGCGCAGGTTTTGGCGGTGTTCCAAAGAAAGGTGAATTTTTAGGTTGCTTTGGAATGGTATCTAGCGTGTTATTAATTTGTTGTTGCGCATCTGGATTAAAATCTTCTGCTGCGCTAATAGGTTCAGGCGCCGTAGGAAGCCGTGGCGGCTGCGTACGATCAGGCGCAGGTTCAGGTGAATTAAAATTTAAACTTCGGCGTATTTGGTCAGGATCTTTATATTCAGACGGATTATTTCCAACGTCTCTCCGTTGTTTTTGTTGCTCGGCATATGCTGCTGGTGGACTTTTTCTTGGGCCGTAATCCGGCGGCGTTGGCGCCGATTTTGCCTGTTCGGGCGGATACATATCTGCGTTAACACCCTGCCGAAGCGAAGCAATCTCTTCTGGTGTTTTACCTTCTAATAAATTTGGATCATTTGCATCATATGTTGGTTTTGGAGCAGGTGCTTCTGCTGCTGGAGCAGGTGCTTGTGGTGCTGGCGCAGGTGCTTTTGCTGCTGGCGCAGGTGCTTGTGCTTGTCCCGCCGGCGTGCGCGGAAGTAATCTAGGATGTGACGTTTGTTGCGTTGGCTGCGGGAGCGCACCAGCTAAGGCACTACCGGCAGCGCCACCAAGCCCCCCCGCAATGCCGCGCGAAGCTCCACCTGCTGGCGGTGAAGAACGTCTAAATGCTTCCGTTGTAGGCGGGACGTAATCTGTACCGGGCATTGGCGGAACAGTGCCTTCCTCGTACGGCATTAAAAATGGTTGAAGCTGTTGTCTGCGCGTTTCTGCGGCTTGCATGTGGAATTGATTGACAGGATTATTCATATCAATCGGATGCGTATACCGAGGTTTGCCGCCAAAATTTGAAAATTCAACCTGTTGTTGCCCGCCCGGATAAACCATTGGTTGGCCATTATACGTTTGTGGTTGTCGTTGTTGCTGTTGTTGCGGTACTTGCGCTGAAATTTGCTGTTGTCCTGTTTGGGCTAGTTCGGGGTGCCGTCTTAGCAACTCGGCCGATGGCTGCTGAGGTGCAGCTCCGGGCTGTGGTTGCGGCTGTGGAGCTTGTGCTCTGGCAGCACTTTCTCGAATTTTATTTGTAAATTGGTCTATAGCGTTATTAGTGCCGGCGCCTATTTGCCCCAACGCATCAGTAATTGGATTCTGGAATCCCCCCTGTCCGGGCTGTGGTTTTGGTGTCGGAGGCGGCGGTGGTGGTGTGTTGCCCGGAGTGTTAGACGGCGAATTGCCAATTTGACCACGGCGTTTTTGCGCGTCTGCTGCTGCTTGTTCGGCAGATGGGCCGGGTGGAGGCGGAGGAAAACCGCCAAGTTCAGAACGCCGTTTTTGTGCTCCCGACGGATCTGATGGCGGCTTTGGGCCAAAACCGCCAAGCCCACCGTTAGCTGCTTGCTTTACAGCCGTAATCGCACCCAAATCAGCTGCGGTCTTTGCAACCGCAACCTGCCGACGCGCAATTTCGGCGCCAAGATCATAAGCAGTTATAATTTTCAAGGTAAGACTCCTAACCTGTTGGTTGCGCACCACCCGCCTGTCCCATAGCCGCACTATTGGCCGCTTGCGTCTTTGTGTCGCGTCGCTTCTGCGCCATTCTTTCCTTAACCAAAGCATGCATGGTCGGATTCGCTTGCTTCAACTTGCGTAGGTCGGAATCCTTAACAGACTCCGGTTGTCCCAGCATTTGATCCGCCAGACTGTCAGCCGCCGCCATCATGTCTTGAGGCGTCTGCTGCGTATTCTGCCCCATACTCTGAATATACTGCGTAACCGGACTTTGCTGTTGTCCCATGGCGTTGGGATCTTGTCCACCTTGAGGAGCACCGCCACCCTGAGGAGGAGCGCCACCGCCTTGAGGTTGATTAGGATCGCCTGCCTGACCCTTAGCAATCTGCTGCGCAAATCCGTGTTGCTGCATTTCTTCTTGCATACGGGACTGAATCTCTGTCTGGAATCGCGACTCCTCTCCAAGTTGCTTCTGTTCCTGTCTCCAATCATAACCCATATCGCGCAGAACCGTAGTGCCAGACAACTGTTGTGACATCATCATCTGCGCAGCCATCATTTGCTTCTCAAGATTGTCAGCAATAGTGATGCGCTTAAGGGATGTCTTGACGGTCTCCCACGACTTAATGCGACTGATCTCTGTCGTCAACCAACGCAAGAATCTATTGGCGTCATTTACCAAAGGATGATGCGTGGCTTCAAACAAACGCAAAGCTACAGGCGCCGTTTGAAGTTGCAAGCTTCCATTATAAAGTTCAACGGGGGTGCCGCAATCATTCAACAGCCGTTCGTAACCCTGAGCAATTAATTCCGTTGGTGCTAATTGCTTGGCGTCGGCACCAAACATTTGGAAATTAACGGGAAACGGAAATACTTGAATCGAGGCTGGATCTCTGCGCCTACGTCTAATCATCTGCAAAGCTTGATTGCGGAAATCACCACCGTCATATGTCATTAACGGATCTATAGCTCCGCCTGACGGACCACCTGCACCCTGTCGTGGTTGAGGTGTAATAATCCTAAATGGAATCACGTAATCAAGAGCAATGGCTTCGTTAAAACGGTGAAGGACCTGCACGTACCAAATCTGTCTGAAGTTAGACAACAACCGAGGAATGCCCCAACCTCGGTTAATCATGCCTGACAAGGTTGGTTCTTTCATGTGGAAAATAGCGTCAGGATTAAATCTAAAAACCTGATTTAATTGCACGGCCTTTAGAACTTCCTGATCCACACGCTCTAAGTGAAACAAAGAACCTTGTCGAATTTGTCTGCGGTAATCTTCAGGAATACGCCAGATGTAATGCAAGTCTTCCGTGTACAGGTCATGCAGCAATTCGATTTCATGCACGTTCCAATGCTTGACGCGAATCTTGTTCTCGTCTTTCTCGTCCTTGATTTTCCAAGGCCCCGTATATGTTTCTTTACCCTTCTTGGCACATACAGGACATGTGGCAACAAAATTAGGCATCTGCCAACTAAAATTAAATACTTTGTTTTCGTAAATTTCTTTGAGAGGTGCCTGATATCCACACTTAGGGCAACTAAGAAAACGTTTGAAAGGTACAACGATACTGCAAAAACCATTACCGTAACACATGCGATTACGGAGAGCTGTTTGAATCTCACCAATGATGTTCAAATCATCTCGTAAGTATTCTTCCCACTTTTCGCGCTCATCGTCAGAGGCATCTTCAATAACAACGTCAGTAAGGAAGTAACTAATGATGCGTTCCATGGCCATACGGTAGGTGCCATGGTAATTCCAAATAAACTCACACCAATACAGCGCCGATCTAATGTTTTGGGGAATGGAGAGACTGGCTACGTCCATGAACGGATCGGGAAACTCGGCACCTCCGCCAAGTCCCGAGAAACGTGTAAATTGGCCGCGCATCAACGCCGAAGTCATGACGCCATTCCTTGTAAGTGCTTATTGCTTATTTGCGGCGAAAGGCATCCGCAGCTTCATCTGACAGACGTGAGGCGATATGCCGATCATGAATATCTTCGGCCTGTTTTTCAGTAGAACAGGCGCCAGTGCATTTACCCGAGCAACCCTTTTCGACCGGGCTGTCGGGTGTCTGTTCTGTAATAATACCGCGTTTTTCAATCATGACAAACTCCGTTAGCCGTTGTCTTCCTCTGAATCATCTTTATCTACTGTAACAAGGATGACGCAGTCAAACACACCAAACGCAAACTTAAGGCCAAAATACTTGGTGTCGTAGATCTTATCTTTCTCTTTAAGCTTATTGGGCTTAGGCGCTGGTACAACGACTTTAAGAGGTAAACCTTCAGGATGAGTTTCAGAGCTGTAAGGAGGACAGAACTGTTGGCCGTCAGCATAACGTGTGTCATAGACAAGGACCACACAACCGTCACCCGTAAAAATACCATGAAACCAAGTAGACATAGAACCAAAACCGGGCAATTCAATAAACACTTGCGTTTTGGCTTTTTGAGGCGTTGGTCCAACAACAAAGGGAATTTCCAACGCTTCGTAACCCATACTGGCACTTACGTCTGGTGCGGCTTCTGACATGACAGGCTCCTCAGGTTTAACGGTCTTCGTAACAGGGGCAGGCGTAGGTTCATTGCGAGTCAGATTTGTGTGCATCATAGACGTCAGTTGAGATACCTGAGCCATGAGTTGCGCAATGATAAGTTGATTGGGGTCTTGTTTGGCGCCAAGAGGAGGAAGGACAGGTTCTTCCGCAGGCGCAGCCGAAGCTACAGTTCTTTGAGTAACGATAGGGTTTGAGGGGATAGCATAAGATTGCATAGGCGTGCCTTCCATGTCAGCACGTGGAACAACGTAACTGCCGGGCATCAAAGGATTAGAACGAAGGGGTTCCATAGCTTTCTTTTCCGGTAATTTTTGAGCTGTGCTTAATTCAGAATAAATCTTAAACGGGTCTTCACTGCCGTGTTTGGCGTAAATCTTTTCGTAGTTTTTTTTATCTATGTTGGCCAAGTCAACAACAATGTTGCCGCCTTTTTCATCAGGATCAATACACACAACGTCAGGAACGTTGTGGTCAAAGCCTTTACTGCGTCCGTCATTTTTGCCATATGAGCCGGGAATAACAGCATAATCACCCGTAACACCACCACCCAACAAATACCTTTGTCTTTCGTCGGGCTGATGGTAATGCGCGTCGTCTGGCGTGAAGCGTTTAGTACCTTCGGGTAATACCATCGGATTGGACATGGCCACCTCGTGGAAATAGGGGTTTGTGCAAGTGTAGGAAAGGAAAGGATTAGTTACAAGTTCGATTAACAAAAGTCTCTGATAGCTAAAAAAAAAGACCAAGCCACCCGGGAACGCCCCGGACAGCTTGGTCAAAATTTACTTGGACGCCGTTACGGCGTCCAAAGTGCGAAGGACGAGCTTTGAATATTGCCCAAACCTGTTCCGCCATACCACTTCACCGGGGCCAAAGGCCCCAAGAGCGGTGTTGAAAATTTCCGTGGCGCGAGCCGCCTCTTCGGAGTCGGCCGTAGCCAACTCCGCAATACCCAACCCCGTCACCATTTTCGTTAGCCTGTCTGCGGCTACTACGGACGTTACGAATTCAGTTTGCATCGTGCATCCTCCACTAAACAACGGCTTACGCCGGCACAGCTAAACCGCTGTACATGTTATATGACGCAATTTTGCCTTGAATTTAGGCAGGTTTGAAAGGTAGCCAATCGTCTGTATTAGAGTTCCAGCGCAGTGCTTCTTTGGTGGCAGTTAACACGTGATTGACCGTACAGTAATTAACGGCACCGCATTTACATGACTTTGAAAAACAGTCATAAGTATTTTCATGCTCCTTACAGTCAGGAGCAATAACAACTTTCATACAAACGGTACAACGGATAACCACGGTATATTCCTCGTGTCCGCACATTCTAAGCTCGACAATAATTTCTGCAATAGTTAAAAAAAAGACCACGCCCAGCCCTAAGGCCAGACGTGGTCTCTGCATTACGCCAACATGTCTGGCGGGAACGCCAAACTAATTTTTAGCCCGTGTGGGTATTCCACCCACTCTTTGCTGTCCCACCTTTCTCCGGTGGACAACGGAGTTAGGACGAAGGCTTGCGCCTCCTCCAAGTAGTTATCCACCTGCCCCTCTCCGAGCAAGTGTGTAACCTCGTAGGCTACGCTACCATCCGACATCGCTGTCGGAATTGGGGACTTGATGTCCCGGAGCGCCGCAAAGGCGCCCATGAAAGGATTAAGCAAGACCGAGTCCTGCTGCAAAATCAGATCGATCTTGCGCAATTGGCCGCGCACAACAAGGGCCATGTCGGCCCATGACCTGCGCCCAGCGGCGCAAGCCGCCGTGGTCATCGCCACGTCCACCGCCACGGCAGCGGTGAACGACGCAGCGTCGTCCGCCGCGCACTGCGCGGCTGGCATCCCCCTCAAAGGGAAAACGCTTTCGGTGGCATTGATGCCACCAACAACACCTGCCCCGAAGGGCAAGATCCGCGCCACGGTGGCGCTGGGAGTGCAATCTCCCAACGCCCCGTCAAGGTAATTAGGCGGTACGTCCTGTACCACCAGCCATTCACCGGACAGTACAAAATGCCGGTCTTCGATGACCGTCACCTCCTTTGCCAGCAAGGCAACTCCCACGTTGCCTCTGAACTTTGTGGCGACACCTACTCGGTTTTTCGGCATCGTGGCATTGTGCCACTTTGCGAGCGCAATGGTGTTGTCGATATTGCTAGCAGTAGTCATGAGAAACCTCCACGCAATAACTGACACGCTATCCGAAATGGATAGCGCGACGCATTGCAGATAATATGACGCGTTTAGGGTCTGTTATTTAGTCGTCGTAATCGTCGTCATTACGCGGTATTGGCGCCTGTCTGACTTGTTTCTTTTTGTCTTCTTTGAACGTGACACTCGTTATCATTTCGACTGGACCAAAATAATAGTCTGCCTGCATCTTGACCACAGGCAATAATGTCTCAGTATCGACTTCTGTAACCGCACCATCTTTTACCGCAGGAACTGTCAATGCCGTTGCACCGTCAGGCAGATACACATACCTCTGCGGCCCCTTAGTGACAGGCAGAGGTACGCCATAAAAAGGAAATACATAAACGTCTTTACCTTCTGCCGAACTTAAATACTTGGCCAAGGCTACAGACGTGCGTACGTTCTTAATCTTAGGAGCCTCGCCGTCTGCGCATTCGACAATCCAATAACCTATCGACGTGAAATTAGGAACGACGTCACCCACAGGCATTTCGGCTGCAACTTTTTCTTGAATGACGGTTCGTGTAAATTCGCTTAATTTGGCAAAGCTGTTTTTAAATAACTGTGCGTCATCACATACAACTGTTTTATGCATAGCCAATTCACGCGATACAGGACTACGCCGTGTTTCTTCTACCGTCTCTTTGCCGACGGGACTTAATTTGTCAAACCATGTGTTCCACGCAGCCAGTGCCATTACACACCATTCTTCGTATTAGCAATTTCAACCAGAGGATTCTTACCCGCCGCAAACGCATCAAAAAACGTTTGCATTTCTTTCTCAGGCGGCAATTTTATGGGATAGGGAATCAGCTCGTCTGGCTTAAAACAAATCGTGCTGTTGTTGGAAATGATCCCTATTGCTTTGATGGGTATGACATTGGATACGAGCATATGCAAATCAGACGCTAATGGATCGGCAATGTTAAATGTCTGTATCGCAAACTTGGCTGCAAGCTTACGCGCCAAACTAAACATTGTGATGCCACAGATGTGATCTTCAAGCGCAGGCCATTGTTCTTTCTGTATGGCAAACAATGTGTGATTCCACGAAGAATCGCCGTCGGTTTTAACTAGATTCTTAAAGATCGACGAAAAGAATTTATGCTTATAGATTTTTAAAGGCGCAGTCATGTCTTTCTGCAAATCAACAAAATGTCCATCAACAAAAGCACCGTGCAAGTTAGCCAACGCCGGCGTGAAAAATACAAAGTCGGCTAACATCTCGTAGAGAGATTTAGATAACCCCAAAGGCAAAGGCACTTTCGGAAACTGTTCAGCGAAATCGTGTGCCTTACCTAAGCTCACGATTTCTTTCGTGGGATTATTTGCACGGGCTTGTTGTTGACGTGACATAATATTAGTCGTTCAAAAAGCCAAGTTGCGCAGCTAGTTCCGTAATTAACCAGCTATCCTGTTGTACATTAACGTGCGGCCGTGTCCAACTGGAAACATCCCATTTCTTGGTTGCGTCGTTCGTTTCCCATGGCTTGCGCAATTTCAAGACAATAGGCCACGACAACGAAAACTCAGAAGGCATCACCGCTTCGGTAATATCTCTGTGGTTAGCATTATTATACCAAAGTCGCAATGGCACTTGCACTTTGCTGTCAGGTAACGTGCAGTCCAAACCAAGCATCTTTAAAAACAGCCGCGTGTCAAACCCAATAAACACAACGTTGGAATTTGCCGTGTCTAAGATGTCGCCGACGAACGCATCAGGGTTATTACGTAAGATCCACGAGGCTGCGGCTTCGGCAACTGTCAGACCATCCGCAGCGTCACGGTCTTTGCTGGACCATTTACCCACAAGCTGTTTCTGCAAATCTACAAGCATCACTTCATCGAACGTACCCGTATAAGGTTGGTTAGCTGCATCGGCCTCGAAACTGTCCTTACGTTCTTTAATGTACTTGGAGATCTTGTCGGCGTCCTTGTAGTTAGACGGCGCCTTAAAGTCCGGGGTCATCGAAGCAATATTGTCAGGATCCACAAGTTTAGTTGTAAACGACACAATAATTCTTGTAGTCTTGCTGCTCATATACGTTCCTTAAGTAATGTTGCCGTTTTCGTCTACCCGGCGCAACTGGCTGAATACGCGCAGTTGCTCATACTCGGGTCCTGTAATATCTGAATCCGTCGTCGGCACCGCTCCAAGCAATGCCGCACCTAACTGTTGACACATACGCCAAATAACCTTGTGCGCGTTACCAGCCGTAGCGCCGACAGGTTGACCCACGAATAACTCAGGGTGGGCCAACGCCAAATCATCAACAATAACCAAGTCAGGCGGTACATCCATTTGTTTGAGAATGGATATAGACGTGAACTTGCCAAAGGTGCTGGGATTCTTAGCGACATCTTTCCACTGTTCAGCAGAAAACGAACAGTACACGGCAGACTGCTTATCAGGCTCAGGCTGCATGCCAAAGCGTAGAACCACCATACCAGCTACTTCTGCTGCGGCGGACGTGGCGTTCAATAAGGCACTAATTTGAGTCGGGTCACCCGCCAGTGTCAAAGACCTGTCTCTGGCAAGTGTCATCGTGTCAGATGGGAGCCTGAACCCTAGAGGTACAGGTGTCTCCCTGCGGCGTTGTTCCAGTACAAGAAGCTGCTCTTCCTCAATCTTGGAATGCTCAGCCATCTTTTCCTGAAGCCACGGAAGCACAGCACTATGCAATCCCGTGAACAATTGCTTCTCTTGAAATGGCTTGGCCGCAGCGTGCATGGCCGACTGCACGATAATGTCACACGACAAGGGATGGTACTCAGCATCATCCTTGGGAGTGTCGAGCATCTTCTGCAATTCCGAATACGCAACCACATAGGCTCGGCGCAACGACAGAAGCACGTTGAAAATGCGTAAGCCTTCAGGGTCTTCTAGAAACCTAGACACGTCCTGAGTTGCTTCGACCTGTGCCTTGTCCGCTTCTGTCACTTCCATTACACACTCCTAAGATAAATGCCGAGCCACTACACCGCGACGCTTGCTGCACGAAGGCATCAGCAAACGTTTCTTGAAACCATTACCTACATTAACGCCACGGTAGTAAATCACAGCCTGAATCAACTTACCAACAAACTTGTACTGCGTCTTGTAGCTACTTTTGCCTTTACCAACTTGTATCAAAAATTCAGTCTCATCGGTGTACGCAATTTTTTCACCATCAACCTCAGATATGTATATCTGCATAGTCATTCCTTAAACGTTGTAAGTACGTGCCAGTATGTGACGATTGGTTCCGTAAGGCATCACTAATCGTTTCTTATCGCCCTTCTCAAGTTGAATGCTGTCGTAACATTCAAGAGCCAGCCTTAAATTTCCTCTTATCGACTTTGTGACGGAGTAGGCATCGCTGCCCGAACCTACTTGCAGTAAGAACAATGTGGCGCTGTGCCAATTGATCTGTCTTCCCTTGTAAATAATCGATCGTAACTTTGTCATCACGCACCATATACCTTTCTGCGTAAATACTCCGCCAGCAACAAACCCTCCGCGCGATTGTGATCAGCCTTACGGGTAAGTTTGACGTTGGGGAACATGGCTGCGGCTTTCATGCGGCTGAATTCTTTATCCTTGCCCTGAAGCCCCATGTTCTTCTTCCATGAAATTGGAGCTACGACTTCGTGGTAATAATCTAGCGCCGTAAAGAACAAAGACCACATGCCAAAACCAACACCTACACGAAAACCTGTGTAGGCATTGGCTCCTTTACCTTTGATCTGAACCTGCGCCTCTTCCACACAAACCCTGATCCGTTTACGCAAAGGATTGAAAGGCTTAAACAATTCGACGATAGCTCTGTGATCAAACAGAGTTTTGGTTTTGGAAGAACCATCTAGTTTTTTGCCAGAGCGTTCCGTTTTGTATGTGGGTATGTCCACCACACACGCAAAGTTGCCACACAGAAATCCAATGGCGCCTTCCGACCCGGGATCAATTCCCACAAAGATGAGTTCTTCGCTATTGGCGACACTTTTCAGAAACTCATCCATGTGTTGACTCGCTGTAAGTGCTTATAAGTTTCGTCAGGTAATCCTGAGCTTTTTTCAGATCGTCTACACCGTTCTTATCCCTGTAACGCGCAATGTACTTAATGACATTGCCTTGCAGAAAACCTTGAAACTGATCCTTTGTCATCCACGCTTCCATGGCATCCCACGGCTGAATTGATTTGTTGTAATGCTCAGGTGTCGCCATGGTTATCCTCCGGATCAGCATCAAGGGAATCCCACAACAACAGGTCGTGGCGATATGGCTTGTATAGGTGATGCCTGTCCCTTTCCCGATGCAGATCAATTGCGCGTCTCAAGCGTTTGACTTCTGCCATCAGCCGCCGCGCAGATACTACTGTGTCTGTCGGCGTGCTGACGGTCAACATAGCTTCAATGATTCTCAATTCATTTTCAGTCATGAGGACACAGCAGGTCGCGCGCCCACTCCTGTACCATCATTTCGCCTTTTACCGTCACCGAACAGTTATCGACAATCGCTCCGCGCAATTCTTGAATGGTGTCAATTAACTTGGCAATGGCACAGGCAGAGTGCCGCAAGTGACATTCTTGCCAATGTGTTGCACCGTCGTTAGATTGCTTGTCCACGAAATTTAATTTCATGAACACCAGATCTGCATCACTTAACATTTCAATCCCTCACATACAAGCGTTTGCCGCGCACTTCGACAAAACAACTACCCACATTGCTGATCAATGTGCAGTACACCCGATACTTACGCTTGTCATTTGCAAACACCAACATCTTGTCAGTAGCTATTTTCCTGCCGTATCCCGAGGGAGACTGTCCGGGCCGTAGCCCTCCGGGTGAAACTCTTACTGGTTTTTCAATGAGCGTATAGTTCTCAGCATAAGTAATCATCAATTATTCCTTTGACCTCTGTAACGTGTTAGGGCGTCAGATCTAATAACCGCAGGCGAACCTGCATTAGGAGTTTCTGTCACAGTTTCCGGTACGAGCAATTGCCGAAATTTTTCCATCAAAATATGCACACAAAATGCGTCTACACTTGCATTGTGCATTTGTGATTTGTTGACGTGCTGATCAAAACCATATTTAACAAAACAATGTTCGCCTAAGTTTGATTTAAGCCCTTTTATTCTAAGCGCATTTAATCGCATAAAGTAAGAACGTAATGTGTCAGCTGGCTTAGGAATTGTTACCGGTGTCGGCCCCAATCCATTAGCTTTCTCGATTCCGTTGGTGTCGATGATGCAGTTATCGTTAAACGTAACTTTGGGAAACTTGAACCTTTGAATGTTGTTAAGAAACATAGGTTCGTCAAAGGCGTAAATGTTGTGTCCGATGACAGGCACACCTTTGGATAGAAGCGTATTAATCATTTGCGCGTAAAACGTGAATACCTCTTCAGGTGGTTTACCTTCACGTTTCATGCGCTGGAAATCGAGGTGAAATTGCACTCCTCTTGCGGCCATGGCATTAGATACATTCTGTAACTTGCCTTCTATGGCGTCAGCGAGATCAGCTTGATGTTTAGTCCAGTCCACAATTGTTGTGAGCCTGTCCACCACTTCGCCGTTACGAACCAGACAGTGACCGAACTCCACAATCAAATCGTTCTGCAAATCTAGCCCTGTGGTTTCAACGTCGATGACGAAGTAATCACGTGGCCAGCCGCCTCCGTACAGTTTACGAAACTCAGCTGGCCAGTGATTAGCGATCATCATGCTCTCCGCGTTAAAATGTGAAACGCATCTTTAATCCGTTGCCATCCTACGTACAAACCTCGACGCCATTTAGGAATGGTCATGCGGCGGCTCAGATCACGACCATAGTTGGCCAATTCCTGATAATTTTCACACGGAGAATGCTCCGCAACGGAAGCTTCTCTTACCCCAGCCCAGTACACGCCTGAGATGACGGTACCGAGCAACGCCATATACAAAAACTGCGCAGGCTCTTCCACCTCAAACCAGCCAGACTCAGACAACGATTCCACCATAGACTTGGTCTTAGGATCTGCCGCAGCAGGCACGAACTTGCAAAATGCAGCACAGGCCTGACCAAGTTGCTCATCCGTCACATTGAAGTGTTTCTTAAACGCCGTAAGACAGTTAGGGTTGTTTTCCAACTCCTCAAGCCTTTGCGCCACAACCATAGCAATGCTGCCGAAGTTGTGCGCTACGTCTCTCTCCGGACGGTATAAGCGCTTATCGTCTGCTGAGAACCGTGCCTGCAATCCCATGTCAAACCTCCTGCTTCAAATCATCGATGTCATCGCCAAGAAAGAACTTTGCTTGTTCTTTTATATAATCACTTGGCAGGCATCCGTCTTTAGGTAATTCCTCAGAAAAGTACCGACAGTCCCAACCGGCAGCCTCGTCTCCCGTTACCAGCAAATTGTCTGAATCGTAATATGTGCCGTTTCCTGAAATTGTCGGTTCCGTCACGTAATTGGCTTCGCCATGCACGCCATGGACTAACAACTTGCCGCCGATTGTGATTGTGAACTTAGCGCCGGGCGGTATTTCACCCAAATCTGAATACTGCTTTCGTGCACCGTCGTCTATCCCGGCATAAGTGAATCCGTAATCGTGACACTCTGGACCGTCGGGAGTTACCAATAACGCTGCGCCGTACTCAGATTCCGCCAATTCATCCATGGCTTCATCTACACATTTTGCCTCTACCGCAAAATGTTCCGGGAAGAAACTATCGTCAATAGTCACGAGCCAGACAATACCACCTGCACCCGGATTGATCGCTGTTGCTGTAATTGGCTGTCCGCGAAACTTACCTTCTGCACGTACCATGTCACTCTCCCTTAGGCTGAGCCAGTTCGTAAGGTGTTGTTCTCATGCCATATACTTCTGGCAAATCATCCACCGTACGAACCTTTGCGTCGCTAAACATATGTGGATACTTCTTGCTCAAAATCTCGTAGATTTGCGCAAAGACGTATCGGATTTCCCACTCTGCGTGAGCTGACGTGCGCATCTGGATCATGTGCCTCGCCGCCCTGACATTCATTGAAAACCCAATCTCGTTTGCAACGCCATTGGGTAGAAACATCCGACGCAACGCCGATGTTACTTTTTTCTTGTAATCGAACGACTGCTTGGGGTCGTTCAAATTCATGTCTTCGCACGCCATCCGATACTTCATCTCTAGATACTCAAGCGTCAACTCGATGTCGTGCTTGATGGGCGCCAAGATCGGATCCCACACAACCTTCAGCTTGTCTGTACGCACATACCTGCCAGACGTCTGACTGTATTCCGTACCGACGTGATGCCGTACTAACTCGTGCGTGAACACCCTACTACAGTTCGTAATGACAAAGTTAAAATTCACGTGCCCGAAAACAGATCCATGCCCGTGAGCCAAGCACGCAGCAAGATTCGCCGGAATATCCCGCGTTTTATCGATGTTGTCATTCTTGCCGGGAGACAGCGAGGCATAGCACAGTTTCGCATAGAAGCTTACGAGGCATTCCGCTGGCGACAGTCCCAGCTCCAAGGCATGCCTGTATTGCTGGATAAAGGCTTGATTGCCTGTGTCCTCCAGATACCTAATCAATTCCGTGTCGTTTACTTCTGTGAATCCCAACAAATACACAGATGGCGTAACAAACGGTGATGGCATAAAATCCTCACTTAAAAGCCACGGCTACGGGATACTTAGGAACAATATCGTCGCCAAACGTCAAATCAAAGTACGCCACGGTCAATCGGCGTGAAATATATTTACGCAAATTAGTTGTTAATTCAATACTTGTTACAACGTGTTGAGGACACATTACTTCAAACTCATCGCCTTGGTCCGTTGCGCATACAGCTATAGCAAAACCAGCAAACTCACCACGTCCACTTTTTACATCCACAACGTTGTAACTTTTAGTTTTGGGTGTGTGCACTGCCAAGAAAAATACAGAATCGTTCGATTTGTATCCTTCTGCCGAATGCCGCAAATTAACTCCGGGATAGCCTAACAACAAACAACGCGATTGATAGTAGTTAAGGTCTTCCCGGTTACGAATCTTGACCGTTTCCGCACACGTTACCAGTGATCCCGTAAAGGCATTGAGCTTTTTATATCTCTCAGAAAATGCGGCTGTGCTGATCTGATCGCACAATACAAATTGCACTTTCGTATTATCTGCCTTTAATTTCTTTAATCGCTTTTGCAATACAGTTTGCGCTATGCCGGTTTCTGTTAAAAATCCGTCTAGAATTGCAGTAGGTTCCTGTGTCAGCGGCCAATGCAATGCGCTGTTAATACGTGGTACTGTTGTGACCGGTGTCGCATCCATGGTCACTAACTGTACTTGATCGTTTTCAAGATATGCAAAACACCGTTCGCCCTGCAACATAGGCTGACCTAATGCGTTGTCCCATCGTACTTTAGATGCACAGTCTACATAATCGCGCGGAAGTGCAGGGCTTGGTATTTTTATCATGAACTAGAATTCCTTGAACAATTGATGCATGCTGTTGCGGCAGCGCCATCGCTAAAATATGCTTGTGTATTACACGCCGGACACAGTTTTACCGCATATGTCGTTGGATGACAACCCGCTCTGCATTCTTGATAGCCTATAGGACATGTGTGACATGCAAAATTATTTGCATACCCAGCAGGACACGCATACTTAGGATTGCGTCGAGCCCTGTAGCGCATTTGCTCTTTATTCCATTTCATCAAGTTTGGAATAGCAACAAGTTCTACAAACCTTAAATTTTGTTCGGATTTGTCATAATCCACAAGCGCAGAAAACCGCATTGTCACCAGTTCTAACGGTCCTCTGTACAAAAATACTTCGCGTTTACGCATACTCGCAGGTAGCCGGCGATACAGCTTTAATTGACGCCATGCTATATACCGACAATACGATAACGGCCACCATGACGTGCTTGTCAACGTGCAAGGAAATCCTGCTAAAACTTTAAACGTAACGTCGTACCCTTCTACCTTTTTTGCATTAACACGCGCAGTCATTTCCATGATCTGCACAGGCACCCATTCCTTACCCTCAAGCCGCACGTAAGGACGTACGGCTTTGTTTTCCTTAAGCGTCCAACAGTTACCAAGCAACCGATGTATCAAATCTACAGCCAAAGACTCTGTCAGTTCCGTTCCAGCAAATGGGCGCAACGATTCCTGTATTGTGTCGTATTGCAATCCGGGCATACGGATTGCTAATGAGACCTGAGCAAAAATGTAATTCACAAATTGCTTGAATATGCTTCCCACAAGTTTTTGATTAGCAAATTTATGGTAAACATCTAAACCTATGCTATTCTTTTGCGCAATGATTTGTTCAACGTCGTAGCGTAATCGTGTTGTTTTTTCATTGCTCTCCGTCATCGATCAATTCCCCGTATGTGCCAGTTGAAACACCGGTACTTTCATTTACGACAACAATAGGTGTGGTATTTGTTAATCTAGGCAATTCCGGTGCGTAAATATGTTCGTACGAATAAGTAGCTGTAACATCTTCAGAAAAATCTTCAATTGCAGCGATTGTCAAATAGGATCGAATCAAATGGTACGGCTCATGCTCTGCGGTACCAACCCCATTTTTCTGTAACTGAGAAAACAATACACCCAACTCACTCCAGTCCCCACTTGTATTGAAGAAACGCGCGATTGCGTCACTTAGTAAATACAGTCGCTGCGCTTCGCCTCGTTGAAATTCGTTTGGTGCTGTCCAAAATCCCAAGGTAATTGTGCCGTGTTGTTCTTCCGTCATATCCAATAGTGGCACATACCGATCATCTAAACGCAAATTAAAATACACGCCAATAGAATTACCGTCATCAATTAACTTAACGACATATCCGTCTCCGGGTTTTAACTTAGTTAGCGTTTTGGGCTTGTCGTCGTTTGACATTGTGTTCATAAATTACCCTGTTTACTTCTGACCAGTAATATTTAATTACAGCTTTCTTTGAAAACCCTTGTGCCGTTAACTCAAGCATAATTGCTTTTTGTTGCGCTGGTTCTGGATAAGCGTATTCCCATTTAGCTGCGGCGTTACGCGCTTTTATATACAACTGTGCTACCACAGGATCGTTCTGTTCTAAAGTTAACGGTGTTTTATTGATTTTTTTGGCTGCATACGCTGCGTACTTTCTAGGTAACAAGTGCTTTAACTGCATGTCAATTATGGCTTGATCCGTCGTCAACGCTGTGACTACGCAATATTCTTTAAATTCGGTTGAATAACACACGGGAAATATAATCCCGTGTGTTTGCTCTGAAAGCAAATAGCAATTTTTAGTATGTTTCCCGAAGGGAACCGCTTGTTCCACAGCTTCATAAATGGAAAGCTTAACGTCGGGAAAACGTTCGGCAAATCGATTCAATGCGTGAATAGAAATCAACATGGATCGTCTCGCTTAAATGCGGGCAGCGATGTCCGCTATGATTGGATGGCGTACGATGTTTTCATCGCTAATATGAATTACAGCGACGCCCGGAACTTTACCGATTTTGTCAATAATGTCCATCATGGCGACCCGACCCACAAGGTCACTTTGTTTTGGATCGCCTGTGATGATCATTTTTGACCCTACTCCAATACGCGTAATAAACAATTTCAATTGCGCATAGGAACAGTTTTGCGCTTCGTCCAGAATGCACACCGCATTCTTTAACGTACGCCCGCGCAAATAGGCAATTGGGGCAACCTCCACGCCCTTGTCAATATATTTACGTTGCGCGTTCTCTTTACCCACCAGATCATCAAGTGCGTCGTACAACGGGAGCATGAAAGGATGTACTTTTTCCTCAAAGGATCCGGGTAAAAAACCTAAACGCTCGCCGGCTTCCACAATAGGACGTGTGATAATAATTTTCTGGGTTTTATTTTCCAGCGCGCTATGAATAGCAAACGCCGTAGCCAGAAAACTTTTACCTGTACCGGCAGTACCTATCAAAAATACTACGTGATTTCGTGCAATTGTTTCCCAGCAAGAACGCTGAAAAGGGTTAAGGAATTCAAGACTAAATCCTTTTTTCTTTGTAACCTCCATTTCCATATGGTGTTCGGGTTCTGCCAGATCTTTACGCTGACGAACACGTCGTTTTGGCATGGGCAGGTTTCCGTGTCGCGGGTTAGCCTCAGTGTAAACCGTAGGCACGGAAACCAAAAATGTATTGAGATAAATATTTATTTGATCGTTTATTCAGGCTTCGCTGTTACAGCAAAACCTACGTAAAACCGCATTGTTTGTTCTTCTGTGTGCACTTGCTGGCCGATAAACAACAACACTTCTTCAAACTGTAAACGCGGCATGTCTTTGTTAAGCTGTCCCAGAAACTGGGTTGCCTTTTCCATTCCTGCCGCAAGTAGGTACTGCGGTTCAATCGATGGGACACGATAAGCGTGAATTGGAATGCGAGCGTATTCGCCTATCTGCGTATGCCACATTTCATCGTTTGCCAAAGCAAACCATGCTTTTTTGTCTCGAGGAACCACCATGACAGGTTGTTCTTTTGTTTGCAGATATGGTTCGACATCAACCCAAACTACACTGACGTACATATCTTAACCTCAGTTTGTTCACCGTTGGCGTAATGCTCAACAGTGTAGACAAAAGATTTGTAAGGACTAGAAATACCGTCGTACCACAGCGGCCGCATACTCAAACCACGGCGAGGTGCCCGAGATTCCCGGTGATGCTCGTCGGCGTTAATTGCTACGTGCGTATTGTAATGGAACAACCGGTAACTCTGTTGATAACACAGTTCACCCAGCACTGCATCTCCGCCATTGTGGTGCATATCTGGAAAAGGATAATCGTGTTTTTTTAGTAAATTTAAACGTGTCGCCCACCAACCGCCTGTTGCAAATTTTATCGCATATCCCTGTGGCCATTCTTTATTTGTGTACCACGATTGATTTTTAATTACGCATCGTTGGTTGCCGTTCCACATACTTGTTAACCGATACACAGAACCAACCAAATCTGCGTTAATAAGATAAGTGCTTATGTCTTGCCAGAACGTACGCGGCGCTGATTCACGTATAAAACTGTCATCGTCAAACCACATCACGTTACGTTGTTGCGGGTCTGCGTATCGCAACATCTGTCGCATCAACGGATATTTGCCAACGTTTTCATGATTGTCGGCCGCAAAAAGAAGCACGGGAATATTAAATCCCCGTGCTTCTTCCGTTAAATATTCTTGCACATCTTGCGTTACTGCGTTCATCCCTATGCGTAATTCCGATACGCCGGGATATTGCGCACATCGTTTAATTGATGTCAAACAACGCGCAATCAAATCACGATGTTCGCCGTAACACAAGACGCATACAAGCATGTTAAATACCGGTTGGCGTCTTCTTGGCCGGGCGACCACGTTTACGTGCCGGCGGTTCTGTGTTACGCACAAAACCAGTTGGCTCAGTCATTTGCTCCGTACGACTGACCGGCGTCGTATACTCACGCTCAACTTCAACACCCGCAGCCGGATCGACTTGTGTATCTTTTGCTGCAATGATCCGAGATACACGCTTCTTAATTTCATCCAAACGTGACACGGCTGTCTGCGCAGCTAAAAGCATATCTTGCAATCTTGCGCCTGTTTCTTGCAAAATGCTGTCCAGATTGTTTGTGACAACGTCTGGCGAGATTGCGTCTAGCGGATTGAAAATATATTGATCGGCAACTTCATCCATGTAATTGCCAAACTTTGCAGCCAACTTACCAATCTTCGTCACACCCGCTACTGGACTGGTTGGACGTCGTACGGGTCGTCCTGCGTTTGAACTACCGCCGGAACGATCCAAAGCGCCCGAGATAACTTCCAACACTTCGTTTGCGGATAGCCCGTCACGGATAGCTCGTTCAATCATCGATTTCTGCGCAAGCGGATCTTCCAGACGTGCGGCATAAATCCAATGGTACACAGTCAAGGTCTGTCCGGTGCTCGTCAACTTACCCTGTTGCTCTACCACGTACTGATGGTCAGGAAACGCACGAGCAAAATTCCGATAATCACGCAACGTTGCTGCGCGGACGTTAAGGAACGTCTCCAATTTGGCAATAGCATTAGCTCCATAGTAATTGCTGCTATCGTTCAATACGTCGTCCACCATCGCACCAATGCGATAGAAATGGATAACCATTTTCTTACTACTGTCCGTCAATTCTTTCTGCAATTTAAGCGCTATTTCTTGCAGCGCTTGCGGCATTTGCGCAAACACTTCGTGCCGCTGAGCAGACATTGGACCGATCAGATTCGACATAACAACCTCCGGTAAAAACAATCCCACCATAACTCTTTTGAATTGGTCGTCAATACGTCCAACCCGTGTTTTTAACAACCTGTAAAAAATTATCAAACCGCTGCACATACACAAATTTGTGACAGTTTAGCTGTGGATATACAAATACAGGTCCGACGAATTCCGTCATTTGCAGCGTGTGTGCAATCATCCCGTGCGGAAATCCTTTGCGCGGTACAATTAATCCCGCCGGGCGATTAGCAATTGTGTCAACTTTCTCGTCAAAAAAATTTGACAGCAATTTGAACACCGTTGAGCGCGAAAACTCTTTGAACAAGCTAGGTAAAAAACAAGACTCGTCAAGATGCAGAGCTTTTGGCGGTTTGACCGCACCTAGAAATACAGGAAACGACGGGAACATATCTGCAAAACCAGAAAAAGTTAATTCCGAACCATTGTTGGCTCGAAGTTCTTGTTCTAGCTTGTTAGCGGCTTTAGGTAGAAAAAACTTCAACAAAAACCGTACCCGTGTTTCTTCGTATCCTTCGTAGTACGACGGTTGATGGGACAAACCCGCCAGCATCTCTTGTTGGCGTTGGATCACTTCTGGATCCACACGCGCTTCAAACAAATCGTCATCATCATCATTTGGCACGGTTGATCAATCGCTCCAAATGGTTTGCGTAATCCCCAGTCAGTGTGGGAATGTGTGCAATGCACAATCCCTTCCTGATCTTTTTAACTATTTCGGGATTGGCGTGAAGCATCGCTCCTAGACGACTCCATGACACGGCGTCCTTACCGCTCATGCCTAACGTCTTGGACCATGCTTTATTCTCCACATCCGCACGCGTAGGGCATGTCACGTGAATGCCCAATGCCTCCAATCGTGGTTTGAAGTAACTGTGTCCTCCTTGATTCAGAATGTAATCCAGCAACCAAACAAGGGACCAATTCCAATCCCAGATCGTGTGCTGTCGTGACGGAGCCATCTCCATGTCACCGTCAATAATTTCTTCAACATTGTTGTGCCGCCACAACAATCTTGTCGCAATCTTTTTGACGCCTTCGCTGTATGAGTTCTTGAACGTTTCAATGTTCACCTCATATCCAACGAACTTTGATGACACGATCTTGTGCTTCGGTCCCTTCGCTTTGGACAACTGAAGCTCGACAGATTCCTGAAACCCTAACTGCTTGCCGCCACCGATTGAACGCGTCGGTAGTCCTCGTTCGTCCATACCGGTCTTCAACTGATTGACGGTTACCAGCGAGAATGGCCAACCGTCAAACTCCTGCGGGATAGCTTTGATAAACTTGGTATTAACCAACGCTTCTGTGGCAAAACCACGTGCGGCGTTACCAATACCTTTACCTCTCAAACCATCCTTGCCAATCTTGCCAAGTATCTTTTCCTGTTCGGTTTCAGAGGCCTTACCTGATACAGAATCGACTCCGAACAAGAACGGGATCTTGCGGCCAAAACCCTGAGAGTCGGCAGACCTCTTGGTGATCTTGATGGCGTCGGTAAGGTTGCGCTGCCACTCTTCCAAAGAACCTGCGCGTAGAAGCTGCGTCATCCCAAACATCTGCTCACCCATGATTGACGCATACCAATCAGGATTGAACTTAGTCTCGGTCTCGACCAGCCAGAACCCCCCACCGAAACTCATGAACCACCGAGCAAACTCTGCCAACATCGCAGACTTGCCCACACCCGTCTCAGCCACCAGTTGATACATCAAACCCAACGGCAACGCATCTAAACCCAGCAAATACTCCATCGGCAATGACGGTGTCGGAATACCGATCATTAATTCTCGAGATTCCGAACCGATGAAATAATTAGCTGGCGTGGTCTTGCGGGCTTCCTCCACAAGTGCCGTCATGAATTTCCATTGTTGCTCAGGCCGAATCTTGCTTTTGCCTTTGTCCATGTCAGTGTTAATCAATTGCGCAGGCAACAAATCATCATCTGGCATTTCTGGAGCCGTAAATTCAGGTTCCTCTTCAATTTCTTCGACCTTGGGCTTACGCCCACGCTTCTTAGGTTTAACCGATTCCGTGTCTTCCGTGACAGGAACCGGCGTTACCCCCGTCATTTCTTCGTCATCATCGTCCAACGGTGGCAATTGCATAGAGTCCCCCAAACGGGCACCGCAACCGAAATTGCGGTGCCCACGAAACAATTAAACACTTATTTTTTACGAGGCGGTCTTGGCGCAGGACTCTTTGGAGGAGCATTGCGCGCGGACTTTGGTGGCGGAGGCATATCGTCATCATCCTCGCCGTCTTCTTCAAAATCGTCGTCTTCGGTGGCTTCACCTTCCTCCAAATCATCTTCATCTACAGGCAGTTGTTTACGGACTGGCGCCGACAATTCTGCATCGTCTTCGTCGTCATCTTGAACCGCTGGCCGAACCGGAGTCGCTACGACTGCTTCGTCTTCGTCGTCGTCCATAGCGGGCACAGGAATTTTCTTCAGAACTGGCAAATCCAAATCGTCATCGTCATCTGTAAACGTTTGATTGTTTGCAGGACGCGCCGGTGCTGCGGGTTTCTTGCTCACAGGCGGCGAGAAATCATCGTCGTCCTCAACTTCTACCATTGCAGCTTTCTTGGGACGAGGTGCTTCTTCCGCAGCCGGTACGCTACTCTTGGCGTTACCCAAGATCTTGCGCACGTCTGCGGTCATATACTCGGACCGATCAAACCACGCCCATTCCACCAACTTAGGAATAGAGCGGAACGCCTGTGCAATAATTACACACTTTTCTTCGTTAGACGGGAAGTGCAAGATACCTGCATTCACGCCAGACGGAGTCCAGAAGAATGACGATTTAACAACACGTTCAACCTGTTCTGTGGACAGAGATGGTTTAAACTTCTGTCCGCCCACACCAAGCACTCGACTAATCGCAAACTCATAACCCGTTGGTTTCTTCGGGTCGATGGTGCCTGACCACGACATGGACAGCCACTGGCTCTTTGGATTAACAGCGTTCCGTGCCTGAAGCTTGGTTACCTTCGGGTTGAACGCACACACGAAATAGCCACCCGCAACAGTACGGGTGTCGGGATCAAACGTACCGACAGGATCTCCGTAGAGATACGGTGCGTTGTAATCCACATCTGGATTTCCATCGAACGAATCCGCTGGCGTGTCGAATATATTGAACAAGCTATTTGCCGAGGCAGGTAGCTGGATCACACACATTGCCTCGCCGGGTGCTTCACCAAGTGCATGTTCACGACCATTGCCGATATGCTCGACATCGCCATTGGCATACACAAAACCCTGCATGAAGTTCAGGGTAGTGGGTCGCGTGATTGACGCACCCTTGCCAGCAGAACCAACCATCAACTGATTCCAACGAGCATCCCACGAACGGCCGCCGGCAAACACACCTTCCTTGTGCGCACGGAAACAAGACCAATAGAAATTGGTATACGGCTCGTTACGGCGTGATGCCTCGTCTCCGGGCTGATGCAACAAGATCGTGTACTTATCGCGATCATCTCCACCGAAATATTTAGCCGCAGGCACGGGAAACATGAAGTGCGAGTAATGCCGCTGCGCAGCACTCTCACGGCCACCTGCAAGGTTGTTGGGATTGTCGTAATCTCTGCCCGGCACCGGACGGAACAGCAACGGTCCCTTGGTGTAGTTCGGACGGATTAGCTGGAACGGAAGCGAACAACGTGGATCCAATGTCTTATCGTCGGGCGGTGCGCTGCTGCGCTTGTCATTGCTACCGTGTGCCCGTGAATCGTAGCTCGGTCTCTGCCATTTATCAGACATGTCTACCTCACCTTAGTTATTTTGCAAATCTCTCAGGTATCCCCAGCCGCGTGCAATCTTCAAGACTGTATGGCTCACCCCAGTACTTTTCAACCACAATGTCCACGCCTAAGCGATAAGGACCACCGGGTCGAGGACTACCGTCCAAACCACTGGGATAAATCGGTACACACTCTTGCATTGCATAGGGAATAAGCTCATCCACAACGTATTCGATCAAATCGTAGCGAACTTCAAGCAATGCTGCATCATGAATTTGCAGAAGCATTTTAATTTCGTTTTGTAAATCGTTGTCATGGATGATTTTACGCATCCATGCCAAACCACGATTTACACACGAAGCCACCATGCTCTGAATAGGAAAGTTCTGCGCTTGTCGTTGAAACTCGCCAAGGATCTTTTCATCAGACGTGTGGGCAAACCGGCGATACCTCCCGAAACATGAAGTCAGCCAGCGATGATTTTCAGCCCGATCCCGCGCGGAATCGAAGAAAGGCCTCAATCCTCCATACATCTGGAAGATCGTGTCAATCACCTGCTGTGCTTCGTCTACAGTAACCTCGACACCTTGCTCCTTGGCCTGAAGCGCAATTGCTTTTGCACCACGACCATAGGCAATGCCGAAGATCACATTCTTGGCCAAGGTTCTGAAGTGCGCCTTGCCGAGGCTTTTAAGTCCTGCCTTTGTTGGCGCACAATCCAACCTGAAAGCAAGTTTGGCTACATTCGAGTGAATGTCGTAATAATCCGGATGCGGGTGTTTTCCGCCCTTCACAAGACTGCCTTCTGCATTATATCCCTCGTCAGGATGCAGCGCACGTGTTGCATGCGAAATCATAGTCGCATCGTCGGCCATTACTGCCATGCCAAACAATTCTGCGCCCTTGTAGTCAAACTCCACAAAGGCATACCCATCCGTTGCTTTTAAGATGGAACGCAACTTGTGCTTGTAGCGATCCCCAAGCATACGGAAGTAATCAGGATCTCGCGATTTGCTGATGTTTTGTAAGTTAGGACGTGCTGATCTCCAACGCCCAGTTTCTGTTGTAGGAAACAGATTGGTACGCGCACGACCGTCAGGATCAATGAATTCAGCAAGTCCGCCGTCGTAGGTCAGATTGCCGTCTTCGTCCTCATACTCGCCCGACTCTTGTTGACACGGTGGCCTCAATATAGATTTGAGCACCTGATCCAAAAACCTCTGATCCCGCAACAAATTGATCTGATCCATTTGTGCTGGATTATCTTGCGCCAGAATCGACAGAATCATTTTGGACGTACCGGGTGACGCCGACTTAGTCAAATTCTTTTGCTTCAATTCATGCCATCTGCGAGGAGGCTTGCTGGTGTCAAGCAACGGTTCCAGATACAAACTGCGGCCCTCTTCAGGACGTAATCGCACAGGTTTACCGTCGGCATCCGTACGTCCGTTTAACGTTTCACCGAATAGAAATTCCTTGACGTGCTGCGTTGACCTGCCGTTGAAGTCCGGCCAGTTCGCCCAGTTCTTGAGCTGCTCTTCTTTCTCCGCACGCGTCTCCATGAAAGCAAACGTCAACGTGTCGATTCTGTCTCTGTCAATCAAGATACCGTTGCTGTGCATGTCGTAGATGACGGGCAACGTCAGCATCGATTCCCACAGAGCTTCCCAGCAATTGTTTCCGCAATAGTCGTACGAGATGTACTTCAGTAGCTCGACACAGATACGCCGCGTTACATCGGCATCGTAGTTAGCGTAGGGAATCAGGATTTCATCGGGAACATCACCGTAGCCGTAGATGGCTTGTCCCAGTCGCTTCTTCTCGTCTCGTTTCCATTTCTCTAGTGGCAAGTCATACCGGGGTGCTGTCGTGTAACGCGTGCTTAATACTTCCAAACCCAACTGTGCAGTTTCTTCGACAGCGTGTGCCATCATTCCTGTGTCAAGCCAACCGTGACCTTGCTGTAAATACTTATAGGCTTCAATTGTTGGATCAGGACTTTCTACCAATACAGGACAATCACGTATCGGATCAAAGTTGTACATCCTCAACCATTCCAAGTCAGCATTGAGGAAGTGTCCCACCGCCCTCTTGTCCTGCATGAATGTCTGCAACAATTCCATCAACGCAGGAACGGCATTCTCACCAGCAGCGTTAACAAAACACGGGTTGCCTCCCGGTTCCGTCAAGACAAAGCATATCGCCTTCTTGTGTCCCCACGACGCCTGAAGCGTACGCATGTAGCCACCGGGTTTGCGTGGACTTGGACCATGCCACTCAGCGTCCCAAGCAATCAATCTGTCTTTCAACGGCAATTCCGTAAACTCGTAATTAACTTCCGCAACCCAGTCTTCTACTTCTTCCAACGTCCTGACGGCCCGGTGATCAACATCTACTTCCGTGTTGTCTAACGTCGCTCCAGCAATCAACATCTTGAACCTAGCCAGATTGCGTTCAAACTGCCGAGCTTTGACAGGATCCCTTGTCACCTCACTTGGATGAATCGAGACCAACACTGAACACTCGTGAAATTCTTCAGGCTGATCTTCTGCCGTGTGAATCGGAAACCTGTACGTAAGCACCTGCCCTTCCGATTCAGATACTTTGGCATTCTTACCAAACAACGCTTTCAGTGCATCCGCTCCCAAGCACAAGATGTACTTGGGCTGCACGATACGCAATTCCTGATGCAACAGCGGTAAGCAATCCGCCAACCACGCCGCTTTGATCGTTGCAGCATTAGCGGGCAACAAAAACTTAATAACGTTTGTTACGTACCATTTGTTGTAATTAGTAATTCCGACGGTTTGTAACGCATCTTTGAGAGCCTGTCCTGCTGGTCCTACAAAGTTGGCGCAGACCCTTGCCTCTTCCTTCCACGGTACTTTGCCTATTACCATCACGTCAGTAGGCACAGGCCCAACTGAGAAACTGAACGCTCCTGCCAGATTCTCTAATGCAAAACTGCTATTGCCCGCATACCGTCCCCACAGATGCCCCGGTACAAAGTTCACAGGTTCCGAATATCCCGGTCGCACTACCACGGGCAGTGTAAATCCACGTTCACGCAACGCCCGCGTGTACAACTTCAACAGCGTTTCAGCCGGAATGTATTGTTGCTCAGATTTTTTCTTAGAGTTCTTTTTAGGCAAAATCGTTGCGTTGTGCCCGTCCAAATGCGTTGCATGTAACAAGAAGTTAGGCCCGGGTGGCGGCATGCCGGGCGCGTTGTACGCCCAGCAACCTTGCTTGTTGATACGGCTACCAATCACACGCCGTTTAAGGCGAGCGTCGTCAGTAACGGGATCTAGCAAACGCCGCCTGATTTTTTTAGGTTGCGGCGTATTGTCAGGCGAATCGGACAAATCGCCTTTATGAATGTTCCGCATCACGTATCCTCTTTTGTTTTCTGGCAGACCATGCGATTGAACGTCACGGTAACGCCCTGTAACGCTGCCTGTTCTTTGACATACTTGCGCAAGACCCTACGGTTTGTAGACCCGGGATCTGTACCTTCTGGCAACTTGACGTGAACAAACCCACCAGAATGCGCAAGCAAACGAGGATTGTGCAACAAGTTCTGCACATGCTTCTCAGCGTATGCCTCAGGATCAAACAACAACACGATTGGTCGCGCAGGACGCCTAAACGCTGCTGTGATTAATTCTAATTGCCTGTCGCTTATGGAATGGCCGAAAGTGCATACAGCACCATCACCAAAACCCCATACATCAACAACGCCTTCCGTGATGACGCAGGCGTTGAACAGCCTAGACCTGTCAAGGTTGTACACAACCGTGCTTTTCGACATCCCCGGCATCGTAAAGTACTTTGGAGGTAAATTCTTCTGCGTCTTCCAGTCCAGTTCACCAACATATCGTGCCTGCCATCCTTTCAATACTTTGTTCTGATAGACAGGAATTATCAAACGGTCTTTGGCCAAACTATACCGACTGGCTACACAGTACCGCACGTCGTAAATGCGTTGCAGGCGCCCGGGATCATACCCACGCTCTTGCACATACTGGATTGCTGCATGTTCTTGTGGCAAAGTCAGCAATGGAACACAATCGCCCGGCCACACGGCAATCGTGTCGCTTTCCGCCACTCTGCGTCCCGGTTTTACTTGCACCTCGCTCAACGGAATCAACATAGGTGATTCCAGCTTGTCCACAAACTCGGAATAATACTGTGGATTGCTCAAGCAATTCTCGTTGAAGCAATGTGCCAAAAACCTCATCGGCTTACCGTCAGAACCGTTCTGCCCAAACATGTACGAGATGTACAGGCGGAACCGAGAATCCGTACAGAATGGGCAGCATACCTGATAGTACTCACCCTTACTGCGGAAATTCAAACGACGCTTGCCCGCCACCATCATGGTGTCAGCATCAAATTGTTGACCAGCGCTGGAAACCCGAACTCTGCCAAAAAGGGTTTCCAGCCGCTTGTGTAGTGGGAAATTAAGCATTAGCCAGCTGCGCCCTGTGTCGCCACTGCCGGCGATGAGCGGCGTACTTCCGTGGGTGGAGGTACGGTACGGGTATCACTCTTGGAGATCACCGTGTCTCCATCCAAAATCAACTTGTCAGAATAATCGATCAGACGACTAAACTTACCATCAACTTTTACCAAAGGATTCTGCATCACCGGCGCACCACGTCGAACCTTAGTGAACGCAAACTTGACAATCTGTTCCTGACCAATAGGCCGCGTCGTAGTCACAGCCACATCCGCAAACTCACCAATGCTGGCACTCTGCGAACCGTCTGTGTGGTCAATCTGCGTTGCGATGTTGCGGGCCATCTTGTTAGCCTTACCCGTCAACTGATGCATGACCAGCGCCGGGATGTTGTAGGTCTTGGCAATCTTCTCGCTTAGAGACCGACCTACCGTGTTGATGACAAGATGCATGTTGTCAAACGAGTCTTTCTTCTCGCAGATACGATTTGCCAACGCCGATACGTGATCCAGTACAAACGAATACGGATACAATTCGCCATTCATTCGCATGTGGTTATCCATGATCGTCTGGATATCCGCCACCCCGTTCTTGCCGTACTGCTTAAACTTGGGGTTGGAATCCATGAACTCCACAAACAACAAATGCTTGCGCAATAGTTCGATCGCCGTGTTAATCCTCTGCCGTTCACTGACGTAACGCATGCTGCACCCGAAGATATCCGGATTCAAATTGTGCTGCCGCAATGCGTCTCGTTTCTGCGCTTCAATCTCGTGCTCGTACGGTTGTGTCGGCACGTCAGAATCACTGAAGAAATTCAAATCTCCACGCGATTCGAGAATGCGCTCACGCGGTACCTCAGCCAGAAACGTCAAACATCTTTGTTGGAATTCGTTACGTGTCGCTTCTGTCGATACATAGAAAACCACAGGACATTTTTGCACTGCGGTACCGTCCGAGTGTGTCAGGAACGGTCCCTGCTGCGCTGTAAAGATGCGCTGACACGCCTTTGCCATGTTGCATGCTGCCATGACTGCAAAGGTTGTCTTACAGGAGCCGAACGGTCCCATAAACAAAAGCATCTCGCCGCCAAGCAATCCACCCCCAACATGCTTATCTATGACAGATACACCTGTGGGAACGTATGTCACATCCGGCGGCACACCAAGACCGTCAAAGAACAACTCGTCGATCAACGGAGAATCCAAACCTTCCAGCCGTGTCTTGGTTGTTTCAAACGATTTAACCAGCGTGTTAACACGATCAATGTTCTTGCTGTCGCCTTGAAGTTCATTAAACAACGACGTGGTCAGATTCAACGTAGCCAAATGCATCGACCAGCGTTTAATAATCGAAATAGCCATGTCTTGCAGTAATTTATCTGCGGCGTACCGTTCACTGCGTTGGTTCGGTGTTTTAACAAACTCAACAAGCTCATAGATTTCGTCGAATACATCCGGTGCAACGTAATCGCCGTACCGTTCTCGGCGCCGTTCAATGATTCCACAGATTTCTTCGTGGAGCGGAAGCCTATCGTGCTTGTCCACGAACCAGCAAATCAACTGGATTACTTCTGCGTACGCTGGGTTTTCCTGTCCAATCAATTCTGGACGGAATACTTCTCGTACAAATTTTTGCACGTTGATGTTGCAAATAAACACCCGCAACGCACGTATCTTTTCTTTTTCCGACGGGGCGTCGTTTTCATTAACTAGCTGTTCCACAACGAGCTCCTTGTCGCAAAGCGTAAAACTGCTTATACAATTCCGGAGCGCTCTTCACGAACGTTTCCGGTAACAGATGGGTCCAATGCGCCGTGTATTCATTCTTGAAAAAATGAAACTGCACAGCAGCTTTGTGTTTAAACGCTTTAGCGATTTCTTTGAACTCAATCATCCGCGTTGCCATAAACGCCCGATACGCATAACAGTACCGGAACAACATTGAAATGCTCAGATTAAAATCAAGTAAGCTTTGTATAACGGCATCTAGTTTTTTGATACCTTGTTGTTCTAAGTACGAAACATTTTGTTCAAACACGTTTTTGTTCACATCCAACAACGTGCGAATCTCATCGCCTTTAGCGTGTTTAAACTTTTCCCAGTGCTTCAGGCATTGTTCCGAAAACAGATGATTAGGCTCAGGTGGTCGGTGCGCAATATCCCGAGCGTCAAACTGTATAGAAATGTACGCCTCTGGATCAATTTCCAAAGTCACAAATTTTTTAGCCAGCTTAGGCCACAACGGCGGTATGTCTTTCTCTAGACAAACGCCGTCATCAGTTTCTACTCCCTGCTTACCGTCGTACAGCTTGGGAATGACGTACACCACCGGATACCCCGCCTTGGCCGTTTCGTACAGGCTACGAGTCAGACTGTACGCGGCACGGACAGTCTTGGCCAGATCATCAATGGCATTATTTGTCACTGATCTCTCCAGACAGATATTCCAACAATCGAGATCGCTGCGTTGGGGCTAACTGCTCCCATCCCATCTGTGAATAGGATGTCGCTCGCTTATCCGCACGCTTGGCAAACCGACTGTTGAACTGGTCCTTGTAATCGTGCACGATGCCATACGACTTGTCGTGATGGAGTCGGGATGTTCGGCCCGGTATCTGCACGTCATTAATCGGAGAAGCGCCGCCGTCACCACGGATCAGCACCTGCAATTTACGAAAGTTTACGCCCCGATTCCATACCGTGGTTACAATAACTTTCTTAAGTTCGCCTTGCTCAAAGGCTTGTGTCAATTCTTGTCGTTTGCTGGCAGTTATAACTTCAAAGTCAGGCGGCAACAAACCGCGTTTGTCAAAATACCTTTGATCCCCTTCATCAATTCCCATCTCGCGATACACCAGCGTGAATTCCGGTAACAATCGTTTTAGATGTAACGCATGCTCGATCGTCTCAACAGTAATCAACGTTTGAACACTGGCGTCATAAGACTTAGCATCTTCAGCTATGACACGATTACGCGTTTCGTTCTGCCATATCCCCAATCGTTTGCGTTCAATCGGATCATCGATACCCGCTACAGGATCGTAGTCCGCCATGACGTTGTTCCATTGCACCACCAGAGGTACTACCATCTCGTGCTGCACAGCTTCGTCGTAACTAACTTTTAACCTTACTGGACCGAACAAGCCTTCGCAGATAACGTCCTTACCGTCAATACGCATATCGTGAGATGCCGAGAATCCCCACATATGCGCATGCGTAAACCGAGCCAGTTTGGCGGAGATTGAATCCACAGGCGCTTCGTGGCATTCATCGTAAAACACAAAGTCCGCATCTGCGGGAGCGTGATGCAGACTGTCCGCTGTGACACAAAAAATTCTGTGCCCGGGAACCTTGCGACCTCCTCCAACCAAACCGACCTCCGGAATCATTTGCGCCAGTTCTGGATACAGCCGTTGCGTCATGACATCAACAGACTTGGTAGACACCACGATCTTGGCATCCGGGAAGAGAATCGCCGCACAACCAATGACAAACGATTTACCCCAACCGGGAGGACAGTCAATCCGCCCGTTGATGTATTTCTCAATAACCTGAAGTGCCTCGTCTTGCCGGTACCTCAGCTCAAAGTTCAAACTGTTAAGCCTATCCCAATCCGCTATGAATGCGTCGGGACGGGGGTATTCAGTTAAGTTCTTGTACTTAACTGAATACCCATGCGCTTTCAATTGCTTAGTAACACGTTTGTAAAAACCAAATGTTGTCACCAGCCGGTTTTTGACATCTCGGGTAAACATGTCAATTGGTACCGTCATCATCAAAGACTTGTTTTCCCGTTTGGCTTTTACACGCGCTGCACCATACAACGGTTTGACTTCAATACAAGTCAGCACGCGGCGGAGAACATCAAAGACACGAGCCTCTTGTGAATTAACAATCAGACGGTTGCCGTAACGAATCAATTCTATTGCGGACTGCGGCATCGACTGCTCCTTCCAAGGCAGCAATGTGCCGCCCTCCTATGTGGTTAATCCTATATGTTTGTAAAACGCTTTAAGCTCGTCTTCCCGTTTGAAGAACATAGACGGCATAAACTTAACTTCTTGATGGGTCGTCAGTTTAGCTCGCCACAGCAAATAAGTGTAATCCAACAATTTTTTAGAAACCTTTGTCAGACTAATTGCCGGATCAGAATTTGTCATGAAGATACGCCACAGAAAATCTTCTGGCCTTGAGGGTTTTTGCTGTTTGTAATACTCACACGCCTTTTCATTGTGCCACGCGTTAAACACCGATAGTGCTCGGTCAAAATTTACACCGGGAGTTTCGTCTTCAAAGAACCGTTTACCGTTCGAGTAGTTGATGCCCATGTAAGCATACAGACGACTCAATCTATTAGGTTTAAACGGATGCACAAATCTGCGAGGATCACCAATTTCCGCCAATATGTTACCTACTGAATGTTTGTCAATAAACGGAATGAACGACATGAAAGACCACGCCGGATGTTGTTTTAAAGCTTTGTCAATTTGCTCAGGCGTACTGTCGGTCTGCAATGACACCAATTTATACGCAAAATACTCAGCCTTATGCATAATCGCCGACCGATACTGCGGCTGCGCCAATCCGTGCAGCGTCGCAGTCACATCCATAATCTCAGGCCCAAACACTAATCGTATTTGCGTTGTTGTGTCGTGAAACAATTCAAACAGGCGACACATCAACGTTGCGTTTTGCGGTGACGCCAACACAGAGATCTGTTTAAACTTGGCCGTCGGAAATGATCCAATAAATTCCATAACATCTTGTTCGGAATTACATACCGACAACGAATCGTCGGCGTACCAAACCGTTTCGTCATAAGCACAATGAACTTTCAGGTTATTGTGCGTCATGGCGTTATCCCAGTGTGATGATCTGATCAAAACATCCCCGCAAATTATCTGCGTGTGTCACCATTATAATTTGCCGATGTCCCGAAATCTTTGTCGATAGCGAACTTAGCGCGTCTGCCAAGAAACTCCGATTGTCTTCGTCGAGGTTTGCTGTTGGTTCGTCCAACGCCAGCAACCCGACAACAGACGCCAAAGACAGCCAGAACGCAATCGCCAAGATAACCTTCTGGCCCGTAGACAATCTACCTGCGGCCTGCGGTGGTTCCCCGGGTTTGTGCACGATGAACGTCAAATCATCGTGTGCAGTTTCAACCCAGAAGGGACTACCAAACTTGGCCAGATTATCGTTGATGCCTTGCTCCATCCTTTCCATATTGGCAACGGCAACGATGTTCGGCAATTTATCCCTATGCACAACCGTTCTGACTTGCTCCAACATTGACAACAACTGACGCATCTTCTTGTTGCGCTTAACCGACATGCGCAAATTATCTAGATCACGTTCGTAGCGTTGGATGCTTTTCTGATTGGCGGCAATTAGGCCTTCCAGTTTGGCAATCTCGACTGTCGTTGCATAATGCTTGCGGCGTCTAGCTGTTACGTGCTCTACAAGGTCTTCCGTAACCGTGTACGTTTTAGTGCCGGACTGAACGACCGTGTTGTCTTTGATCGTCGTCTCTACGTCTTTCAACTGTACAGAAAGCGCGCTCAACAAAGATGACGCTCTTGTTGATTCAATCTCGTGAATCCGTTCATCGGCTTCCGCACCACTCAACGCTTGCTTGTACTTCTCGTATTTATCAAGCACCGTGATAGCGTCTTCCAAATCTACAAGCGGTTCTTCTACCGCAGGAATGTTGTCCAGAACGGCAGTAGCTGACGCATGTGCTGCCGTTGCTGAACTCAAATCATCCTCATACGTTTTCTTCAAAATCAATGCTTGCTGAAGTGCTTGCAACGTTTTCTTGCGCAACGTACACGCTTCTGTCAGCGTCAACAATTCTCTGCGGTATTCCACCAACTGAGCCTGCAACGAATCCACAGGCGTCAAACAAGTCGGACACACTACCTTCTTCGTGTTCTCAAACGTATCAAGAATTTTTGTCAATTCAGCAACACGCGTCAATCGTGTCTGCTGTTCTTCTTTCAACTGATCGTACTGCTCTCGAGAAACATCTTCAGGCGGCGTAAGCGCATCAAGTTTGCGTTGAGCTGCTGACACTTTAGCTTCGGCAGCTTTGCGTCGTTCTGTAACTGCCTCGTATTGCCGCCATGCTGTCTTAGCGTCTCGAGCTGTCGTTACCTGCTCTTCAATCTTAGTCAGGCGTTCTTTGATCTTTTCCGTATGCGCAACAGCTTCAGTCACCGCTTGCTTGGCCGTAACCAGTTTAGTACTAGCGGTTTCGATCTTGTCAGTCAGCGTCTTCTGTGTCGCCTGCGCCGTTGTCAAATTCTCAAATGCTCTAACAATTGCCTCAAGCGTCAGCAACGTTTTCTGACTCAGGACCTGCTGCGTACACTCATCCATCTTTTCCTGCACCGTACTAATCTCAGACGTGAGGCTGGCAATGTTGGCCATCAGTTGGTCGCTGTTATCTACGGTTGTCTGCACCGAAGATGAGTTGGACAGAATGAACCTGCCCAGTGCCAACCACACCGTTTCGCAATGCTCAGTACCACACAACTTCTGAAACGCTTTCTTGCGATCGCCATCTGTGGCCGCAAGGAAATCGTAGATCAAATGCTGTTGCTTGAAAACAAACCTGTCCAACACGCCAAACTCGACACCAAGGATGTTCTTGAGTTCTTCGGCAATCTTTTCAGAGTTGGTAATCTCAATGCCGGGAGTGTCGGCATACGTGAACACGCTCTTGTTGGGGCGCAAGCTACGGCACAGTTTGAAGTGCACGTTGTTGTGTTCTACTTCAATCTCGGCAAAAGCCTTGTCTGTGGGTTTAGCTTGATTGTTGATGCAATCCGCTTTGACACCCTCGAACCGACTCCAGTCATTGGTCAACACTGCGTAGAGCAAATTGACCACCGTTGATTTTCCACACCCGTTTCTGCCGACAATACCGACCAGCCCGCACTTGAAATCAATCTCCAATTTCTTGTGCGGACCCACATTCAACACTGTCAATTTCTTGATGTACATCGTCTTTCCTCAGCCATTCCTGTCTCAAAGCTTCTAGTTCGGCGTCAACATTTGTTGCGGCCAGAAAGCGAGAAACTACAGAGAACAGGCGGGGATCTTCCTCTGGATCTACAGCCAATCTCAGCAATGACGTTGGCGTAAGCACTTCCACATTTGTCGTGGGTGCGGAGACTACCAGCCTCTCCTTGACTTTAGGTGTTTCCTTCAAGAACAAGTGCACCTTGTCTACACACGCCGCTTCCAATCGTCTGGCTGCGTCGTGAAGCTCGGCGTTGTACTTCACCCTCAGATACGGTCTGCGTATGTGCGGTGGTAAATGTTCTGACTCCGATGCCAACTGTTCAATACGCGCGGGCAGTTCTGATAAGTATTTATCTAATGTCGGGTCGTCTGTGATCTCGACATCGTCCAACGTTGGCCTAACCTTGAGTTCTCCAACCATCCAATGTTCGTCGGCGTGAAGCATAAAATATTTATCGGGCTGCTCGTCGATTGACTGCCGACACGTCGATCCCGGGGAATACACAGTAACAGGCTGACCTGTCTTGCCTGTGGTGTGAAAGACTTTGTGCACATGCAAATCACCCGTGAAGATTGTGGACACATGCGGCACGTCACTGAAGTTAGCTTCGGGCGTCGTGATACCGCCCATGAACTCTCCCCACACCTGATGGCTGACCAGAATATCAGTGTCCACAGGGATCTGCGCAAATTCATCGTGAATGCGATCGGCTGGCTGCCAATCCATACCGTAAATCGTTACACCGTCAATCATTACGTGACGACCGTGTAAATGTGTGGCGTGAGCATGCGCCGACAACCACGTGGGACTGTCTCTGTCGTGCTGCCCTTGAATAAAATAAAAAGGGATATTCGCCTCCCTAAGCCTGTCTAGTTGCCGGAAGAACTCTCGGATTGGATAGGCCCGATTTCGTTGCTTATCGATTAGGTCGCCGGCCCCAATAACCGCCGAGACTTTCTTAGTCACGGCATGTGTCACAATCTGTTCAAGGGCAAATGCAGCGTCACCAGCCACGGCACGAGTTGTCCATGCCGATTCCTGCAAATGCGCATCAGCAAAAAACAAAAGCATTGTTTGCTCCTGAGTATTGTTACAACAACGCGTTTTAAATAGTGAAGACCAATGCGGCGTAAGGACTGTCTAAATTGTTTGCAAGTTTTAATTGCACAACACGTACGTTGCCGTCTATTTTAAAATCTTCACGTTTAATTGCGTCTTGAATTGAACTTGTTAATTCCGCTTCGTGGTTTTCGTTGTATGTGTCTTCATTATTTAGATCAAACGAAAGACCTACAACTTGCACCGTTACATCTAATTGCATTTGTATTGCGGCGTCATACGTTTTCTTGTACCGTCTTTCGTTAAAAATTGCATTAAAATCGTGTTGTCGTCGATTAAAAACTAAGAACGGCTGGTTTTCGTCAAAGATAGCCACCATATCCTCTAAAACGTCTTTTTTCATTTCTTCTGCGGTTATACAATCAGCAAGAGAATACGGCGTATCTTTAACTTCGTCGTAAACAGAAACTGACATTTCTAATTGTTCGTCTGTAAAACCTTTTAACACTTTTAACAAATCTTTGTACGAAGGGTGCCTTTCGTTAAACCGTGACATATCAACCTCGCTTAAATTACTCTTCAGTCCAAAATGCCTTTCCGTTTAACTTATCTGCGTATTTTGTATTTTCTAGTCCGTGCAACCCGACGGTGTAATTATTGAATGTGCACACGATGTAATAATTTTCTTTATTTTTTATAACTTGATATGCCTTAGTGTCAGCAAATACAGTTTTACCTGCGTCAACAGCTTTTTTTATCTTTTCAATTGTGTCTAGTTTCACGCATCATCTCCTATTAATGTTGTAACGTATTGTGCCAATTCTTTGCTAAGAATGAAAAGCAGTTGAGCTAAACCCGTGCTGTTCATCTCTATCTCACACCCCGTTGTTATTTTCGTCGGCGTCTATGCGTTCTATTTTTAAAGCTTTTTTAATCGTTCTACTGAGGTGTTCTTTTGTTATTACAAAATCAATCTCATCCGACAGATCACACATAATGTGCTGGGGACCGCCGTATAATTCTTCTTTGTCAATTAAATACCGTTCGCAACATTTTTTTGTATTTTCAACGTTCGGACAATTACCGCCGCAATAATAACATGGCGACGTCATCATGCTTTTATTTGCGTTTTCTAAATTTTTTGACAAATACTCTAAAGCCGCAAGCAATATAAAACGGTCTCGTCTTTTCATTTTCATTCGCCGTCTCCTACTAGCGTTGTAACGTTACGTAATTCCTCAAAGAACGCGTCTGTGTCTAAATCCATGCGGTCTAAAATCTTTTCTAGCGTTTTGGGAGCCATAACATTTAACGCGTTTACAACTTCAAGCACTGCGCACAAACCGCTGTATTGTTCCTGTGTCATTTTGGGTTCTCCGTCACTGCTATAATCGTACAAGTCCCCGATTCAGATTCGCACCATTCAACGTCAGATTCACCAGACATGGCGCGATCCAAGACCAAATCTTCCGCTGCTTCTCTATCGACAGCCTCAACATCAATGTCTGCGCTCATAACCACGTCACGTAAAACTCTAATGCGATACTTTGGCATCACGCACCTCCGTTTAATTTGGCAATTAAATTGTTTGCCTGATCAAGTGCCTCATACGAAAAACCGTCTGAGTCTTCGCCATCTTCAATCTCCAAAATTGTCTCAAAAGACTTAACAAGCGCAATCAACGTGCTGAGCAAGCTTGGAGCTTCATTAATCAACTTGGCATTTGCTTCTTTGTTCTTGCCGTAAACAGTTACAGACTCCCACTCTAATGCTTGTTTCCCTCGCTCCGGATGAGGCACATGGAGAATTGTTCCCCACAACGAGTTGTAATGCTTATCGAACTGCCACTGAATGTTCCACGGTCCTTCTGTATGCACAATCAGCTCCTATACGTTGATGTTCTCTTTGTTGATGTCCAATACGTACCAGTCTGCGCGGTCCATAAAATCGTCTTTGGCCGTTTCAGCCGCAACGTGCATTGCGTCTTTGTCGTCATCGGCTTCAAAAGATTTGACAATATCCCACGCACCGCTTTCTCGAACGAAAGCGAAGTAATACATCGGCATGCTGTTTCCTATACGTCAAATAGAACGCGCAACAGCTCTTGCAGTCTGCGCACTTCACTTGCCACTTTGTGTAACTGCTTGATACAACCGACGGCGTCAAAGCCGTCGATTGTCTTCTTGTCTGTAGACTCTTTAATCAGCGTTTTTGGAAACTTTGCAACGGCGCGGTCCGTAATGTCCATTGGTCTGCCTCACCACGTCAATGATGCGCGTGGTGTGCAACTCACCACACATCTCTATATATTTGACGTTTTGAGCCAACTCTCCAAGCTTACAAGGGCTGTCTCGGTATTCAGCTCCCTTGACAAACGTCGTAGGTTTAAGCGCCTGCATAACGTCAGGCCACTCATCCGTCGAACCTTCAATGACGTAATCCACAAACTTGCACGCCAACAAAATGTCTAATCGTTCGGCAAATGAATAGAAAGGTCTAGAGTCACCTTTTAACTTTTTCACAGACTCATCGGTGTCCAAACCGACAATCAACCGTGCACCCAGATAATGTGCTTCACGCAACAAATGCACGTGCCCGGCGTGAAACAAATCAAAGCAACCCACAGTAAAAACTATGGGTTGCGAAAACTCTAGTGCCCGTAACTGGTTGAATGTTTCTACTTTGGACAAATCCACACCAATCGTAGTAATGTCATACCCGTTACGGAATATTCTCATTTCAACGCATCCTTGCGAGTTACTGTAGCTGTACCCGGCGTACGCACAGCTACTCCTGCTGCGCTCTGTGCAAAATCACATGCGGCAACAAACGGCATACCTTCCATCAGGCCCACAGCAAGACCAGCCAGAAACGTGTCGCCCGCTCCGCAAACGTCTGTCAGATTGGGGAGCAAATGCTTATACGGTGGAGGTGCGTAAATAAAATCACCGTCACACGTTGCGTAACCCTTATCGCCAAACGTGATAACCAAACGTTTAAACAATACACCGTGACCTGCCACTTGCTGATTAAACACGTCATACACAGCGCGGTACACCAGTTCGGGTTCTGCATCAGGCGCAATAGGCTGTTCAGCAAACGCCAAATACTCCCGAGCCTGCCGTTCGTTAAACTTAAAAATCGTATCTTTAGAGCCCCACGCCTGCCAGTTAGAAAGGCGTCTGCCCGGGATATGTCTGCCCGGATCCACAATCAGTAATTTACCTTCAGCCGCAGCCACAATGCGCGCCCTGACATCCCCAGCCCGAGGTTCTAGACCAAAGAACCCCTTGTGGTAATCAGACACCACAAACACATCAACGTTACTGGGCCACTTCAGATCGTTGCCTGCTTCTTCGCTTCCAATCAGGTTGACACTAGACGTCAGCCAGTGGTCATAAGGATCTACATCAAACCGGGTTATCCTTGGGCTCATCGTTTGCGTGATGTCGTTGTTTGTGATCCTGCATTTAATTACAGGTCGAACGCGCGTAGACGACACAATAGGCGTAACTCCTGCCAGTAACAACTGCTCACGCACAATGGCATAATCATCGCCACGAGCACCTGCCGTATACAACGTTACAGCATTATCGTTCGGGCCAAACTTGCTTAGCGATTGCACATTCACTGCTACATTGGCTGCGCCGCCGGGAGTCGTGTGTCGAAAAGATACATTGGCTTTTAACGTCCCCGGCTGTTCGTAATTGTCTTTTACACTGTTAATTGTCAAATGACGGTCAATAATCGTGTCACCAAATACAGCGATGTTCACTGATACACTCCTCTAATGTTTCCTGCGTCTGGTGATATGCGTCCCAGTGGTGGCTGGTAAGCATCTTCTTTAGATTTACAATCAGAACACCTACGGACACGCGTAGAGTCAGGTGTGATAAATTTCCACTGACACCCAAGACACACACGTACCGTTGGAGTTGGTTGCATTGTCATTCCTCAGTAATTAAATCGTCGTCATCGCATTTGTCACGGCATTCGCCAACAAATATGTCGCAAGGGTCGCCCTCGCCACTTGTTACGTACAATTTGCTTTTGTCTGCTTCGGCATTTAACTTGTCGCTGTAAAGCTCGTCAAGGTAAGCCTCTCGGCTACCTATCCCGTTACAGTAAGAACAGGTCTTGTCGTAACGCGTCAACAACGTCCGAGCGTTTCTGTAATAACGAAACCAGCCGTGCTTTTCCAATTTCTTAAGATTACCCGCCAAATTAAATTCAGCAGCCCTTACGTGCGTCCTTGCAACGGCTTTTCTCCATTTCTTGAGAAGCCGTTTATTTGTCGTCTCAACTTTAGCTCGTCCTTTACATTGTGGACATGGCGCTAAATTACTGCACGCCCAAGGCATGTAATACTTTCCACTAGGCATCAAACTAAATACCGAACCAATAAAAATCGAACGTTCAAACTGATCGTTCCACTCGTTCCACTGCCATTCCTCCCGGTCAAGATCTTTTCTGACACGATCCCAATCAATACCTGTTTCTACAGCCGTCATGGCATTTCCTTTCTATAAGTACTTACGATTTTGTTCTTCAATTCGTTGTTCCATTCTTGATTCTTGGCAGGGTCACATCGCCATGAAATTATCACCCAGTCATCAATCGTGTCATCGTCATTAATTGTGTACGTCTCAACCACTTCGTACCGTCTAACTGTTCCAATAATCCGAGCCGTGCGCAATTCTACACGCTTGTCAGCCATGATCGCCAACGTGTAATGACCAATCTCTAAGTCTATTACTTTTAAGTACTTAGGGTCATCAATCCATTTTTTGTAACGGTCACTTGCGTGTTTTTCGGCACTTGTAGGTTCACTAATTGGCACAAACACAAACATAGGTTTTCCTTATTTGTCAAACGACAGGAAATTACCATCTGCGCCCGTAATCGCAGCGATCAATTGCTCGTACGAATACGTGATGTCGTCGTATACATCTTTGTCTTTCAACACAGAGATAGTGACAACATCATCGTCAAACTCAAAACGAATAGCTGTGTACCCCAAAGCTTCCGCTGTTGGGGTTTCAGTGACAACAACTGTGCGTTCGTCACTAGCCAAAGGAATGGCTTTTTGTTTATTTCGTTTGTTGACGACGTGCACGCTTAGGTTTTGGTTCATCAGGCTCACCCCAGTTCATTTCTACAAGAAAGGCCCGCCAAGCCTCGATCAAGGTCTCACGGGGGCAAAGTACTTCTTTGTCACAGAAAGCGCTCACGCAGTCATAATCGAGGCCCGGAAAGGCACGTTTTAATTCTGCGTGTAAAAACTTGTACGCGTCAAAAAACACTGTGGCTTTGTAACACGTGCGGTAATGTTCTTCTACCACATCTAACCAACTTACCAAATCACGGCGACCTTGAGCATCTTCACTGGCGTTATAGCACAACATATTTGTAGTTAGCTTAAACGGTATTTTATATTTTTGGATCGTCGCATTTGAGATTAATTCGTCGTCGGGTACTGGCGGAAGTTCGATCATGTAAAGATCCCCATGACTGTTGAAGGTGAAATTTCTTGTCCATGAGTCGGCGCATACCAAAGAGATACCCAACAACAGCGCCAGCATGAATGTCGGTAGATTGTTGCGACAAAAACAACGCGTCGTACAAACCATACGGAAACGTTAATGCTGAACCAAAAATAGACGTGGGATCAAAATCAGACGCTAGATGCCATTGAAACGCAACACGGGTACTGATTGACGACGGTAGTGGTGTCTGTAGTGCGTTGGTGTTGGTCAAATGCAACGACAGTCGATTAACCGTGAACACGTTGCGTGCCTGTTGATAATCAAACCATGTCGTACTAAAACCACCTTGCGGTTCTGTCACACGACAATTTAACGAATCGGTTTCAAACCACAGTTGTTCGTAAGATCGTAACAACCTTGCGTTTGTTAAAAGTTGTGCCGCTAATTGTTCGGCATTAGCAACTGAAACAATCGATGGAATAAAACTGTCGTCAAATGCATTGCAACCAAAGATTCCCGGAATAATTGGTGCTGACAAAACAAACGATTGACTAAAAGTTACGCCTACATATTTTACGTCGTTGCGTAAAAGCGCAGGTCGTAATTTGTCGCGACAGAAAATGTACATCTTTCGGAAGAAACAATACGGGCAAATAAAAGAACCACACCGAAAAGCACTAGCTTTAGTTTCTGCTGTCGGTAAATGGTTGCAATACAATAAACGTTTACTAAATTGTTGAGTTAATACGTCAGGTCCAACACGTTGCAACAATTTGCTAATTGCGTTGTGACGATATTGTTTTAATCGTACAACTTGCTGGTTAAACGAAAGTTTTCGTTTGGTGTTGTTCAGTTTGGCATTTACAAAGATCGCATCAAGAGACGCTTTGTAAAACTTGTGTGGATCCCACGACATTTGGTGTATTCCCTCAAAGCGGGGCCTGCTTTAGCAGGCCACGCTTATCTACTTACGTAGTAAGTAGGTCGTCCTTTAGTAGACCTTATCTTACAAACTTGCCATAACATTGCGTGCAGTAACAAGTTATGGCATCGAGTTGTGCTTTACATCCAAAACCTCACAAACTTGACGTAAGTCCCTTATTCGATCAGTACATATGGCGTCGAGACAAAAATAATTACTTACGCGTTTGCGACAAACTAAGTTGTTTGTATTGAAGAAAGTAAGGTGGTTTTTAGCCAGTAAATTTGACGTAACATTGTGCGCACCATAGAGTTGTGTCATTTTATTGTGCTTTACATCCAAAACCTTACAAACTTGCCATATGTACGGATCGTTATTAGACTTACGGCATTGCGGCTTCGATAAAAAATGCGCTTATTTCTTTCCAGTCAATTTTAGACAACGCATCGTTTAACAGTTCAGCGTGAAGGCCTGTGCATTCGTGTTGCGACAAGTCTTTTTCTAAAGCATTTGCTAATAACTGCGTTGCTTCTTCTACGTCGTTATCGTTGCGTTCTAGTAATTCTTTTGCTTCGTTGTCCCAATAATTAGTTGCGCCCTCTGTGCCGCCTATCCACATGTTGACAGCCCATGTTTCGTAGGTGGACCAGCCGTTGTATTCTTTGTCCATAAACGCAAACTCCTAGATTTGTCAGAACATACCGTAAAACATTAAGTATCAAAACGAACTCAACATCGTTTACACTAAAAGCAACGCACATGTAAATACCTGAGGTTTTGCCATGCCTACGTTAACCGCAGAACGCGCATTTTTTGGTTATAGAGGTTACAACGCTTCAGGTATTTGGGAAACCGGTTCTGGTACTTTAAATGCGCATATTGCCAGTGCGTTAGCTGCGTTAGCTACAGCTGTTACTAATCTTGACGACGCTAAAGTTGCGTTACCGTTAGCCAAACAAGACGTAGTTGCCGCAAAAGCGGCTCTGGCTACTGCAATTATACTTTTTAAACAACGTAAAACTGATGCTTACGCTGCCGCTGCAATTACATTAAAAGAAGACCTTATCATTGCAAAAAAAACATACGATCAAAATAAAGCTTCAGCGCAAACTACGTATGATAACGTTAAAACACGCATTTCTGCACCGGAAACCGGAGAGTTAGCCGTACTTAAAACGGAATTAGACGCAGATAAAGCGACGCTAGTAACCGCTACAACAACTAAAGACAATGCGATTAACACTCCAACGACCGGCCTTAAAGCAGTTTTAGCAACAGCGTTAGCGTTGGCTAGATCTAATTTGGCTACAGCGCGAAGCACAGCGCAAGGAATTTATACGACAGCGTTGGAAACGTACACAACTGACCGCGCAACGGCATTGTCTGCAATTACAACAGCTAAAGTTAATAAGAAAGCAGCATTAGCCGCAATTAACATTGCAAACGCAGCTATTGCCGCAGCTATTGCCGCTAACAACGCTGGAGCCGAAGCTACAGCACGCGCGCAATTAGCCGATGCAATAGCCGCGCAAAATGCAGCTATTCAAGCGGAAACAGACGGACACGCTGCAATTGACGCGGCACTTGTTACACGTAATGCAGCATTGGTTACGCGCAACACTGCATACGATACAGCAAAAAGTACCGCAGACGCTGCTATTGCTGCGGCTAAAGAAACATTTGCAACAGATTTGGCAACTGTTATGGGCACGTTTAACACGGCTAAAGGCGTGTATGACGCAGCAAGTGCACAATACACATTGGATGTAGCTGACCTTAAAGCAGAACTTGCAACGGCGCTTGAACAACGAAACATTGCGTGGGGGTTGGCCAAAATAATTTTTGACGACATGACTAAAGACGCAAACGAAAATTTAATTGTTTTGAAACACGCTGCGGACGAAGCGTACAACGCCGCAATTGCAGATGCGTAACGAAACGTCAGGACTTATGTGTAATGCCTGACGTTTCGTAACATGTTTAACAATTAAACTTATTCAGAACTACCACCGTGGTAAGTTCTGTCGTGTTGAGCGCCGCTTCTATAATCGTCGCCGCATTGACTAGAGCCTAATGGCAAGTCCATGCGACAAACAGAACACTCTCGGCCCCAAAATGCAACATCTTGCTCGGGCATAGGTTTTTTACAGCCGTCACAAGGCACAGTAGGTATGTTTGGTACAATCTTTCGTTTAGGCATGTGTTACTCCGTTAGTTGAGCTTCGATCTTTTCGGTCTTACCCATCCAAGGACATGGTTTGATTGTTACAAACCAATCTTTGAGCGACGGGATGTGGCCTAGATCTTCTTTGACATGGCGTTCCGCAATCCACCTTACAGGGATCTTTCGCCCTGTGGAAATTGTGATGGTGTGATCTGTTCCGCCAAATAATCTTTCGGCTTCGTAAATGCCTTGCGAATGGTGTCGCAAGGCACGGTGTCTAAAATCACCAAAGTGTTCTTTTGACGCGTCGAACCAGTCGTGGATTTGTATGTAATCCTCGACCGTTCCGCCCCATACTTTGACACAGCTCAAGGCATGGTGGTAGGGGTTGGCCACGATTAAACCTCTTCCGCTACGTTGTTAAGGTTGAACGTTCCTTCGACAACGTTTACGACGCGTTCGTTAAATTCACACCTAATTGCGCCGGTATCGATGTTGTAATAGATTGTCCCGGATGTGCCTTCGTTAATTTCCCAGCCGGGAATATTTTGACTTAAAATGTCATACGTTACCGTCTCCAATGCGTCTGCAAGTGTTAGTTCTTTTTGTTTTATTATCGGTTCCCACTTGCCTTCGTGGTGTGCAAAACCTTCTTGTACGTCAAAATCGCCGATACTAAGCGTTGCCGGGTGTTTTGGCGGCATTGAGTCGTTGAACTGGAAATCCATGTCTTCGATTTGACCGCTGTCTCCGGAGCCGTCAAACGTTACGACAATCCGTGCGTAGTTAGATGCCTTGCACACCGACAGAACTTTGCGCCAAATATTCAAAGCATCGTCTTTCATAGTAATTTGCATAATCATCCCATCCTTATGATTAAACTTGTTTCTTTATCTCGGCCAAGTCACACGTTCCTGTGCTAGTTTTTACACGGCTGAATTCACACTCAATTAAGCCGGTAGCCGTGTCGTATGTAATTGTTCCGGTGTTGCTGTTGCTACATTCCCATTTGTAAAAATTATTTATTAAAATTTCGTACGTTACTATTTTTAACGCGTCTGCAAATGTTAGTTCTTTTTGTTTAATTATTCGCGTACAGCTATCTGTACAAAATTCTTCTACATCAAAAACGCCAATACTATTGCAAAACTGAAAATCCGTGGTTTTAATTTGACCCTTGTCCCCATCGCCTTTAAACGTCACAACAATATCTTCGTGATCAAAATCTTCGCACAGCACTAAAATTTTGCGCCAAATATTCAAACCATTGTCTTCCATTTCAATTTTAAATGCCATGATCATCCCATCCTTATGATTAATTCTTCTGCTCCAAACACTTTCTTCTCGCCGCAAGATTTACAGACACCACGACGCATGTCTGGCTCAACGCCATGAGTTTCTGCGTGACAAGCGATGCAGAAACCTACGTTGTCGCCTGATTCACACGCCGCTATGATTCTGTCCAGATCTAGTTTTGGCACGGTGCGTTCCTCCTTGGCCATGACGAATACCTCTTATCGTTTCTGTCAATTTCCCCAATTACTGCATTGAGTATTGGAACTAGCGCTTCGTTCTCGGTAAGTATTTGCTTGTCTTCGTCCGGATCGTTTTGCTCTTTAATCATTTGTTTTAAAAGAGCTATGTCTCTTTGTGTTCCCAATACTGACAACGTAAACAAACTTTGTATCAGTTGTTGAATTGCAAATTTCGTGGAGCTCTGTAACTGCATTTGCATCACTCCTCGAGTTATTAACCTTTAACGCCAAAGGCCACGGTTTTACCCGTGGCCCGTACGTTAATCGTAAAAGCGTTGACTTATCGGTAACGTACGCAGGCAAACCAGCCATTGCGGCCGCGAGACACTGCAATCTCTACTGGTGTTCTTTTCCCCCAGTAGCAGCAATTGTGAATGGCGTCTTGTGCGCTACGGGTGCTGAAACCCACACCTTCGTACCTGAACGATCCGCCGCGATGAGCCATACGTCCTGTTGACGCAGACGCATTGGCGCTTGCTTGAGCCGAAAGGCCTCCTGCCGCCGATACAGGTGCAATCATCGAAACACTCAAAACCAAAGCCAACATAGCCATCCTGACCATATGTCGAAATCCTTTCATGAACATGCCATCATTGTCCGGCTCGTTCTAAGCCCGGGCCGCTATAACACTGTTTTAAGTTTTGTTTGTCAATACCGATCGAGACTGTCACTGAATGTTGTTTTCTGTTTCCCACAACTTAAGTGCTTTGTCGATACCATTTAACGTTTCCTCTGCGGTTTCAACTTCTTCCATACAAATCGTGTTAATGACAGATTCTTTAGGTTGATTGGCAACCATTTTTCGTTGATTGTTTATGTGTTTATTCAATAGTTTGGTCAGTAACCGCGCAATAACTGGTGACACTTTAATTGATAACGTTGCAACTGTAGTTTGCATTTCTCGATTGTCATACGCTTCTGCTGATACGCGGCGCATGGCAGGCGGTTCAAATATCAGTTTGTTGTCATTGTCATATCCAAACCATGTACCCGGTATTTCCGGTGTACCGTCAGGTAAACGATGCAGTCGTTCTTCCGGTGGCCGTTGATCGAAGGACCAGCGCAAATCACTTAAGTATGCTACAAAGTCAAAACAACTGTCATAGTCAGTTAGGCACAAAATGTGAGCATGGAAAATTTCTGATCGTTGTGTCGAAGTAAGTTCGGACCACGTAGCAAATTCCGGATTGTACTGCTTTGTTGACATCAGCATACCTTTTAAAACGATGGGGGTTAGGACGAATGCCGTTGGCGGCCACTGTACATGGAGTACATGAATTCGTCCATTTGCATATCAAGTTTGAACATTTCGCCAGTTTTTAACTTAATGGCGCACGTGTGATCCGACACGTTATCTTCCACGTAAACAATTTCGTACGTATTCACCGTCAGTCGTCGTCCGTCGTGTAATCGAGCAACTACAAACGGATTAGGATCTAGGCTCATGGGTATCTACCGTAAAAGCCAAACGGATCTTTGCATCGTGACCTTGAAGTAAGACCACGTTGAATTGATGTTGCAAAACACATTCGTAAGTAAGGCGCACTGTTACAGAAGACAAACTGAACAATAATTCGTAACCACTTTTACTTTGCAATTCATCTAGGGTCATTTTTTTGTCGTTGTATTCCGCTGACTTTAACGCAATTGCCGGGTTTTGACACAACGGACAACAAATAGAGTAGCTTGGGCCAGTTTGATTAACTGTCAGTTGCAGGTCGAGTTTTGTTCCTAGCACGTTTTTTATTCCTTATCCATGTCTCGGGTATAGTCAGGTCAGCAAGTTGCAACGCTTTGACTAATTCATCTACAATCCTGTCCCCGTTATCAGGAAGCATTTCTTTGATCTGATCACGGGTTAACGGAATGATTTGATACAGATACACAAACCCTGCTTCTTTTTCAATGTGGTTGATTGTGCGCACAGATAGCGGCAATTCAGCTATGGCTGAATATTGCGGCGTTTCTTGTTCAACCGGAGCGGGTTTAAAGTAACGGCGTTTGCGCATAATTGTTCTCACATCACTAAGCACCGACAGTACTTACAGTAACGTGAAATTAAGCACGATTCTAGCTTTACCCTTCAGTAACGTCATAGCGTCCGGCTTGGAATTCTTTCCAGATGCTACTGGGGCGCGGTCCTGTTTGATTGTTATATTTACCTTCGTACTTCAATGTGGTGGTTCCTTCTACTGTATGAAAAGCTACTTGGCAGATTTCCACGTTGGCATAAATGCGTACAGGATGCACAACCGTGATTTCCAAGGTCCATGTGCCGTTAAATCCTATGTCACCGAATCCTGCGGTGATGTGCACAGAAATACCCATACGCCCAATTGAACTGCGTCCTTCAATAAATGGGGCATACACGTTTGTATGCGTTACTTCATTGGTGTGGCCTAAGTACAGAACGTTAGGTTCCAGCACATAGCCTTCTGGTGGAATTTCAATTGGGATTGTTGTCGGTTCAGTACGCAAATCCAGTAAATGCGTCGTATCGTACTTTAACAGTGTTTTGCCGAGTGTCAGGTTTACACTGTTCGGGTTTAACTGGCGGAGTCGAAACGGGCGGATGACTATTTCCCCCGATTGCATCGCTGTTCGTATTGCGTTGGCCGTTAAAACCGCCATGAACTGATCCTTGGTTTACAATTTCGTAAAATCCTGCACTAAATACTTTTATATACGGCATGTCTGTCGCTACAAGTTCTTTTTGCGGCAACGTATAAAAAGCATCACAGTTAGCTTCTTGCAAGACGTAACACGGTTCTTTAAGCAATTGCGCGCGCATATAAGCTTCTTTTAAAGCATCTTGCAACAACATAAAATTACTCGTGTTATTCCTGTGTTTGACTAAGGACGCGTTTGGCTTCAACCAGCAACACTTGCATTTTTTCTTGGGCAGAACTAACCATAGTGTCGATGTGCTGGATCATGCCCTCTAACATGCGTGTGGTTTGTCCGATACCGCCAAACAGCTCGCTTGGCGATTTTTCATTCTGAGACCGGGTTTGCCAAATACCTGATATGGTATCGGTAAGATTTAACTCATTGTGGTAATCAAATATGACGACGATTCCCCGTAAGTCTGCGTGTCGAAGCAACGCTTTTAACGCAACCTCTTGAAATTCCATGGCAACGTCGTGGTCAAAACGGGAGGGGTTCGTCGTTTCGGTCATTTGATTTATTCCATGTTAGTCGCGGCGTACGACAACGGTGGTGAAACACGTCGTTGCCGATGTTTGCAAATCGTGAAACACTGAAAGCAAACGCCGGAAACAACCAAAGGTTATTCTGTGTCAGTTCGCTTGCCAATACCAATCCCGCAAAACAGAAACCAATCCAAACTGAGAAACACCAAGGACAAAGCAACAAATTACTGAAGTAATTGTTGTACAGTTCCAGCCGTGCGCGCTGCTCTGCAAACAAAGAACTGTGATGCCATATCTCAATGACTTGCCACGTGGCGAAAGCCGCAAGCAATAAACTAAACCAATTCATAGTGTTTCTCCGTTGTTAGATTTTTCACGCAAATTCAACAGTAAATACAGTAGAAAGGATGCTGCAATCATTGGGATGTAACTGCCAGTCAATACTGACAGTATCGTGCCTGCTCCTAAGGAACAGACTACAAACTTAAAGAACATGTGTTTGCCTGTGGAAGCGTTGCCGGTGGAATTCTTTTAAGCGCACTACCCGCATTTACGTGCGGAACTCCACCGGCAACAAAGTTTATTGTACCGGTTCATTGCTCCATGGTCTCATCGTTCCGCGATCTGGTTGCGGTTTACCTTCTGCTTCAAGGAAGGAACTGATCGGGCGTTTATCGACTGGAAGGAAGTTAACAAGTAAGTCGGCAGGGTAGACGCGTGGTCGGGGACGGAGACTTTCGTTGGGATTGATTCCGGAACGGCGGAGGAACGTGACGGGGGAGCGCGATTTAGCCATGGCATGTGTTCCTTAAGGCTGGTACTACTGTAGATGCTTAACAATGTTTGCACTGTACCGAGGACAAGGGCAAAGATAGACTCAAAGATCAATTTTAACAAACTGTGCAAATTGTCAAGAAACGCGTCTTCGGCACTTTTGCGCGGCATAAGGTACTCCTATCGTGACTGAAGCCGTTGATTTAACGCCAAAAATTCTAGAACCTGAACTTGTTGGCTATACCAGTGACAACGTCAAAAAAATCTTGAAATTGCAAAAGGCATTGCGAGAAAGCGGAACGCCGACGCTTAAGCCTTTATTACCGTTGCTATTTTCACTTAAAGGAAAGCCGTATTCGTTGGATAATTATTTTCCGTTTGAGCCGTTTTTTCGTACGAGGATTCCGCGCGCAACGTTACTAAAAACCGGACGACAGGTTAGTAAATCCACGTCACTAGCTGCACAAGGAATTAGCACGGCGATTTCAATGCCGTATTTTTCAACGTTGTATGTGACACCGTTGTATGAAATGATTCGACGGTTTTCACATAACTATGTTCGGGAATTTATTGAATCGTCACCAAGTAAAGAACTTTTGGTTAGCGAAGACTTGGCGCAAAACGTATTGCAGCGTCAATTTAATAACGGTTCTAACATGTATTTTTCGTATGCATTTTTAGATGCGGAACGTACTCGAGGTATTCCCGCAGATAAAAATGCTATAGATGAAGTACAAGATATACAGTATGATTTTTTACAAATCATTCATGAAACACTTTCTGGCAGTCCATATGCTGTGAAAGCTTACTCTGGCACACCAAAGACACTAGATAACACAATGGAGAAATTGTGGCAAGACAGTAGTCAGGCTGAGTGGATTATTAAATGTCATCATAGCGGTTGTAACTATTGGAATGTACCTTCGCTATCTCATGATTTATTAAAGATGTTAGGACCATGGCACGAAGAAATTAGTGAAAAGATTCCCGGAGTTGTTTGTGCCAAATGCCGTAAGCACTTAAACCCTCGGTCAGGTCGGTGGGTACATGCGTATCCAGAAAGACGTTGGTCGTTTTCTGGCTATCACATTCCACAGATTATTTTGCCTATGCATTACGCCAACCCTGAAAAATGGGACATTTTGATTGGCAAATCACAAGGCCGGGCAAATACGACATTTACTACGTTCTTGAATGAAGTGTGCGGAGAAAGTTACGACGAAGGTTCTAAACTGTTGTCGGAAACAGATCTTAAAGCTGCTGCTGTATTACCGTGGCCGAACGACTGGCGGAAAGCTGCGGATCAGATCGGTGGATACGTTCGACGCGTATTAGCTGTTGATTGGGGTGGCGGTGGCGGCACGCTTAAGGCAACTGGTGACAGCGGTAAAAGCCGCACCAGTTTCACGTCGTTAGCTGTATTGGGTTATCGTGCTGATGGCATAATTGATGTTCTGTGGGGCATGCGTTCACTTAAAACCCACGATTATTATTACGAATCACAGTTGGTTGTAGAAACTCTTAATCGGTTTCGCTGTTCTCATCTTGTGCATGATTATGGCGGCGCTGGAGCCATCCGTGAAACGTTTGTGCATCAAGCTGGTTGGCCTGCTGAGAATATTGTGCCGATTGCTTATCACACAACAGCCAAGCACAACATTATGACGTTTCATCCCGCCACTGAGTCACATCCACGCCACTGGTATTCCGTAGACAAATCACGTGCGTTGGTGTTGACGTCGCAATGTATCAAGTTTGGATTAATTCGATTTTTCCAATACGATTTTAAATCAGCAGACGATGCTGGTTTAATTCGAGATTTCTTGGCGTTGCTAGAAGAAAAAATTGATGGTCGCGGAACAACAGATCGATACGTGATTGTGCGGCATCCTAATTTACCTGACGATTTTGCACAAGCCGTTAACATCGGTTCTTGCGCGTTGTGGCACATTGCAAAACGCTGGCCAGATTTGTCCGTTACTATGAAATTTCAAATCCCTATGGATCTGGAAGAATTAGCCAAACCCCGTCGCGTCGTCGATTGGGAGGAGATCTGATTCAACGTCGTCTTCAACGTCACCCGGGTATTGATAAATTTTAGGTTCTTGGAAAAGTCGTGATATGCGGCGAAGCGACATGTCCCCCGAATTAATCTTGGGTAAGCCAAGTCCGGCATCAATACATGTTGTAATAATTTTTTGCTGAAATTGGTTTTCGTCGGCTAGTTCTGTTTTAGAGAAAGTGACTGGCAACGCTTCGCCTTTAAACCACAACACACTTTCCGCCACGTGATCAATTCCACGCTGACAGATTGATTTAAGTCTGACAGAAAAATTAGTCATTTGCAGAAAATCTGTAGGCGCAAGTCTTATAAACCAACCGTCTTTGTTTTCAACAACAAGCCATGCTTTATTTTTGTCAAACAATCGCACGCACTTTACGCCATCAATAACAGTGTGCTCTTGTGCCCAGTCTTTGTACTCGTTTGCAATTTCATCAACATCTATATTGGCTAGTAATAAAGCGTTGAAGAATTCTTTGACTTTGTTTGAGGGTGCAGCCGTTAACCATTTTCGCAACGCATCACGCCAAGGCAAAGCACGTCGAATAATGTAACGCATCAGATCTTCGGGTTTTTTGGTTTTAATCATTTCAGCAAACGCAGCATCAGTCATGTCCAACAACGCTAGCATGCCACCACTGGAGTAAGCGGCTTGTATGACAGACGGTGTTGGCGCGCAGCCGACAATGACAATATTTTTTTGTTTAACCGCTGACCACGACACCGTTTGCGTATTTTGATGCGGTTCAAAAAACCACGATACGATAGGCAAAGGCGTGGTAGACATTAGCGCGTGTCGAGATTGAATACGCAGCGCAATCAACGGATCTTCTAGCGCTATCGCATAATCTCCGCATGTAGTTTGTCCAAGGATGCTAGCGGACAATCCCCACAAGCCTGCATCGTTTGGTCTGGCTTTGCTATTGAACGTGTTGTCACTGGTACGGCATCGCGTGTAAAGCCTTTGCAATTTACCGTGCCTATTTCCAACGCACAGCATGCCTTGAATAAGTCCGGGTGCTAGTTCGTATGGCAGCACCAAAACGTCTCCCCATCCACCCGGAAAACGCACAGGCAACGTAATGATGCGATCGTATAAATGCTTTTTGCGAGATGTACCTACGTAATGTTTGTAAGGGCTACCTAATGCCTTTTCTAATTCCTTGTTATGGTTTGCAGCAATGTATCGTTCTAATTTAGGAACGAACGATTCCCATTTACGTTGCGACAAATTAAATGTGTTTAGTATCGCGTTAACAGCCATGGGTGGTTTGCGAAAGTAAGATTCACAAGCTGCCCACGCGTCCGTCGCTTTGTGTCGAGCTGCAATAAATTGTTCTTGGTAGCGCCGAATTGATTCTATCGGTAGACTTATCATAGAGGGGACGGCGCGTTTACCAAGTTCGACGAATGTGGCGTCAATAGTCATATTCCAACATGCGGCAAGTAATTCAACAAAGTCGCCATTATGTTTACAAGCTTTACAATGCTGCCAACCCACGTTATTTGTGGTATCCTGATAGGCAACCATGCTTTTGACTGCATGACAGAGCGGACAATCAACTGTGACCGGCAAAGCGTCAGCTTTGTCAAGATTTAGGAAACCGGCAACAACGTTCCAGTTGAGTTCGATATTAGGAGGGAGCACGCTATGCCTCGTAATGTAGACCACATCGCTGACAACAACGGCGTTGAATTATACCGTCTGTCGTTGACGCATACTTTGCCAGAATTTGTCAAGAAGGCAAGTCCTGAAAGTATTTATGACGTCAAAGGCGTTGCGTCTAGCAATTATGCCGATGTGATTAGTCATCAGTTTCCGTGTCACACACCGCAATGCACGTGGTTGAGCACAGCTTTTTTCTTTGATAAGAAAGCTGAGTTTTCTGAAAAAGATCAGAAACGCATAGAGTCTCGACTTGAAAAGTTTGCAGCACATTGGGGTATCCGTTCGGAATACAGTGCTGTTAAGTCTCGTAGTAATCAATTAGAAAAGACAGCTACTGACGTATTGCCTGATTCCAGTTATGCGTGGGTATGGGTTGATGATTCTGGATCAAAAGATCGCAGATTGCCGTTGCGCAATGCTTTAGAAGTTAAGACAGCAGCAGATTGGTTACATCAATACCGTGATAATTTCACGTACGCTGATCGTAATCGCATGGCTGTTAAGATTCTTGAGAAGGTAGCACAGTTTGGCGCTGCCGTTGGTGACAAACTTGAGTTTCTGGAAAAGCAAGCTGGCCACGGCGTATGCAATCCAAAAGAAGTGCATGCATTGTTGCAGGACCGTATTAAGTTGGCGAACAACGACGAGCACCGCAACATTTTGCAAGCGCTGGCTGACAGCGTGCTTAATACGCCTAAGATGGTTCTGACCAGTAATCAATTGGTGAAGTTGGCCACAGTCATCGACACGACGGACCGTGCGCTTAATTTGACTAAGGGTTACGGTTCTATTCTTCAGCGCCCAGAAGATGTAATTTTTAGCGCTACGTTTACTAAGACAGCTTCTGAATTGCATGAGCATGTATCGACAACGTCTGGCCGCATGTACAACAAACAAGACTTTGGCAAGGTTGCATTGGATGACCTTAAGTCTTTGTTTGGTGAAGATTTTGCTGACCGCGTGCGAAGTGGACTGGACGTGGACGCGGAAAAGCTGGCGGAAGAGATCTCAACTCTTCCGCGTCCTGACGCCGAAATGTTTGACTCCCTAATGTCAGAAGTAGGAGTCAAACCCGCAGTTGTTAAGACAGCAGGTGTTCACATGAACAAAGCTGCTGCGGCTTATTATGCTAATTTACTGACGCACTAAGCCGTTCTAGAAACCTTGAACGATTTTGATCGCGCTCTTCTGCGGATCCCGGCGGTGGCAACTTAAACAAGCGTGCAACTTGAATCATCACAAGCACGTAATTACCTTCGTCTTGTTCTAGCCATTTTGTGGCATTACGACTTGGATAAATGCTTATTTTGTTTGCGCCGTCTATTGTTGTCAAAACGGCTTTGAATTTAAGGCCGTTAAACTTAAACCACTTTTCGTGCTTGATACGTTCTTGCATTATGTTGCCTCCAGTACGTAATTAGTCACTAGCCAATCAACCTCAGCTTTTACCGCAGCATGATACGAATCAAACACGACGGGCAGACAGAAGTAATGTTCTGTTCTGCCCGTAATCTTAAACAACGGCTCAAAGTCTACCGAAAATTTACCGGCGCAATCGCCGGTTTCAATTACTTCTACTCTGGATGCACGGGCAGGCATCTCATGCCTGTGGCGATATGTTGTCGCCTGATCCACTACCTGCCGGATTGATCCGTCCGGGAGGTATCTCTTGACTGTCATTGGTGCTTAGTCCTTCCCATGTCTCTGCTGGCCATTCTTTGTCGATCATGTACCGCCACTGCATTTCTTGATCGAAGCATTTACGGCAGACAGCGATAACCCACGTAGGCGTCAGTCGCAGGTTACGGCGCTCGACTGTATCGTTGCAACTGTCACACGTTCTCATGTTCAGTTCTCCGCCATGCAATCGAACTAGGCGTCTCTCTGATCATCCATTCGTACCCAGAGCCAACTTCCAGCATCGTGATGTGCGCGATGCTTTCCAGCTCGGTTCGATACTCACTAGGATCAGCGTGCTTTACCATATCTTTTGCTTTTTCAAGCGCTTCGTAACGGTTGTCCGCAAGCACGTCTAGCGTGTGCGTTTGAATTGACGTGATCTTAACTTGGTATTTCATCCTAACTGCTCCTTTGCGGCTTCGGCCATCTGTGTAAGTTGATCGAGAGCGGCTTCAAACTTATCGTCATTGCTACCTGCCAATTGCACCGCTTTGTCCAGTGCCAGTGGGTATTGCAGGTTCAGTTCGGTCAGCACCTTCACACAAAGTACCAATGCCGCTGCTTCTGGTCGTGAATACATGACTGTCTCCCTATAAGTACTTATTTATTGTAATTTGCCTTGATGTAATCCATCAGTAACGTCTCAAGCCAATGCACTTCTTCCAATGCTTCTATGACCGACGACGTCCAATCCACGCTTTGGACTGCGTTTCTGTCGTTGGCCATTTTCTTTAGGTCTTTTTCGGTAAATGCCGTTTCGGCAATTTGCTTTAAATCAATCTCTACAAATTGCTCGGCCATTAGCGTCCTCCGTCGGCGATACAAATTATGATTGTCGAATGAACGCTAAAGTCGGCGCACGCTAACTTATCGCCTACTTTTGCGTTTTTTACCCACGCTTGGACAGTTACTTTGTCGCCGCCAAAGTGTTTTAAGACATGAGACGTATTTACCGTTGCAACGGCGTCTCGTCCAGACATGTCTTTCAACAAAAACATCTTCACGGTGATCTCCTTATAAGTACTTATGCGTTCAGTTCTTAGCTCGCCATCTATCGAGTAATCGCTGCGCGCGTTCTGTCAACGCTGCGTGTTTAACCGCAGGCAATCTGCTGTTTTCCCACGCTCCTAGTTCTTCTTCTGACGCTTCTTTGTATCGATCACTGTCGTGGATAGTTACGTACCCATCTACGGCATCTACGTTAGCAGGAGCGAATGATCCAAAATTGCTAATGTGGTAAGTCCTTGTTTTCATATGCCTGCCTACGAAAAGGCCCGGGGTAGTGTGCCCCGGGCCGTGTAACTCTCACACCAGAGTTTATTTAAACGCAAATAAGAAACGGTTGTTGTCAGAGCATCAAGACCGGTTCCTGTCTCGATTGTGTTGGTATGTCTGTCTAGCCGTTAGGATTGCCAGCGTTAAACAACAGACATCGTAGTGACGTTATGACTCGTCCGCTCTGACAGCGGGTAGAATAAAACAAGACCCCGCCCAACCAGTACGCAAAGTGTATCAGAATTCGTTACGTTCGTCTATTAGGCGATCAATCGATTCGTCGTATAAGGCTTCGTCTTCTTGTTCCAATTCGTCCATTTCTTCTTCCGAATATTCTAGATAATCATCGGGTGGATCAATCGGCTGCTCAGGTCCCATGGCATTCCTCCCATCGAGCAATTGTGGTTAAGTTAATAGGCCGGCGTTTGACGACACCGGCCTTTGGTGGTATTGCGCAGTATTGGTGCTTAGATACCTTGAGTTGCAGTTCTGACAATAGCCGTTGCGCGTCGTTCAAATACTCGTCAATCAACACGGGGCCAAAGTAATCGTCATCTCCGTGAAACAAATCGATTACTTTGTCTACGCACCTCCGGATCTCTTGCAGTTCTTCGGAAGTCATATCACCCCCGTCAATCTTTTTCCCACAACTTGATAGCGTCCAGATTCACAGCACGCCTTACTTTCTTCACGTCATCGGCCTGTTCAAGCAACGTTTCCACGCTGCTGGTCAGTGCCGTAGCCAAAGACTTACGGAAACTCTTGCTTTGCTTGATCTCGTGAGCGATCTCTTCGCTACGCCCACCGACACGACTAAACTGTGCCCGGATTTGATCCAAGGCAGCATCCATCTGAACGCCTTGCGCACCCAACATGGATCGGATGTGACCGAAGCCATTCAGCTTTTCCATGATGTGCTGGATGGTCGAAGTGGTGATACGCTTGCGCTCTTCCGTTTCGACAGGACAGAACCGTGTCTTGAACGTTTCTGTGGGCATCGTCAAGACTTCGGTAACTTTCTTGTCGCCATCCACGGCGTACTTCAACTCGACCGTGATGTTGTCTCCGCTAACAGTCTGCCGCACGACTTCGGCGTTAGTGAAGCGGACAATTTCAGTATCCATCTCGTGTGGATGGACTCGTGTTCGTTGCACCAATTGATTGGCCAACGTTTCAAAAGCCGTCTGCAACTCCGACGTGATATAGTCGGTGGCAGTCTGGATTGTACGGTCAATTTCCGAAGCGACACGGGAGCACTCCCGTTGGTAGATTGCGGCTGGTAATCGTACGGATGGCTTGTACGCCGTGTAGACAGGATCGCTTACAGTGATGACCTGCCGCAAGTTATCTGGGTAGTCACGGAGGTTGAACTGATCTCCAAGGCGTTGACGGTCAAGATCTAGAATGGAATCCCAGACTGTACCGTCAACATCAGTATACGGAACATTAAGATGCTCCGTCACCCGATCTGCCGCTGAGTACAGTTGGTCTCGTCGCAAGAAGAAACCGCGCTCGAACTCTTCCATGTCTTCGACGCGGATCAGCCTGACGCCGCCTTCGATGGTGGTGTCGTTAGCTGCATTAGCCTTTACGATTGTGAAAGCATCTCGCCATGCGTGGATATTACGCCGACAGGTGCTCAATTCACTCAGCAAAGGATGTCCTGACGTGAGCAACTTTTTGCTGACACCGAAACCTTTGCTTTCCCCGGACACTACCGAGACCATCTGGAATTTAGTCTTGGCATCGACCTGTTTCGATTGAGAAAACCAAGAACATGCGTACGTAACTTCCTGACAGTTCAAAGCAATATTAGTAATCGTGGCTGCGTGCTGGTTTGGACTAATCGTTGGCTTGGTCTCATCGAAATTGAAACTCATCTGCTCGGATCCTGTTGTGATAGTGCTCATACGTTTCTTTCTCCAGTTCAAACTTCTTCGGTAACAAACGACACTGCCTGATCAAGAGCTGCGCGCGCTTGATCTGTGGCTTCGTTATCATCTTCTCTGTACGTAGCCCACATGACTTTGAGGGCTTCTAACAAGACAGGTGCTGCTGCAATTAATCGGGCATTGTCAAAGGCTTCCAAAGGATGATTGACAATGTGGGCCACTGCTTCCCCTTCGGGATCATTTACCGGACCAACGGCTAGTACGAATCCGTCCTTGAAACTCCACGGACCGGGCGTATGCATAAGAACCTCCGCAAAGTGGGCCGGGCAAAGTTTATCCCGGCCCACTACGAGTACTGTTATTCACCACGAAGCCGACGACGCCCTGTAATAGGCGGTGTCGTGGTTTCCGTTGTCGCTGTGGCAGCTACCTTGAACAGCTTGCCAGTTGAAGCATCTAAAGCGCATTCCGAAGCCCATTTATCGAGCTTGCCAATTTGCTTTGCCGCAGACACAGCAACAGGACGGATACGCTGCTGAGTCTCGGACAAAGGCTCGGCCAACCTGCAAGCCAGACGACACGCTGAACGGATCTCGGCAGGAGTCCATCCCTCGTCGTTCACGATGTAGCCTTGCACAGCACGACCTAGAACATCATCAAGCGCCGTGATTTGTGCAATGTATCCGTCACGCCCAGCTTTATCTTTAACCAACAACGACATTGCAATCCTTTGAGCAAAAGCCCCAATATCCTTTCGTTTGGCTTTGTACTCCTCGATGATTCCGTCCACATCTGCTTCAAACTTGCGGGCGTTTGGCACTCCGGCGATCGTCGCAGGGAAGAAGCGCTTGAGGTAAATGTTCCATACCTCAGCCCGTTGCTTATCGTCAGGAAGTCGAACATAGAAAATAGCATCGACACGTTCGGCACGAGTAAACGCCTCGTGCATGTTACTGATGTCATTCTCGGTGAACACCCAGAAGATTGACTCTTTGATGTCATTCATCTGGGTCAAGAACGTACCCAACATGCGGCTGCCGACACCGCCGTCACGGTCACCACCTGCGGCTGGCATGACCTTGGACACCTCGTCGATGATCACGACGCACGGGGACATAGCTTTGCACACCTGAAAGAACTTACGAGTGTTCTTCTCGGTCTCGCCCACCAAACCACCCATCAAGTTGCCGGGATTAGCCAGCAACGTAGGAATGCCAAACTCGTTGCCCGTTGTCTGGGCGATCAGAGACTTACCAGTACCGGGAGGACCAACCAGCACAATACCCTTAGCTCGGGCATCTTTATCAATTGCGTCCATGGGGTTAGGCGCCAGCAACTTGCGCAGGAAACCCTTGACGCCTTCATTACCACCGACATCGGCATACTTGAGACGCGTGTCCAGCAACTCGACCAGACCGTCCTGATTGAGAATCTTGGCTTTGTACTGCCAGACACTTTCAGGCGGCACTTCCTTGTGCTCTACATAAGCCGCAGCGAATACTCCTTCGGCCTGTAGCCGCGTCATGCCCAACGCAGCCTTGATGGCCTTGGTGACCCGTTCTGGATCAACTGTAGTCAACACCCCTACAGTGTTGTCGTAGATCTCCTTCAATTCGGCTTCGTCGGGCAACTGGTGATTAACGGCGTGGAATAAAGGAGCCACCTCCTCAGGGAGTTTGGTCCCCGGAGGACTAACAACCACAATGGCTTTTTGGAACTCCTTGCCGATTGGGCAGAAGTTCTGAATGGCGGCAGACAAGCGATGGCGCTCGGCAGTCAGAGACAGGTGACCATTCTTCAATACCAGAATCGAAGGCAAGAGAGGTTGCTCTGCGCCTTCCTCTGTGCTGGTGTTGAACTTATCGTAAAGTGGCCCGTCCTTGACCATGCCATTGATCAAGTCCACGGGTGATTCTTGTCCACCGCGATTGAGCATCACCGCAGCGTCATCGCCTTCAGTCTTTTTGCCGTGGAGGCCCTTGTGGGCGTCCCAGATCATAAGATTCCATTGTCGCTTACGGCAGACATTGGTAATCGCAGCGATTGCGTCCTCGATCTCGTCCGTATGGACGAAGATTGCGGGCTGACAGGCGTAAATGGCGGTCTTGAATTCGTTGGTCAGGCTCATGCTTCTCTCCAAAAGAAAGGGTCCCTGCAAAAACAGGGACCCGTGACGTGTAACTAATTCCTACTAATCGAACTTATATCTGCTGCTGATTCTCTACTCTTTTCTCGAGGAAGCTTGGCTCGACGGCCTCTGCCGTGTCGTGGCCGTCAAGTGCACCTTGACGCCGCAGATACGGAGCCATGGCCTTGCGGCAAAGATTGCCGCCAAAGCCTTGCGCTTCTTTACTGATTGAACCGTCGATACCGTACTTTGTTACAATTACCGGTTCCATTGTCTCTCCTTAGCTGAGTCTTGCTTCCGCAGGTTTGGTATGCGACACATAGCTGCCGTCCGGTTGGCGAATAAACTCAATTTCATCGCCCAGTTGTTGTGCCGCAATAGCATCGGACGCCATGCGGTAGTGCATCTGCAATAGCGGCGCAATTGTTTTCTCATCGCGCCCGTCTTTGCTCTGACTAAACACCGGGTGGCCGATTACATCGTGCAAGCCAAACCCGTTTTTCCACTCATCGTACTTAATCAAGTACGACCCTGCGTTTTCCGGGTCGGGCACGATGCCGACCTCGTACGGATCAAGCCCGTGTTTTTCTTTGATAAGCCGGGCTTGTTCTGCTGAACAAGACAATACCATGACCGCATCATTGCAATCGTGGTGTGCTCGATACGTTGCACGGTCATGAACGGTCATTCCCATTAATCGCGCGGCCATTCTTACCGCATTCAAATCCGTAATGAGTGGCCGCCCTTTGATACTCTTACCAGTTACCATGAACGACATACAATCCTCCAGCCTTGATTAGGCAATGTTTATTCGTTGTGCCGGGGTTAAAATTCAGTCAGTTTCGTTAAAGAAATTTGCGACATCATCATCAGTGTCAGGATCAATGTCGGGACGGGTGTTACTAATAATCTCTTGTTCAAACTCTTCTATAAGCTCTGCAACTGTATCGTGGCGTACTGATAATTTTTCAACTAAGAAACTCATGACCTTACGCGTATCCCAACCCATAGCGACCATTGCGGCGGATAAGACTTCGCTTAGCGTATTGTCAGTGATAGTCACGAGGTTACTCCCTTATGTAGAAGCTGTTGTAATTTTTTAACAATCTCGTCTGTCGAACCTTGCTTTAGTTGAAGCGCGGATAATTGTTCCATCAGTTCTTGCAGACAAAGACGCAGTGTTGCTTCTACTGCGTCTTTTTTTCCTGTCTGCACGTCGTTAACAGCTGCAAACATTTCCGGGTCATCTGTGAAATCGTATGACACGGTTTTGGCGTAATCTTTGACGGCAAGTCGCAATACATCTGGGGCCTGCACAAAACCTTGTTCGTCCAGTATGAATGCGATGTATCTGCGAATCTCAAGACAAAACAATTCATCGTCTTCGTCGGGTGGACTTAACAACAAAGCTTCTGTAATCGCCCACGCACACTCCATGGCATCCGCAGGATCAAATTCATCGGGCTGGAAATCATCAAAGGCTAATACGTTGGCTAACTGCACAAACCTTGAAGCATTCTTAAAAAACAAATCTGTCGTTACAACCGTAATTGCCGCAAGCAATCTGTCGTAATTTGCTTTTGGCAATTTAAGCGCAAAGTCGCTTTCAATTTCTAACCGAATCGTTTCTGGATGCCATGTAAGCAATTCTGGACCGTAATGATCAAGCCCCATGACAAGCAAAGTTGTGGCAAACGTTTCAGGATCTGTCCAAAGTTTTTTCCACGTACTAAGTGTTTGTTGTGGGACGGTCAGGGTCGATCCCATGAGTATGCTGTCGTTCATTCTCTTGCTCCATCGCCAGAATGTATTCTTTCTTGCGATTGAATAGTTCTGTCACATTGCAAACGACAAGCGTCACAGGCGTTCGCGGTAATTCTTCTAATTTATCACCACTGGAAACTTCTAAGAACTTTTCTTCACCTGTCCAGCCAACGTATTTACCATCACAAACCGTCAAACCAAATGTTGTCATTGCGGCTTTAGTTTCGTCTTTCCAAACATTTAAACATTTTACCAGTTGCTCTCTGTAAGTGCTTATAATTATTTCCTGATCTGCATCTGAAAACAGACCAAGATGAATAAGCCACTCCAGCAAATAAATTAAAATTTGCGTTTTGTCGTCAAGCCCTTGTTTTAACTGGTCTTGCGTCAAATGCAAAAAACGGCGGCAAAATTGCTCAAACCTTGGATGGGTTAGAGTTTTTGCCGCCGTTAATACAGTTTTAGTTGGTGTCATCAGAATTTACGTGTTACCGGTACGTCGATGCGATAACGACTTGGCTGCCTGTCAGGATGAGTTGGTGGCAGTTCTGTATTGTTCATGTCAAGCACTATGCCCTGTGCGTTGACAGGATATGGCCCAATAACGTTGCCGTTAATATGTGTAAGCCCCATATGCGCTACGGAGGCAAGCGCAAAGTGCTTGGCCTCATTACCCGACAGCTCTTCCATCGCCTCTGCAAACTTTCCAATGCCATGATCACTCTCGACGACTACCGTACCACGCGACATGTCTGGGGTGTAGGACGTAGCGTTTTCAATAATCTTAAACACAATTACTCCAATACATAAGAAAAAGGTTGGACTTGTCGCACCGAAAATATGATAAGTTCCCCAAATAAATTGTCAAGCACGGTACTGCGTTTGAGCGCAATACCGTGCTTGGAATCAATTTATTTGGGGAAACTCATTTTATTGTCTTCGGCGATATAGGGCGCCACGCAAGTGTAGCGTGGTGCCCAGAGCGATGATCTCAAGCAAGTGGACTAATTGTCCACAGCCTTGTTGCACTAGGCCATAGCCTAGTGCATAGATGATTAGCATCGTAAACCAAATCCCAAATCCGCTGACTGGGACTTGTTCTACATCCGGTCCAAAATTTACGTTTATCGGGGCCGGGGTGTAGTTATACACCACCGACGGAGTTGTCGGTGGTGTTGCGATGATAATATCGTCATGAACTGGTGGCTTCTGTGCCACCGCTTTTGTCGGCTCCTCGATTAGATCGAGGAAGTTGAAACTCCTGCGAGGCACAATGGCCATAGGTCCTCCTTGCTCATCTCGTTATAAATAAACGGGATGCAAAGAATATGACGCGTTTTTGCCTTGGATTTAGGCTGTTAAAATACCAGCGTAAGGATTTTACCGTCGCCAGAACGGTATGTAATTCTTAACTCTTTCGTGTTAAGCATTTCCTTAAGTTTACGTTTACGCTCACTGTCCAATCCTGCCACAGATTTTTTAGCTGCTGCAAAAACATTCGCTGTTTTATTTCGGTTGCATCCACCGCAACCACCACGAGGAACGGTTCTTAATTGCTGCAAGAATGGAAACTCTTGTACAAACGCGTCATTAGCAGCCATAGAGGCTAAAGTGCTGTCTTCTATAACAACCATTTTTTTGCGGTTATCTGTAGACATACCACACCTCACGAGTTAGAGAATGAATCTGATAGGGACTGTGACGGATTTGGCGCCGACGCATCACCTACAGTAACTTCTTCCACCAAAGACAATACATCTAATTTTTTACTGGACGTGATTAGCGCTTGAGTCATTGCTACGATTCGTGTCCATGCGTCATCTGCCAACGTGATGGACGGAAAATCAAGTTCAAGCATATTACTACGGAAAAACGGATATGTTGTGGTTTCGTCCGGTTCATCGACAGGATAAACTTCCATGTCGTAAGGGCTGGCAATGGTTTGAAACATATCTGACGTTTCACCAGTATGCGGATTAAGCGGTGACCTTAAAAAGACAAAGATGTTGGCGTCAATGTTGGTTGCGTCGGTTACAACAATTCTTAGACGCACAGCAGCATTTTGCTTGTACTGCACTTCTTGTGATTGATACCGTTGCAGTTTCAGGCTTTTGTCGGACATGAGCTACTCCTAGAAACGCAACACGCGCGAATTGTTTTCGGCATCTTTATAATACAACACCACCTCACGAATTTCCTGTTTGAGTCTTGCGCAGAAATATTGCTTTAACGGTTGAAGCACATCGGGATCTACGCGGTAAACGGCATGTAACTGTTTACCTAAAGCGTTAACAGATTTATCCAATGCTTGTCGAATTGTTGTGCAACCGCTACAAGGATCTTCTTCCTGTCCCATGGCAATACGCAAAGCTCGGGCGTGACTTTCTTTACAAGGCTCCACTAAAGGCTCAAAACCGGGTGGCAGAGTTTTATAAAAATTGTCGTCACCAAACATTTGATAAAAGTGTGTTGTGTTTAATACAAGTTGCATTATTTACGCCCCCACGGAAAAGTTTCAGAAAAACCGCGACGTCCGCCTTTATCTTTGGGCGGGCACCAGACGTATTTCTTTCCTGCATTGAAGTCTTTGATTTTACCACCAAGCTGATGTACTTGCGCACCTATGGTAATATCTCCGCCGTTGTGATTAAGCCTAACGTCGGGAATGTTAGCTTGCTTCATAGTTTCAGTTGCCAGTGCCCAAAAATAACCCACGGCAAAATCTACACAAGAACCGTTAGATGCCAGCATTTGTTTATTCGACAGCCTCAAGTGTACGTTTCTAAACCAGTCGCTTTGGCGGAACCATAAGTCAGGTCTGTGTCCGCCGATAGCCATGGCGCTTAGATCGTGATACATCTTGGTACCGTACAACCGACAACCTTCTCGATGATTCAAGTTAATTGTTTCGGCTAGACGCGCTGCCCACATGGAATCAATAATTTTCGTGTCGTCATCAAACCAAACAAGATATGGCGTAGTGACAGGACAACTTGGATCGTGGAACATTTCACGCATGACTGGATACTTTTTGGCATTGTCTTCGTGATGGTAGATTTTTGTAACGACGGGTCCAAGCGACGCCACAAAATCGTACGTAGCTCGAGATACGGCATTTAAACCGACACGTAGATCTATGCGTCTGCGGGGCAACGTTTTGAGAATGCCTTCAATGCAAGTTTTAGCTAACTCAGTGTGATCGCCGTAGCAGAGAACAAAGATTGTAAACTTGCCACCGATGTAAGGATTGTCCATAACTCCAAACAGATCAAATTCGGTTTCCTGTGATAGGTCATGTTTTTCAGGAGGAGGGGGCGCAGTCTTAACAGTCACCACGGTTGTCACGGGTTTTAGGATATCCAACGTAGTGGCTGTTTGACTGACATTTTTAACAGGAAGAACATTTTCTAGTGAATATTTACGGGATGGCTGCGAAATAGGAGGTAGAGTCCCGTCTTCGTAATATTCCATGACTTTCTCCACCACATGATCTACAGTGATACGGTTTAAGCATTCAGGCACCGGTTGTTCGTCGGTACGTACAGGATGCAGACATAACTGTAATTTTGCTTTGCTGTTTGTTAAATCCATTTGATCAATAGGCACGGTTCGTTTTTTCCAGCACCCCGACGTTTTACAACAATCCATTTGACCTATCGTGTGCAAAAACTTATGCGGCACTTTAACGGGAGCGCATGTGTCGGGGAATTGACCGTGATTGGAGTAACCTTCCCACCACCACTCTTCGCGTCCTCCCGCCAACACAACGCATGGCTTGTCGAACACGGCGGCGATATGCATAAACGATGTGATGCCGCAGATGACACCTTCAGCGTGGTAGATCAATCTAAACAAGTCGGCAATGTCATCCGTAGATCCAACCATGTATTTCACGTTGTTAAGCACAGGATGGACGTTGCGCGTAAAGGCTGCTCCTGCTTGTACGCAATTAATGCCATACTTGAGTAACGTATCTACAACGCCTTGAAATCTGGAAGGCAACCACCATTTGGCTGTCATATCTACTTTGCCACCACCAACGACAACCCAGTATCTACCCGCAACTAATTTTTCTTCTTTGTTGGGACCGAGAAAAATTTCGCCTTTAGGATGCAGCACAGGAACGTCAATACCTGTGCGTTGTTTCCATTTCTTATGGAAGAATGATACGAAATGCTGTTTGACGCCTGATACCGATTCACGAATGCCGTCGTCGTATTCCATTTGAATGACAGGAGCATTTAGCTTGGGATCTAAAGGGTAGACGTAAGGAAAGTACCGCCAGTAAGACGAATAACTTCCTGCCATAGAAATGCGGTATTTACCGGGATACGTCAGATTCAAATCTCTAACAACCGCTGACAAGGCCACGGTGTCACCCAAGGCCCAACGATTATGAATGACGTAAGGTTGCATGGGGAACTCTGTAAGTACTTATGCTTAGTCATGTAAGTTTAGGGTAAATTTTTTCTAATGCAATTTCAACGGCTAATTAATCATTTGACGGGTGTCGCTGCAACACGGTTAAGCCGTTATTGACATTGGTGTGGTAACAGACAGACCATTCTGTGTGTTGACGACAAAAATCCGATATTGCTTGCTGTAAACCTTGAGGACCATTGCTAAAGCCCGATTCGTCGGTCTTTCCAAACGTATGCGTATCGTGCATGATTATGCACCCACCTTGGTTTACGTTTGTGTGGTGTCGCATTAATTCGGCGTACAGTTGCGCGTAATTGTGCAAAGTGTCGATAAACAACAAGTCTGTGTCAGCAATGGTGATAGAAAGCGTGTTACCGACACAGCCAGAAAAATCAACGTTTAGTTCTTTTGCAATTCGTGCGTGTTCAGAAAAATAACACGGGAAAATGTCGTAAGACACTAATGTTTTAGGTATTGTTGCAAGTAACGCCCACGTCGATACGCCGGTACGAAAACCAAACTCTGTGACGTGTTTGCACTTCTTCGCAAAACTGTAAAGCGTTTGAATGTGTTCAGACACGTCAGACGGCGTGTTTATTGCATCAAAAAAATAATCAGTTATATTTTTCATACTGGAATGTAATCCGCGTAATTGTATTTCCAGTGCGGGTTTAATTTAATGTCGCCTACGGGCATACTTCCTGATTTTATGTTGTCACTTACGACACTTGCAGCTAACTGCGATACGTCACCAGTGCCCCATCCCGATGCATGATAGTTGTTTGCCGTACCCCAGCGATAAATGTAAAATCGATCTTTTTCCGGTATGTCTTTACTAAAAGCACCAAACACATGCACAAGCCTACCAATAAGCTGCGCATCAATTGTTCCAGTGTCTTTGTGTTCTTCGTACTGACCTATTTCTTCAAAAATACAACGCCGAATTAGTAAATTACATTGAAATAAATTTCTAGTTTTAGTTATATGCTGATGTGCTTCTTCAATATAGGCCATTGCGGTGTGAAACAAACCTGCGGGATTCAAATTTTGCTGCTGCACTGTTAGTTTGTTTTTTAGGTAAATATCGTCGTCTTCCCACGGCGTAATGTACTCGCCAGAACACAACGCAACGGTAGTATTAAACTTTTTGCCTAGCGGTATAATTCTTTCCTTAGTATTAACGATTACTACCTCAGGATGCTCAAATATTAGTGTTTGTTCTGCGCAATCGTTGACAATTACAAGTTCTTTTTCTCCAGCGTAATCTTGCTGAAGAAACGAATGGATTGCCTCTTCCAACAAAAAAGGTCGGCCGTACGTAGCGCAAAAACAAGATATTTTTGGTAACACGAGTTTTTCCTTAAATTAGTCGTGGGCTTTAATAGTTACAGCGTTATCGTAATTACGGGTAAATATATCTGGATAAATTTCTGTTAAACCTTGCTCTGCTATAGTTCTTTGTTCCAACGGTAATTTTCGGCCAAAATATTCACGTAATTGCGGAACATTCCAACCCATCTCATAGCCAGCAATTAAATAATTATGGAATTTATCGTTAAGTGTTAAATTGTACGGGACGGCGCCAAATCTTGGAAAACGATGACACCACCCAAGCCACGGCTGATACATGACACGTCCGCCTTGTTTGCGCACCTTATCGTGAATATAAATTTCTTCCCCGGCAAATCCTTTAAAATGTTGCGAAAAAGCTGGCCATTTATCTTTTTGCATAAACATAAGGGCGCTGCCGTGTGCTAAAACTTCACGCGGCGTATCACCGGTATGCTGATTGTTTACAAACCACGTACCATAAAAATCACCACGTAATTCTGGGGCAAGCTCTGTTGCAATGATCGCATTTGCTTCGGAACGCAATGGTCCTACCCACATGTCGTGTCCTACTTCGCCTGAACGTGCAGCCGCAACAAGTCGTGCGATAGCGTTCGGCGCAAGTAAAACGTGACAATCTACGAGAAGAACGTGCGTACCCGTAGCGTGTTCCCAAACACTATTTTTTGCGTGTGCCGGTCCTCTATTTTTAGGCGCATGCACGTAACGAGCTTGAGCGTTAGCGCAAACATTTTTTATTTCACCGCGTCCTGCTATTGGATGATCGTCAACGACCAGCAATTCCACGCCAGTAAGATCGTGATGCATGCGGAGCGAAGATAATGTCCACCACACGCCTTGTGGATCGTCGAATGTAGCCATGCCCACTGTCAAGTTATACATTTTCTACTCTCGGGGTGTAGTCGTCGCACGCAATGCAATTGCGTACTGCGGTATCCCGAGATGATATACGGCACTGGCTATGAAGGCTACATGAGTGTAAAATTGCCAAAGATCCGCCGCATCCACACGACGGTTTTTCTTCAAGTGCCGCGCCTAAATGCTGACACGGAGAAGCCATGTGCAGTTTTATTTTGCGCAACATCGCCATTTGTTCGTCAGTGGGTTGCGCGCCGCGATTCGGTGGCGGCGTTGCACCCGTTGTAACAATTTCAGTTGTAGTTGTGTCAGGATCACCGCCCCAAAACGTGCGATACCGCGCATCATGCTCGTACAGCCAGCAAACTCGGCATCCATCGCGAGAAGGAAAGTGTTTACAGGGTTTCATTCTGTCACCGTCCAATACACTCTTCCAGTACCTGTGGCTCCGTATTTCCAACGAAAGCCTGAGTCGTTGTAAGACGCATAATAAGTACCTAAAAGGTCATCACGTGGATTTTCAAAATTTGGCGTTACTGGACTACTACCGGTAATAATAAAAGGATTACACGAATCTAGCGGGCATGTTGGGCCAAGATTCAGGGTGCCGCTTTGGCCTGAGTCGGGCAGTACACCGTCACCCCACCCGGGATACGGCCAACACGGAGTTCCTACTCCTCCATTTGCAACGGAAAGCCAGTGCGGATTACCAAAACTTTTTAAACTTTGAGGTTCACAACAAAAGTACCCGGTGCCCAGCATGCCGCCAAGCGTCATAGCTACCTCATATGTGGGTAACGAATAATACATATATGAAGGATCAGTTTCGAGACCAAGGCCTCTTAACCCAGTATATTTACCGGCATTACGTCCTTTACACATGCAATCCGTCGCATGATCGTAATAACCCGACCCTGTCCCCTCAGGCCCTCTGTGTGGGTATAGCCTCGACACTGAAACTCTAGCGCTGAAATACAAATCAGGATCAATATCTGCACTTGTAGTAGTACTTGATCCGTACAATAAACCATGTTTATGTTTGGGACAACGTGTGTGAAAGTAATCGTAATACACTCCCGGAATATAAGAAACTGTACCGTCACACGGAGGAATTCTTACGCTACCAGTGCCTATAATGTAATCTACTAATCCAGTTGTTACATTACCGTAATCAACACGTCTAGTGCGTTCTATTCTGGTGTCAAGCACAACAGAAAATCCATCAATACAGGGCATAACATTTTCAGGATCGCTAAACGTAATGGTTAATGTACGTGGAAAATAAGTCAATCCTTGTTCACACCAAAGCGGAATAGCTCGTTTTTTACAATCGGAGCATGCGGTTGTAATTATGCACGGAGCCGTTGTAATTTGTCCGTCGTAAGTACCATCGTGGTCAGGATATCCGCAAAAACATCCATTTTGATCTACATACTGATAATAAGGATAAGGATCTGCTTGTACTAAGTCATATTTGCCATAATCACAGCGATCCAGTCCGTATTTTAACCATTTTGCACTTGTAGCGTTCCATTGCCAAGAACATGACTCTCTGCATACCTTTGGACCTCGTGTTGTTGTTGTTGTTGTTGTTGGCAATACTATAGAATTAGATACACAATAAAGATAACAACGTCTTATCATGTAGTCAGCACTATCGTATATACGGTATTCACCGTTGTCTGGGTCGTATGCTTCATAACTATAATTAAGGACGCCTTGGCTGCCATCACTTGTTACTGAAGAAGCGCGACAACCCGTAGGACAAAACGACTGAACAACTATATTATTTGGTGATTGCCCGTAATCCCAAATAGAATAACCAGCACACGGTGCCGTCGTGGTCGTAGTAGCCGTTGTGCTAGTTGTAGTTACGCCGGGAGCTCCAGTTGTTGTTGTGGAGGTTGTTGTTGTAGGTACGCAAGCGACGCGTATTTCTTGTCCGGCAAATGCTCCGGGATTAGGTGGACGTTCTGGGCAACCGCACGGACCAGAACAAGTTGTATAGCCTTGTGACCACGTATTGGATATTGTCCACACCCACGTGCAGAATCCGGCACACGGTCCCGCCGTAGTAGTAGTTGTTGTAGTGGTCGTTGGTGGCGTGTTGCTACAAGATAAAATTGCTGCTCCGCCTATAATTGTACCGGAATACGCAGGCGGTCCCGGGCAATAACAACCTGCGAAACAATCAGATGCTAGTAAACGCCATCCGTCTGACTCCCACAAATATAGGCAAGAACTAGCACAGGCCGCAGGTGTCGTTGTTGTACTTGTTGTTGATGAGCTTGATGTTGTCGTACTTGTTGACGCTGGTGTGTTTACACGGCAAAACGTATAATACGTATCACCCTTTTCAAATTCTGATAGTGGAGGCGCATCGCCACATACACAATCTTCGCCTTCGCACGCGTTATCAATTAATACCCATCCAGAACTTTCATACGACCACGAGTAAATGCAACTACCAGCACACGGTGTAGTAGTTGTAGTTGTCGTTGATGTCGTACTAGAAGTTGTTGACGTTGAACTGGTGGTACTTGAAGTTGTTGTCGGTGCTGTTGTTGATGATGAACTGGTGGTACTTGAAGTTGTTGTCGGTGCTGTTGTTGATGATGAACTGGTGGTACTTGAAGTTGTTGGTGCCGTGGTCGAGCTGGTGGAGCTGCTCGTGCTCGAGGTCGTCGATGACGAGCTACTAGACGAGCTACTACTCGACGTGCTCGAGGTCGTTGGCGGCATCGTGCTCATTATACACCACCCGTCGAGGTCGTGCTGGTTGTTGTCGGACCAGCCGTGCTAGTTGTTGTAGTAGTAACACACAGGTACCCGTACGGTATACACACGGTAAGAAATTCCGGCGTAAAAATACCATTAAAACAAGATATACCTGATACAAAATCAAAAGTTAATATGGCAGGCGGTGGTGTTGTTGTAGTACGCGTATATTGAATTAAATATATAGGCACACTGTTATTATACAAGGTTCCGCTATAATAACCTAAATAACGCCCGGGTATAACAGTGTTAGTAATCACATTTAAAATTTTAATAGGACGCCAGTCTATGAACCCGCCGTTAAATCTTTGTACGTATCCGTCGTACAGACCGGCACTACCGCCTTCGTTAAAAGGGGAAAGCGTAGTTACCCGCACGGCTTGTGTAAAAGATTTACTTTCGACGGTGTACAAATAATCATTTATAGGTTGTCCGCTGCCGTACAAACTAAGACTACCAGAACCGACAGAGCCACTAAAACGACCAAAATATATTTTTTGGTCTTCTAGCGGCAAATTATTACTGTCTTTTATTTTAATATCGTAAGTTTCTTCAAAAGAATCTGTATCGTTGTTGTAATTTAAAAGATATCCGGGGTAATTATTATTTTCGTCAACGTCATAGTAGCTAACTTTTACGCAAGCTACGTCATCACGGGTGCGTACTAGATATACAGATTTTCCTGAACTTTCTTTTCCGCCAAAACTACCGATATATATTTTTTTTAACAATGGCGCGTAGTCAACATCGTAAACCGTTACTTCAGTTGGACTTGCAACGGTAAAACCATTAGTTGTCGGATTAAATGTTAAAAGGTTTGCACGATAATGTCCAAACGCGTTAGGCGTCGTACTTATAACCTGCACTAAAACACCACCACTACCACTACCACTACCACCACCGCCACCGCCGGGACTAGCACCGTAAATAGGAGTACCGCCACCGCCGGGACCGCCGCCGCCAACAAAACCGACTAATACACCAACATACGTTTGAACGGAAAGCTCCGTACCTCCAAATGTTGGCTGTATTTCTATGTAATTCAAATCGACGTAAGTATTAGACGCGGGATCGTATGCAATAATGTAACCCGGATAATTGCCGTTAATCGTAAGCGTAGTACTAGAAACTCTTATCATGTAGACAACAGAACTGGGTTCGGGCAAAGACAATTCTAAGCGGGCTTCAAATTGAAAAATGCAGTTTGTTGTATTGTTTACGGTTAAATAAATTTTTCCTGTGGGTGTTGCGGTTGCTTCAGCCGCAGTAAATTCAACGTCAGTACCGTCTTCTGACAATGACGTCAGCGCAGGACAACAAGTCACAATGTCCAAATCAGCCTTAAATTCATATGAACAGTCTTCAGTGTTTTCAACTGTTAGATAAATGGTGCCTGTGGTTAGTTCACCGTCAATGCCACGCTCTACATAAACGTCTATACCATCGTCGTTAAGTGACGTCATTTCGGCGCAGGGTAAATCTAGTTCAAGATCCGCCGCAAATTCAAACGTACAGTCTTCGGTATTTTCAACAGTTAGATAAATAGTACCGGTAGGCGCCGTATCCCCAACTGCGGGCGATCCATTGCGCGTAAGAGTAACGCTTGTACCGGCGTCGGACAACGACAAGCATGCAGGACAACTAAACGTAAAATCTAAGGCCACATCAAAGTCGTAACTACAGTTATCTGAAGGCTCTGCTGTCAGATAAATAGTGCCCGTCGGTAATTTACCTGCAATACCCTGTGAAATTTCAATTGCAGCGCCCGCAGACGTTACAGCTGTCATAATTGGACAGGGTAAGGCTAAGTCCACGTTTACGTCGAAATCAAAGCTGCAATCTTCTGCGGTATTGACTGTAAGTGTTATTTTTCCAGACGGTTCTGTACCGTCACGCGAGATTACAATCGGTACGCCGTCAGTAGCCAATGACTTAATAGCAGGACAACTAAATGTAAGGTCACCTTCGATAGTAAATTCAAAGCTACAATTTTCGGTATTTTCTACGGTTAAATACAATGTTGCTTCGGGCAGAGCTCCCGGTGTTCCTTGCGTTACAGTTACAGGTGTACCTGATTCAGATAAAGATGTTAATGCTGGGCAACTAAACGTTAAATCGAAATCTACGTTAAACTCAAAACTACAATTTTCAGTGTTGCTTATATTTAGATAAATGGAACCTTCAGGTAATGCACCGACATCGCCTTGTGTCACGACGATGCTATTGCCTTCTTCTGCTTTAGACTCAAGTGCCGGGCAACTAAAAGTTAAGTCAAAATCAACGTCAAATTCAAACGCGCAATTTTCGGTGTTGTTAATTGTCAGCGTTATGGTGGCTTCTGGTAAATCACCCGCCGTACCTTGCGTGATTACAGCGGCAGTACCTTCTGCTGAGTTAGACGTGAGCGCAGGGCAACTAAAAGTAAAGTCAAAATCAACGTCAAATTCAAACGCGCAATCGATTGTATTGTTGACGGTTAAGTAAATCTTGCCTTCAGGAGGAGCGCCATTAATGCCTTGATATACAGAAATATCTTTGCCTAATTCAGCATTTGATGTCAGGTTAGGGCAACTAAACGTAAACTCAACATCGACGTCAAATTCAAATGCGCAGTTTTCGGTATTGGTAACTGCTAGGTAAATTTTACCTTCAGGTGGGGATCCGTCAGGACCTTGTAAAAAGGCAATATCTTTGCCTAATTCAGCATTTGATGTCAGAGCAGGACAACTGAATGTGAAGTCAAAATCTACGTCAAAATCAAACGCACAAGACGAATCATCTTTAACAACAGTTAAATAAATTTTGCCGTCAGGTAATGCGCCGGGTGTTCCGCCTGTGACGGTAATTGCATGACCATCTGTAGCCAAAGACGTCATATCAGGGCATACAACATCAGGAATTTCAATGGTAACTTGAAAATCAAATTCGCAACATGTTCCTTTTGTGACAGTAAACAACAACGCAGGTTCGGTTATCTTACTATCGTCTGCGCGATACCCTATGAAAATGCTAGATTCGGTTACAAGCAAATCGGGGCACGGAAATTCTCTAGGTAACTCAACAATAGGAACAAGTTGGCATTCGGTAATGGCATCAGGCGGTGGTGGTACAGTGGCGTCGGTTAAAAGGCCACCGGGCGAGATACGCGTAACGGCATCGATGTCGCATTTAGTTGGGTCAAAGATTAGTTCGTCATCCGCCATGGTGTCACCTATATCATGCCGGCGAAAGTGATGCAGGGACAACAACAGCGACACCCGCAAGATTAATGTCAATAATTAACTTATTTTCTTCAGGCACGGATTCAATTTGAACACCGTTACTGCCCTGTATTGTAAAGTTACTTTTACTGACGCCGTTGATTGTTTGAATGGTTTCGCCGCAAGCTGGGCCACCCGAAAGCAAACCACTAATTCCCACCAACGGTACTTCTGTTTCAAACAAAGGAATTTCTTCACAAGGTTGTCCTTCCCCCGCACCTACTTTTGCCGCAAACGTAATAGACCCATCTCGACTATTTTGCTTAATATCTGCGTTATATCCGGGTTGAAACAGCACAAGGTCACGTAAAAATACTGAATCAATAAAAATAATGTTTGTCGGAAAAGGCCACACTAATTCTGAACAATCGGCTGGATTTTCGTAACGAGTCCTGTCGTTGTTCGCTACATTAATAGACGTTATAGCGGACTTGTACGAACTGCGCGTAAGTGCTGGTTCTAAAACACAATCTGCAAGCGTACCAGTTAAAGTTGTATTACTGGCTACAAACGCAGTCAATTCATCTAAAGGACCTGTAACAAGAAATCCTGTCCAAAGCGATTGAAATGTAGACTCGATAAGCGCATCAACTTCTGACCCCGACAAACTTAAACCATCAAGTCCGCTGTCGGTAAATTCTGTCAAATATGCATCAGATGTTGTTGTTCGCGTGAATGTCAGTGTGGCATACGCCAAAGCAGGGCAAGTTGAAGCAAACTCAAAGAAAAATGCATTTCCCACGCGGCGTAATTGTTTTAAATACACCACGTGAAACCTGTGATCAAAATCTACATTAGGCCCAAATGTAAAACCGCAATCAACAATTGCTGAGTTTGGTAAATTGATAAGCGTAGTCACCCCTGATATTGGTCTACCAGCAGTACCCGTAATAAACGGGTACGCTCTGTTGCGATTATCGTCAAAAAATCCAGCTCTGGCCACGGTGAATCCTATAAGTGTTTACGCGCTGTTACGACCCCGCCACGCTAATTTTAAGCCCGGTTTCCGTATTAGTTATTCTTAGTATTGTATCAGTTGCCGCTGCATTGTTGACGCCAATCGTGATGTTACCGTCAAGAGAAGCACAGTCAAATGTCATGTTGTCAGAAATGAAACGCATTGTTTTTATAGGATTGACTGTAGTAAACAACGATTGTGGATTACAAAGCCTGCGGCGGTATAAAGGATCACCTACGATATCTACACGAATCACTGTGCACGGAATTCCGCCTCCACAAATATTATTCTGAGTTATAAGTTGTTTGCGCAGTACAACGCCGTCATCGCCGACAAGCCATACGTCGCCCGTAAGAAATGTACCGTCATCTAGTAAAATTCCTCTAACGCCCTGTTCGGGTACTGGTACACATACGGTAGCAGCAAACTCTGTACTGCTGCGTTCAAATATGTGGGTACCAACGCCTAAAGCTTGAAACACACCTAGCCGATATTCTGCGGAAACAAGGACACCTGCGGGACGGTCATAAACATCACGTAAAATAAGTGTGACCGGCGGGCTTAAAATAGAAAAAGTTGTGGAACAAAGCTCAGACGTACCTTCATTACCAACGTAAATTGTTACTGTGGCGTGTGTGACAATTACTTTAGACAAGTACAATCCAGCGGTACCGCCAATTGGATACAAGTTGGCGTCAAGGAATGTCCCTTCAAGTAAGATTTTACCTGCACGACTGGTCAACGTAGCCTTTTCGGAAAAAGGGTACTTCGTTGTTTCATTTTGTTTACGCCATTCGGGAAATAGAATGCGCTCAGGCATTTACTTCCTCCAGATAGAAGTAGCCGAACTCAGAAACCGATTTATCTGCGTAGAAACCGATACGGCCAACGCTAGGACGGTAATTAGTAACGACAATAGGACCAAATTCTGCAAAAACAGTTGGAATTGTTAAACCAGTAACCTGTACTGAAATTTTAGTTTCTGTCGTTGCGGTTCCGGGCAAAACCGTGGCCGAAATGCGATACCAATCGTCTAAACGAATACCCGGAACAAACACAGAAGCAACGGCGCTCAATAGCTGCACTCCATCAAAATAATGTAGCCGCAACGTTTGAGTATCGTAATTTAAAATAGCGACGTAATATTCGTAGCGCCCGGCTATTGTTGTGTGCGGGCGGTAATTCAATACTAAACCCGCGTTATGTTTACTTCCGACAGTACCCGGACGCATGCGTGTATGTATTGATATGCGGCGGAATACGGTTTGTACGTCAAAGCCTTGCCACAATGTGATATTACGTAATGCCTGTGATTCAGACGTCAGTGCGTACTGAGGTACAAAATTGTCGCTGAAAGATTCAGACAGCGATTGACTCATCCATGTTGGCCGAGTGTTGTCACCGGTAGTCAAAGTAATGAGCCAACGACCCGACGTTGGAATTGGTACAAACATGTCTCCAGACATGTCGCCAAAACCTTCGGAATACGGTAAAGATCCAACGATAACCACACTTTCAGACGGTGGTGGTGTAACGGGAGGTTCCACGGGAGGTTCGGGCGGAATGACGTTGGTTTCTGCATACTGGCTGGGTAGCAACCCTGCACTGGATGGTAATTGCGGGGGCAAGCACGCGTCAAACAAACCAACCGGCGTATCAATAAGAACGCCGCATTCGCTGTCAATTTTGGCGGTAAGTGCAAAACCTTTAATTTGAACAGTAAGCAAACCGTCGCAATCGGGGCCAACCGCATTTATAAACTCGATAGGCGGTTTTGTGCACGTATTGCTGTCCGGACGCTTGCCGCACGGTCCCGTAAATTGTTGAAAAACGCTTTGCAATGCTGCCGTTGTCGTATCTTGGCGCGCTGTCTCTATTGCGGTGTCGATTAAACGTACAACTGCTACTTTACGCAATATACCGTCGATTTCACGATCTTCTCCTACAATCTCAAGCGGTTCTGTTGCGCGTAAACGCACAATGTCTTCTAGCGGCGTTGCGGCATCTAGTGTTCGCATTCCTGTAACGGCAAGAGGCGCGTAACTGCGTGCTGCGCGTGCCGTTAAAAAACTTTGTTGTGGTGTGGAAAACCTTGCACGATAATTAGTTTTAGACGAAACACCGCTTCCAAATGTAATCCAGCCACTTACACCGTCTGCTTGAGGATCTAGAGAATATTGCCGCCCTTCTACGACAGGACGTGCTTCCGAAATAACCGCCAAAGGTTTTAATGTTGCTGCGCCTAGTGTGGTGCTTACCAGAAAAGTAATAGATACAAATGTATCCGTAATTGTGATTGAGCTTATAAATGCATAGCGCCCTAATTGATTAGACCATCGTAAATGTAAATCCGTAATAACATTATTTTGTAACCGTAGCCCCGCGTCATCTACACTTGTGGCAGTTTCATCAACGGGATAAGCAATACCCTCGTTTAACGAATACCAGTGTTGGTTGCGAATCGCCATTAATTACACCCACATCCAAATGGTTCTTTAGCGGGATTAGCCGGTACCAGTTTAAATTCCAACGCACGTGTTGTTGGGGTGGATATTCCTTCGGCAGCCCACAAAGCCGACAATGCCGCAGGGACTTCAATTACTTCACCCACACACGTATCGGGCGAGTATGCAGTATCCTCAAAATGTACACTAACGTACACACCATAACTGTCGGAATCGGAACAGGTTGCGCACAAACGTAATCGCGCTAAAATCGTATCTTGAGCTTTTACTAATTCCGGTTGGTATGAAAATACAGGCCATGCTTCTGTAGGTAAAAGTTCTTCTTCATTTGCAGTGCCAAATTGCGCAAACGACCGTAAAATTGTTGCGGTAGCTGGTACGGCAGTAGGTACTCCGCCGACGTACCTAAAAAAAGTAAAACGCATTTCAGGTTGTATGACACAACATTCTGAATAATTGCAATAAGTTGCACCGACAAAAAAACGACATTCTGTTTCAGCTGTAAATATTACTTGGAGTGACCGTTTTCCTCGACAATCAGCGGCGGCATCCCAGCGCGCAACATTACTTACAAATTGATCTCGGACCGTTTCGGCAGTTGTTGCTATCGTTGCGTAACGATCCCACAACACTTTCAAACCTCGATACGTTCTCACAAAATAATTACAAGCCTGACAAGGCTGACAATCGTTAAAAACTCTAAAACTGTGCCGTGTAGTATCAGAGGCAAACATGCCCACGGGTTCTGCTTCACCGTAATCTACAGTGGCCCGGCGTTGACCACGATAACACGCATCCCATTGCATGTTGAAATTACCAAACGCATCCGGACCGATTTGATTAATGGTACGTATCGGTTGTGCATCAGGATCGCAGCCTGTAAGTCTTCCTAAACCGGCACCGGGTACGCCATCGATAAGAAAACGTGTTTTAAATCGGCCACCGTCGTCGTTGGTTACATCTTGTGGTTCCAGTACAACGTTATATCCTGCATATAATGCAAGAGCTCCGCCTTGGGCATCTAACCCTACGCGAACAGTCTCAAGTCGTTTTGGTACTTTGCTGTACGTACGTGGATCTAATGGTTCTGTTGCAATTGTCCATGTGTTTAGCGGTAAAGTTTGAAAGCATGGTTTATGTAAAACTAGACGCAACACCCCAGTATCATTTAACATTTCGCAGATAAGACGATCTGTACCCCATGCTTGTCCGGCTCCAAGTGTTCCGGAAAATACAATTGCATTGTCTTTGTCTCTAATATTTACAGTGCCTGCGGGAACAGGAGATACGGCTGTCGGATAAATGCTGATGTAAAACGGCGCATTTATGTAGCACGTGTCGTCTGCGTACGACAGATAAACATCAAGTAACGCCCAACCTAATTCAGATTGCTGTACAAAAGGATAATCTGATCCGTTACCGGGAGCTTGGTTAATACCAATACGCGTAAGTGTTGCGCAGGCGGGAACAGACACAGGCAATCTCCTTAGGTAGCGCAACTCCTGTCATTCAAACGCGAACCCAATACCACCATGTCCATGGTTTGAACAGAGATTTGCAAACGCGACAGAAAACCTTCAATATTAGTGGCTTGCTGCGCCAAGCGTTCTAAATCTTGCGTGATTCGTTCGAGTTCCGTTGCCCCACAACACGGGCTTGCACACGTATCGACAAACTTAACACCATTAGTAATTGGCTCAATTTGCAAACAATCTGTACCTGCAAAACTAAAACCACCTGCCGTCGTTGCAGGCACACCGTTAATCGTTTTAATAGGTGTAGTCAACGCAGCGTCGCCATAACACGTGCAATCTTCTACAGAACCTTCGCCCTGAATAAAATTAATGCGAATTCTTGCCAGATCCCCATCAACTACTACAGGCACAAGCTGGCAATTATTTCCAGCAACTAATTCAACGTCACCGTAAAATTTACCGGATGCTTGCGCACCATTAATTAACGTAATAGAACTGACGCCTGTAATAATTGGTCTAATTGCATCTGGATCTAACTGGCTTGCGACAAACTCAAAAAACCAGCTACCCGAAGGTTGCAAATCTATTCCCGTCAATTTGCCGATAACAATCTTTCCCGCAGTGTCAGAAAAACTACCGACACCGCCCAAAGAAAACACGACGTTTTTAGCGCCAGTTGCAAATGATTGCCGTGGAATTAATGCCGTGGCTGCATCAACAGGATCGCCAGAAACTGGCGCATAGCCGACGATCACAGCATACCCGATGGAATAAGCATCTATACGTTTAATAAAGAACCGACCGCTAGCTACGTTTAATCCAGCGTGAATGGGTAAGTCTAATTCGACAATAAAATCTTCTGGAATTGTAAAACTGCTAGACGTATCTGTACCAGTAGCGGTATCTGCCAACGGATAATTCCGTTGACTGTTGTGATTTAGAAACTCTAAATTCCAATTGCCGACAGGCATGAGTATTCTCCTGTCTTGTTACGACGCAGATAAAATTCCAGTCATTTGCAAAATACCAACTTCTCCAGCGTAAGCATCTTCGCTGCGCTGAACTGTAAATAACAGGGTATCGCCGTCTGCAACAGCAAAACTTGTGCTTGTAACGTCAATATATTTATTACTTGCGCCTAATGTGGCTGTTGTAACAATAGTGACAGGAAATTCACTAGCGGCCAAAGGAAGTGCTACCGACGCCCCTGTTGCCGGCTTTGGCAATCGTCGCGCCGTGACTGTAAGACTCGGTAAATTTCCAACGGCACGACCAAGAATACGCAACTTAAGAGAAATAACAGGTGAAACAAAACCAGTTGAGCTCGGAACATGTAACTTACACCTAATAGACGTTTCACTTGCGGCAGGGAAACCAAGATAAGTTACGTCTTCGTAAAATTGTTCTTCCACGCCGTCTAAACGTATTAACTGGACTTCAATTTCTCGCGATTCAGTCGGAACCACGGAGATTTCCACAGGACCTTGATAAAGCCAAGGACTGCTGGCACTGCCAACTACTAAACGGCGACGAGACGGACTGGATAACGATACCGAAGAGCTCAGCGTGTACAGACCTTCACAAACAGGTCCTTGCGTAAATGAATTACCTGTAATTTCTTTAAGGACTTGATAACCTGTAGCACCTGTTGTCGCTAAAAAATTAAGATCCAAGTCAATATTTAACGCGCCTAAAGACCCTGCGGTTCCGTCTGTGCAGGTGATGACAAGGCGCGGATCTAAAGACTTAAGGCTAGTAACTACAGTAGCATCGGTAGCAAATGACGGTTTAGTAAACCAAATACGCATAGACATTTGCTGTCGGCGTGGGCACTCGGCATCGGGTGGATCTGACAAGCTTGTAGAAAAACCCGGAGAATTATATGCAGTTGGCCACGGTACGTCATCGTAACAGTCTGACATCCACCAAATACCGTTACGATCAACAACACACGCTTCGTTTATGCCTAAATTGATTCCTGCGGCACCTAAGAATGTAATATATCCGCGATCCCATTCTACATATGCTTCAGTTACAGGAATAGGCGGCCATACATTTTGCAATTCCGAATGCGCCGACAGGTTGTAGCCAAACATGGCGCCTGCGGGAGCTTTGCCGTTAAAAATTGGATCCCCAGCAGGTAACCATCCCGGTAAGGTTGAATCCGCAAGCGTAATGACGTGCCGATCGCCTGAAGCCGGTTCTGCGTATGCTCCGGCAGGAGCGCATACCAAATCAAACTTATAGTGCACGTGCCTGTCGATGAAATCTGCAAACTGCGGCAACACCAGCACGTTACCGTTGCCATCCGCACGCAATACGGGAACGGTTACAGGTGTCCGCGTATTAACAAGCTTGCCGGGAGTTGACCCCGATAAGTAATACAATCCCGCAGTTACGGTACCCGTGACGGCTTCATTCAAGTTCAACGCTGAATAGCCTGATACAAGAATGTCAGCAGAAGTGGCTGACAGTTTTTGAAGAACGACACCCCACACCTGCGCTGATTCTGCCGCAACGACATGCCCGTTGACGGTACCGCTTGCAACAGCCGATAAAGCTTGCTCAAAGACTTGACTTGACGATGAGAAGTAAACAGGCTGTCCAACTTTAACAGCAGAGGCTACTGCGGTCTTACGGATAACAATTGTTGAACCAACGCCAGACGCACCTAAAACTTCCCATATGTAATTAATATTTTGCTGAAGCTGTGCGGTGGGCCGGTTGGTTACACCAGCTGAAACGGGTTCACCGTCGCGCACGAAATTGATGTATTCGTTTAACACGCTGGTGTTCTCCTTAGCGCAACTGGAGCTTCCATTCCAAACCAATTTGGCTGGAAACAAGCTTTAGTTGTTGCAAGCTGGTTGACAGATAGAACCGGCTAAATACCAAATCTCTCGTAGCATCGGCTTCGTCCACGATGGCAACGAGTGCAGCCCCAAAAACTTTACTGTTGCTGGCATCCGAGAATGGCCGGCCGTGTACGCCGACAACGCCTGTGGTTTGTGCAAAAAATACAGGCTGATTTCCCTTGGGATATGCAACCTCGTCGGTGCTGATGACTTGCGCCGACACCAACGGTATGCGCAGGTAATCTCTGTTAGGCGTACCAATCAGCCCAGTGTAGTAATCGATACCGGCTGAAGATTCTCTGCCGTAACTGGGCACAACTACCGTATCTTCTGCGGAAGCCACATTCTCGTATTCGATGTACATACCCGAAATGCGATACTGCTTTTCACCGGTCGTCAGCAATTGGGCAGCAATTGCTGCCCATTCGTATAGAACGGTATTAGGTTGCCACGACGTAATAGGCGTGATTTTATTTGGCTCTACGTTGTGGAGCCGTACCATGCCAGTAGGAGGTTGGATCTTGTCAGTGGTCATTCGCAGCGTCCTTGAATTAGTCGAATCGTGACATCCTGATCATCCACCAAAGTATCGGCATCTATTATTTCTTCAACACTATTCCCAAAATAAACCAGCACGTCTTCTTCAACGAGCCCGGCATCTGTTGAACTGATACCGTCCATCGTAATCTGGTCAGTTTCAGCATCCAACGCAATAAGCACCATTACGCCGATATGCGGTGGTACGATACGTCGCAACGCGTAAGTAAGGTTTAATCTTAACGCATTTGAGCCAAATTTCGACGGTCTAAGTACAAGCAGTATAAAGTTGTTGCGCAAAATGTTTCTAGTCAGGAACAACAGTGGATTAATTGTTGCCGGAAGTGCCAAAGGTCCGGGCTGTCCTGTTTTAACGGTGCGACTATCTAACAGCATTGCCAAGGTTGCCCCTGCGGCTACACCTCGGTCATGCGTGTCTTGCCAGAACTTTTCAACGTCGCCGGGATTACCTTGCACAGGGAATTCAAACGCTGTGTATCCGTCGTCTTTGGTGTACACATTAGTTGCGTATGTTTTATTTTCAAACACGATGTCTTGATAAATACCAGACACCATGAAGTTTTTCCCGATAGCTAATGCTTTGACGCTATCAGGCAATTCCCCACGATTAAAACCGTAAATTTGCAACGTATCCGTTAAAGGCTGTCCTTGTTTTAACTGATCGCCTACTGTGACAAGTAACGTGGCTCCAAGCGCATACCCATACACGTTTTTATCCGTTACCACCCAACTTTTATTTTGAAAATCAAAAATCTGAGTCACGATTTCATCATTTGTTTTGGTTAACGGTACGTCAGCAAAAGCTTCCAACAGATGGTCCAAGGCACGAGCAGATGTACCCTCAATCATGGAATCGTAATTAGCATTTATAAAATCGCGGTACGTGTGCGACGATTTTTGTTCTTGTGAAATGACGTATCCAAACTGATAGAAAAGATCACGCTCATCCCATTCGCTACCAAAGACCCACAACGTAAATTTGCCGTCTTCTGTAATGATGTTTGGATTGGATGCGGGATCTTCCAAGAAAAGAATTACACCATCCTGTACTACGTAATCTGATCCGTTAATTGCCGTATAACTGGCCGCTGACAATCTGTTACTCAGCGCGGGCACTACGCTTAATTTGGCGGGCAGTGGATACGTTGTGTATTGCAGCGCCTGTGTTTGTCCATACGTTACGCCTTGTCCGTAAGTATCCATACCGACGCCGTAACGTGTGCGGTTAAGAATTGTTTGATTGCGTTGTGCAGTGTCAAACGTCAAAAGATGCCATTCTAATTTGCGTAAAGGCTTAAGTTTTAGCCGACTGACTGACGCCAACAATTCATCAAAATTCTGTGTGATTTGTTTATCGCGGGCAGCGCGAGCAACAAATAATGATTTGACTTGCTCCGATTGTGCAAACAAGTCTGCCCAGAAATTACCAACGGTATTTAGCAATACGGATGAGTCGTCTAAGTCATCTTTTGGATAAATTGGCAGTGACATGATGACTTCCTGAAAAGAAACGGGCGGCTTTGGGCCGCCCGTCAGAACAGCGTTATTTCATCTTATCATTCAATCGACAAGGAGCGAGCAAACACGTCAGCTTCCGCCTTAATGTTGGTTGGATCAAGCGCACCAATCACATCAGCTTGTGTTGGAACCAAACGTTCCCAGATCAAATCAAGCAACGCACCGGTGATAAAGGTGCTCAATGAATCTACCAACGCAAGCAACGTTGTGTCGCTGAGCTGATCGCGCAGCAGATTGATAATTTGCTGTACAACAAACCTGAGCTGATCAGGTGCTGCGTATGCTAACCCGCCAAGGACATCAACGTCCGAATCCGCTACACGAAACTTTGCTGCCAACTGTGGGACTACTTTGTTGTCCACAATGGTTTTCAGCAACTTGAGTACTAAACGTGCAGGAAAGGGCAAGAACTCACCCGCTGCTGAAAAAATGACATCAACAATGCTTTGAAGCTTAGCAGTATCCACAAGAAACTCCTTACTTGGTGTTATTCCACAATTTAAACAAAGAAGCATCAACATCCTGTGACTTAGGTTGATAGTATTGGCAGAAGGCAAAAACTTCGCCGGATGAAATCATTCCTTCCAGTGCCTTGCGGGTAATACGTAGGCAACCGGCAGGCAATTGGGTTTTATCGTAAAAGTCGTAAAGCTTTCCGTGCACATCACCCCACGAATTACGAATAATTGCGTAAGGTTCTTTCCATTCGTCATCGATGTCCAGAATGCACATCTGATGTCCCCATTTACCTGACTGTTGGTGGAAACCACTAGAGTCAGGCAGCATGGAGAAACCGTAGTTACTGGCGACTGTCATGCCGTAACCATTAACACTGTAAGTCACGGCGTCTTCCCATGATTTGATCTCAACGGCAGATCTAATCAGGAAGTTCTTGCCAACGTCCAGCATCCCAGCAGGTGGACCGGACTTACCCCACGCCCGAGCGATAGATCCCGAGTACGGCGGCACTTTGTCTTCACCGAAATAGATGGTCCCGTATGCCATTACGGCTGCGGCCATCCAGCTCCCGTAAGAACCGTCACCGTTACCAGCTTTGCCTTTACCAACCTGCACGCGGGATGTGCCGTAGTAATAAGGCGGGAACGGGTCTTTCCAAATCTCGCTCTCATTGCGGACGACGATATCTACGCAACCCGTAACTGCGGCGGCATTGCGAGCTCCCCAAGAAACGCAATCGCCCACTTCTTGGGGAATATTCTTAATGTCCTTGCCGTCTAAAGCTTTACGCACAGCTTTATAATTGGATGATTTACGCGCGCGACCGGGCTCAAGTATTAATCGATTTTGTATAAAATTATAGGTACTTCTAATTCCAGCAAATTCTTCTGCTGCGCCCTCTTCCGACCATCCCCTCGTTGTACCGTCGATATATTCGTCGATGATTGACATCATACTCTCCTTATTTAGCCGCCATTGCCGCAAAGCCGCTGCTAAGTTCTAAGAATGCTACACGAAAATCTTCAGGCTTTACCAGTTTCTTGTCCCGGTTTAGTTTAAGCAATTCGTCCTGCAAAGCTACCGCACTTTTCTCCCATTTAGCTTTGTCCGCTGTCAGATTGGACAGTGTTGCGTCGTTTTGCTCGGTTACTGTTTGCAGAATCTTTGCGACTTGCGTCAAAGTACCTGCGCCGATTTGCGATGCTGTCACTCTAAAATTTTCAGCAAAAGCCGCAGCAACTTCTTTACGCCCCGCAGAAGCTGCAACACTACCGTCCACACTTTTGTAAATAAATGTACCGAGACCGTACGTCTCGTCATCGATCTTTGGTGTTGGAATTGGCATTGGTGGTACAGGGATGGGGGTGGGTGGAACTGGCTCAGGATTACCGTCGCCAACAACAACAGTGACAATGACCGGCAAACTTGGCTTGTCGGCAAGTGCGGTATACGCCAGCAATCGGTATTTTCCGGGTTTTACCGCAGTGACAACAGTTGCGGTAGTGTCATTAAGCAATGCAGCAGGAAACACGGACAGCCCATTGTCGAGCGGAAAGTATTGCACAATCTTGCCATCAGTCTTAGTGGGCCGCACAGCAATAAATTGCCCGGGAGCCCCTGTAAACGTAGCGGGCATTTCAATGTTTTGGCCACAAAGAGCCAGTATGAGCGCAAGCATCGAATACTCCCTGTACAAAAGAGTCTAACTTGTTGTGCAACATTATTACATGAAAAACAAGGCCTTTTGTCGATTCCTCACTTAACCTTCAGGAATCGCCGTTTCAATTGTGACAAATACGTCTTCCGCCCGACAGAAAAATTGTGTTGTGCGGTATGTTACTAAACTTTCTGGAGCATCGGGAATTTGAATAAACTCTGAATTACGCAAGTACTTATTGGATCCGTCGGGGTAGCGGATGCGTCCAAAAATATCAATTGCGCCGACGCTGCTGTTCGTAGGCAAGAAACCGTGTACAACGTCTTGAATTTTGGAAGCGTACACGCGCCCAACAAAACCTACGGCATTAATTGCGCTTGAAACGGCTAACTGGATGGCAGCTACATCGGGTGCTGTTTCGTTGGATTGCTTGTAAACCGTGAAACTTATTTGTACGAAACACGGCACAGGAGCTTTAATCAAACAGTCAGCCCCGTGATGCCTAATATCTCGGGAATTAACTGTGTTTTGTACTTCCATAATTAACGGCATGTATTGAATGTCGGCATCGTATTCCAACGTAGCCCCTGCGCTGTATGTCGCAGAGTCTTGAGTCGTGTCGGCAAATTTAATAACGGCTGTTTGATACCGAGAATACGCAGCTTCGGTTGCAGAAATAATGTCAGGCACAAAATCGTCTGTGCCAAGATCGTATCCACGTGTGTCGGATACCAACAACAATTTACCCAAAGCTACAGCCGCATTCTTAGGCCGTATTGCGCGCACCTCGTAAAATCCGGGTGCTGTGTCTCGGGAAATAGAAAATTGCCAAATAGGTTGACCTGCAATTGTATTTTCACTTAAACGAACAGCGGTTATTGTTTTTTGCACTGTAACAGGCAAATACTCGCTACGAACATACCAATCCGCGCGCCCACCTAATGCAACAGGGAAAATAGAATGTTTGTCCCTAAACATTTCGGCGTCACCGCAGCCAATAATTGACGTACCAACAATTCGGCTATACGCATCAATGTTTCGTAAAAAAGCTGCCATAGTTACGCGGTTGGACAATGTTTTAGCCGCAATACCTTCTTGCAATCGTTTTAAAACAGCTGTGTTTGTTTCAGCAGTTGTACCTGACGAAAAATCCGTGATTGCGTAAGAAGTTACATAGGCGGGCGGAGGATTGACCGGAACAACCAGTGTGTTTTTTTCAATGTTGTATTCGGCGCCTGTGGCAAGTGCTTCAACTTCCAACGTAAACATATACCGCCCATCGGCTGTTGGCGTAATCAACCGATCCGTTGCAGTATTAACTTGTGCGGCTTCAGCTTTAGCAGAATAAACTTGCGTGGTGCGGTACCGTAAACCTTGAGCTTGAAAAAATGTATTGCGCCCGAGCGTCACTGTGATGTTGTTGCTCAGGATAATAGCAACACTGCCTGTAGCTGCGGTACCGGCTTTTCGTTCCAGCCGAAAATTGGATAATACGTCGTCAACCAAATCAGTGTCGGCCAGATCAGGATCTTGCTCCAGTGCCAATAAACTACGTGCTCGCCGATAGTCATTAATGAGTGTATCGAGACGAGTCGCCAACAGTGCGTGATAGTAGACAAGTAATTCGTAAAAGACGCCACGACTAACATCAAGCGTAGGATTATCTTCTGCTATTCGTTGGCTAACTTCGTCGATAGACGCCGCAACCAATTCGGCAGACAATGCATCAAGCGCTTGTGGGGTAACTGCCATGGTTCACTCCGTTAACGAACACTGACACCGATGGGCGTGATGAACGTGTAGTTTGACCCCGCTAAAGAAGTCAAAGTCATTGTTAAGTTGACTTTACCATCACCCAAAGTCACAGCATCTAATGTAACATCATCAAGAATTTCGTCGTTAGGATCTGTTGTTTTAACTTCTGATGTCATTTGTCTGCGCGCAAGATCCTTAGATGTTGTGAAGGATGAACGCACGTCTGCAACCGTACGCCAGTACCCTCTTTCGGCGTCAACCATAAATGTGGTGCCGCGATTTGGATCGTACCGCAAGCTTCCTGACTTTAACAAAAAGATTAAAAGAAAACGTTGCATCAGTTTATGAACGCCTGTGCAAATCTGCCCGGCGTCTTTTGCCGTAAATAAAGCTTGTTCTAATTCTTGCGAAGATCCTACAGCTTTTGTTTGCCGTAACACACAATAATCGTTTAAACGGCCTACGTAATCGGCAACAGTACTCATGATTAAGCACCTTTAACTTGACGACTTTGTTTTAGAAGCCCGCGCAGATATTCAACGTTGTTTTGCGTGAATGGACCCGTGTCAGAGCTGTGTGCTTTTTTACGTCCAATTACATGACACGTGGCGCGTATTCTGCGCATCGTATGCCGCATACGTAACGCACGTTCCATTACGCTTAATGTTTCTGCCATAGTTGTGGCAGCAATAATATCGCCAACAGTTCCCGGCGGTGCTTGCTTTGTTGCCGGAGAAAGTACTTCGGAAAACTCGTCAAATATGTCTTGCCGTGAAAACGGTCCTGACATATTTTCTAATTCCGCAACACCAAGTGCGCCATCCCAATCTCCCGGACGAAACCATACGTGTCCCCGTCCTTGGGATAAATTTGATACTGCGTCTTCTGCATGCGTTATAAAATCACGAAAACGACCTTCGTAATTTGCGTCCATGTTGACTTTGCTGCGTGGACGAAATTCTTGCGAAGATTGCGCTGCCATCACCCGCCTCCAAACGGCGACAATTCGCCACCTTGATCCAAAAATGCTTGAATGCGCGCCTTACCTTGACTAATAGCTCCGGGGGAACGCTTTAATTTATTAGCAAGCTCCATGTTGCTTAAAAGACGTTTTCCGTTTAAACCCAACGTATGTTCCATAATCTGTTGATGGTATGGATCAAGATCGTCGTATACAAATCGAGTCCAAGCAGAATGCTGTTGTTTTTGCCAAGGATTGCTTGCTGCGCCTTCGTAACCAGACGTGCCGGTTTCAGGGTCTACAATTTGTCCTTCAGATACTGGCGCATAGAACTTACGAACGCTATGCATGCGTTTTGACGACAAACCCGTTTTATCGGATAATTCATTATCTGTGGGTGATCGTCCAAGTTCGTGTTCTAAATCTTTCTCGGCCTGCGAGAGAAAATAACTATCTTGCATTACACGTTCAGGCGTTTTTAATACGCTGGTCTGTTGGCGATTAATTCGTTTAAGGCCTTGCAATTGTCCGTACACATACGCACTGAGGCGCCCACGATTTGGAGCATAGCCGTGCATAGTATCCAACACGAGTTTACGAGCACGACTTTCAATCAATGGGTTGCTTTCGCCAACGTGTGTTTTAATTGCGCCAGCAATGGTAGGTTTTAACGCTTTAAGTAAACCAGCGTTGCTTTCTTGTCCGGGCGTAGTTTTCCACGCCCGATATGGCTCAGCAAATTCAGGTTCAATGTCCTGTGCCATAAATGATTACCTGTAAAACATGAAATTTAATGGCGCACCGTGTAATCCGCCGCCGTGAATACTTGAAGCTGAAAACAGCGTCGGTCCTTCTATATTATAGTCGGCGAGTGCAGGTCGCCCTAATCGCGCTTGCGTTGCGGGGCTGGCGTATTCCCAGCCAGTACGTATGTTTGACAATACAAAAGACGTACCTGCCGCAGGTGATTCCGCATTGATGTAAAAAGAAACCCGCGAAACTTGACCAATCGTATCAAAGGCTAATGAGTCACGAGTGTCGCGGATTTGTACGCCGCCAAAGCGTTCTGAGCCGCTGCTAATGCGCACGATTGATCCCGGAGCGATATCGAACCGCAACCGACCTGATATGTGTTGCTGCCTGCCCCGTAACGCATTTTTACTAAAAATTTCTTTGGCCCAACGATCAAAAATAGTCACGGTAGCACTAACACCCGTTTCCTGACCCAACAGCAGTGGATTTTCAGCCGTAGTGATCAGTTCTAGCCACGGCGGACCACTTACAGTTAAGATAACACCCTCTGGATCAGCTGCTAGCGATCCGTAACAACCAGAAACAGTTAGATTGTCTGAACTCATGACATTTGTAACGGATCCCGACGCAGGCATAACAATAACACCGGACAATAAACGCTCCAGTGCTCCGGAAGAAACTTCTGAGTCGTATTCCGTGGAATAAATTGTTTTATACGCCTGACTATTTGCCGCCGTATACAACGGTACGTCAGCAATCACTAATGCACGGTCAATCATAGGTACGACAGCCATACCAAAAGCCGGGCACAACTGCGTTACGAGTTTTGTCCAAAACGATGATTCTGCATAGCTGCGCAACGTTTCATTGTTGAGAAATTGCATGATAGCATCGATTATTTCAACATCAGTACCCGCATCAAATCCTAGAGGACTGCCGAACGTATAGTTAGCGTATGCGGGACCTGCACTAACTTGTCCGATTGTGGCTGGATCTTCGAGTCCAGACCAATCAGGGCCTTCTATACGGCTCAATGCTCGTAATGCACGTGTATTATTTCTTACCATGACATTTTGCAAACAAGTCAAATCAGCCGCTTCAACAGGAAAATGCTGTTGTTGCGCAAAACTACTAAAAATTGTTTTAATAACACCCCACATGTCGTGATAAATTTGAACATCCAGTAATCCGGGCAACATTAAAGTATTAGCGACAGAATCGCTCGTATACGCACCAACGTCTTGAAACGAACCCATTACAGCTGCAACTGTCATGTCCGCAGGATTGTTTACATGCGCATTGCCTGAAAGTGCTGAAGACGCTGCCAAATCATGCAACCAATGAATCAACGTTATTTCTATTTGATACTTATTAAAATGTTTGGTCCGACGCACAGCAGTTATGTAACCATCGAACAAAAGAATAGGTGTTTTCCACGGTTTACCCGTTGTCTCATTCCCGACAGGAGCAAAATAAACTTTTGCTGCTTGCATTTTGCCCCAAACAAAAACGTCGTGAATCGGAGCATACCGTGTGGCATTGCTTGATTGCACGTCGCGCCCAACGCCAACAGTGCACGTAGCTGCGGGAATTTCGTTCATGGCGAAATCAGCACTAAATGCTGTCAATGGAAACACTTTGTTGTTTACTGCCAAATGCAACGAGCGAGGACCTAGTCGAGTAAAATCCGAATACGAATAACTGACACCAGCTTGTGTCGGAATGATCATGTGGACACTCCTACGCGTAATTGCTCTGTCCGATACGCCAATGCCAAAGCTACAGCAGCACACTTTAACGGCAAATCAGGCACATCAAAGAAAATATTCCGAAAAGTTTGAAAAGGTTGTTCGTCTGTAATGCCAAAAAGCGCAAGTAAAGTCGGTTCTCCGGCTACGCTGATGTTAGCTATAATTTGTCCTAATGTGATTTTAGGTTTATTAACAAATTCGACTAGCCACGTTTGTGCGGCATTAGGCGCCGTCAGTGAGAAGTAATAACCACTTTTACCAAGTCGCTGTTGTTCGTTGGCAGCTAATCCCGGTAAGGCTTGAAATTCATTGCGAGATCCTGTCAGATAAATGTCAGCAGCGCCGTTGTCTGTAATCGTGTAACTATAAGCCATGATTCCATTTGCGTCGTCAGATTCTGGGCTACCGTGAATATTCATACCTGCCGTTGTTGGTCCGCTTATTCGTTGCGGGCGAGGATAATACAGCTCTAAGTTAAAAAAATCAGATCCGCTGGCGTCGTAGGTATGTCTTGAATCTAAAGCGGTTGCGAATTCGGCCAATGAGCTATTTAATACGCAGCTAAGAAGTTGGCGTGTTCGGTAATTCAACGTTTCAGGATCTGGCTGTCCTCCAAACAACAGACGTCGGATGTTTTGCAAACTTGATGGTAATGTCACGCTCTTATATCCGGGCGTTTGTGGAAGATCGCCTAAACGGCCAGTAACTGCTGAAGTTACGGTGTTATTAATCAAAAGTGTCCATATATGATTAAGCATGATCATCCCGGCATAGTGGCTAGAGTAAGATTCCATTGCACCAGCTTGGTTGCTGGATCAATGACTTCCATATTGAGGCCCAAAAGAAATGCCTGAAATGTTGTGTTGTAGATCGTGACAAACAAGGGAGTTACTTTAGTACTGGCCTTGTTGGCAATGTACCAGTTAAAAACATTTGCTCCAGAATGCACAGACGGGCCTCGTTCACATGTCTGAGCAAATGCCAATCCTGACAACGTAATTTGGCCAATCCTATCCCCAAAAGAATAAATGTATACACGATTGCCAACAGTGTGCAGAAACTGTGCATTAACTTGATGGCTTACAGTGATGCGCGTTAGTATTACGGCAGAACGTTGATAACTTAAGTCTGTAAGGCTTTGATTGTTAATAGCAATCATGCGAATGTCACAATACGACGTTGGCTGCCGTACCTGCACGACACGGCCCGGACAGTTAGCAAATAATGTCGGCATGACTGGTAACCTCTTTAAGCGTCCATTGCGCCGCGACCATTGTTTATTTGCAGGTTTTTACCTTGCAGTTGATTACCAACAATTTCAAACTTACCGGACAATTCACCTTTAACGACCAATTCTTTTTTAGGATCTGCGGCTTTTGCATCAGGCCTTTGTTTGGCTTGTTCCAAACTCTTCAAGAAGTCTTCTTCTTTTGCACCTTTTTTAACCACGCGATTCATGGTTTTAATGTCATCAATTGCTCGAACACCAAATTCTTTCGTAAAGTCCGCCATGTCGCCTTTTTTCATACCTTCGTCATACGCTTTTTGTATTTCGTCCAAGTTCTTTTTCTTATCTTTTCCAACAGTTTGCAATCGTTCTTTTGCGCCAATAAATCCAATAAGTTCTTGTTTGACGTTGGCACCGTTTTCACCTCCCAGCAACTCATCTAATTTTTTGCGTCCGTCTGCACTTAATTCAGGCATAGCCAAACCTTTAAAGCGATCGGCTACTTCAGAATTTTTTAAACCTTGTAATTTTTCCGCCTCTGCGGCTTTTTCTAATTCAGGTCTGCGTTTGTCGTACAAACGCCGCAGTTCCGCAGGATCCATGCCTAGAACCTTGGCGCGCGCTTCTATGCTTTTGTCTAACTTAATTTTTTGTTCTTTAGACAATTTGTCGTTGCCCGTTTCTTTAATAAGGGCAACGTCTTTTTCGTCAAACTTTTCTAGTTTTTCAGTATCAGCATATTCTGTTTGAAATTTATTCTTAGCCCCCGCATCTAACCCTGCGATTTGTTTGTTGATTTCTTCAAGAGTTGTTCCTTTTACGTCAACACCAGCGGCTTTAAGCGCCGCAGTTTTCATACGGATTTCTTTGGCGTCTTTCCCTACGTTTGCGCCACGCATGCCTTTCAATACGGCGTCACGTTGTTTATTTAAATTGGCCATTTCTTGCTGCGCTTCCACAGCCGCTTGCGATTTCTTGGGATCGCTTATAACGTCTTCGGTAAAAATACCCGCACGGAATTTAGCCATATCGCCGCCGCTAAAGTCTGCGGCAAGATTGGTCATTTTTTGCTGAATTCCTTCAAGTTCAGCTGCGGTATCTAGCGCGCCCTTGCCCATTTTCAAAACAGCCAACGGTTCACGCAATTTATCAATCATGTTTCTAAGGTTGGCCTTATCCTCATCTTCTAATTTTTTCATGTGCGCGCCAGCATCCGTCTTACGGAACTCATCGAATTTTTCACTTTTTTCTTTTTGACGTTGTTTTAGAATGTTTGTACGCGCCTGTTCAGGATCGCGCACATTATTCTTTGTCATTTCTTTGTTAATTTCTGCGTCAGATACGCGGAATTCGTTATACGTCATAAGCGCAATCATTGATTCTTGCTTCGATGCAAGCGTATCTGGAACTACATCAATAGCTCTACGGTGGCCGAGGTGCTCCTCAATGTCTGCTTCAGTAATGCCTAAGGCTGCGGCTCTTTTTTGCATCATAAGAAAATCGCTTGCTTCTTTACGGGTACTGCCTTTTGCTGCGTCAGTTTTCAATAAGGCATCAATTTCAGCTTCTGTAATCGGTTCTTTAACCATGCGGGCGCGTTCGTCACTAATTCCTTTGCGCGCAGCTGCGTCTGAAACTTTAAATTTACCTGCTGCTATATCATCTATTTGTTTAGTTGCTGTTGCTTTTTGCTCTGGTGTTGCTTTAGGATCCATCAGTACCGCACTAGCTTGTTTTTTTACATTTGCAGTAATATCTGTTTTATATTTTTCAATTTCATCCGCAGTAATGTTCTGATTAACGCCAAACATGCCACCCATAGTTACGCTAAGCGTACTGCTACGTTTAGATGCTTCTGTTGCGGCATCCATGTCTGCATTGGTAATTCCTGTTGTTGAAACAGCTCCTACGGCAGCGGCGCCTTTCTGAAGTTTATCTACAGCACCTTTAAGCGCCGTTTGTTTGACGTCAATTTCCTTTTGCAAATCTTTGTATTCTTTTGTGTTGGGTTTGAACTTCATTTGTTTTTTAGCTAAATCTTCAATTTCTTGCTGAACTTTGCCCATTTCTTCTACTGGTGCCCCAAGCTTTTCTCTAATTGTGGCAATGTCTATGCCACCAAGTGCCGCGCCAATAATTTTCATGCCAGCGTCAGGATCACCTTCTTTTGTATTTTTAACTGCGTCCACAATACTGCGTAGCATCGAATCACCCGTTACACCTGACATCGTAGAACGGGCAACATCCTGTATTTTTTCGTATTGTTGTCGTGACCGCGTTTCTGCCAAAACACGTGGATCTGTAGTTGTCAGTACGTTCTGCAACTTGGCGTTCATGCCCTTCATTGTCGTCTTGTCCATGTTGCCAATAACGGACGTGGCCAACATGCGAAGAGCAGCTTGACGTTGTTCTGGATTTTTAGGTAAAGCGTTTCGGACATTAGCGGGTAATTGCTCTTCAATAATACGCGCCATATTCTTTTCAAAGTCAGGCATTTGGTTGTAATCGTCAGGCGTTAACTCACGCATTTTAGCAACGACATTGGTTGCAAGTCCCGACAGCTGCGTTCCGGAAATACCATAAGGGCGCAATCCGGCACCAAGAGAAGCTACAGCTGAACGTGTTAGCGTACGGCCTACTTCTGCTGGTTGTGCTGTCTCACGTACGTAGGCTGCCAACTCAGGGTTACGGTCTAATGCTTCACGTGCTTGTGGTTTCTGCGTAAGCATGTTCGCAATTGTACTTTTGGACAATCCTGCGTTAACACCAATTTGTTCAACCTGCTGATTAGTAAGTTTTGTCAAATCAACTTTTCGGCCGCCGATCGTAGCAAATGTCTCGTTGTTCTGGATTGCTTCCAGTACGCCCCCCAAGTCGGTACCAGCTACCTTACCGTCCATAGCATCACGCATACGCGCCAAAGTACCGAAGCGCGTACCAAGATTAGAAGCGATTCCTTGTGTTGTTAATTTGCGACCGAACTGTGTCATTTGAGCTTCTGTCATACCACCAAACACAGGCGTGGCGAAAGCACCTGAAGAGCGTAATGTTGCGTTGAATGCTAAAGCGTGTTGCGTTGCTGTCATGGCAAACGGCGATTCAATTCCCAACTGACGGCCATGCACTGCGGCGTCTTGCTGAATCAACATAGCGGTATCTGCACTGATGCCTGCGCTTTTAGCAAGATAATATGTTTGTCGCACCGTCTTAGCGAGACGGCCTGCGTCAACTTGTCCCATTGAACCCATAGACATAGCGTCTAACGCCCGCATCAATTCGGGTATAGGTGCATTGGGTTTACCTGCGTCGCCAAAAATATCACGCATCGCTGTAATAGCTTCAAGATGCGATTTCAATGACCGCTTTACTTTGTTTGTATCCAATTTCTCCATGAATCCAGCATCTTGTGTTGCAGCCTGTGTTAATTTGCTTAAATCGTCTGAACCCATACCGCTAAGATCAACCTGACCATTTTTGCCTTTACGTATGTTCTGCACGCCTGCTCTTCTAGCCAAAGCTACGGCATCATCGGCAGACATGTTCTTGGTTAAATCCGCCGCAGAAATTGACGGACGGAATGCTGACCCTGCAATCATGCCACGCGTCGATAATTCACTGTAAAGAGAACCAAGCTGTCCTGCGGAAATGCCTTTCATTTGTCCGATTTTTTCGTCTGAATAAAAATCCTCCATGATATTTTCGTTTAAACGTTTAAGCGATTGATTACTCATGCCCATTTGACCGGTAGTTGGATCCAATCTATAGCGCCCAGCTGACGCCATGCGTTGCTGCATAATCATTGCAGAACCACGCCGACCGTGAAGTTGGTCAATCACATCCCCGAACATAGGGGCGAGGAAGGGCGAAGCAGAAACGGCTAAATCTGAAATATGCCCGGCGGCTGTTTTCATCTCTGGCGTGAATGGTTGTCCTGTCAGCAACGCCATACCGCGCATAGTACCCATGAACGAAGATCTGTCTTGCTTAGCTGCATCTGCCTGCGATTCCTGTAAACGTCTATAGAATTCCTGAGACTGAAGCCTGTCGTACATGTTTTGACCGTGCCCGACACCAATTCCAGCCATTCCAGCTTTTGACATAATCGAATTGAATTGAGAACCCAACGCCATTTCAAACATTAATCGCGTCTCAGGGCCACCGGGAAGAGGTAACCCTGACATGGATGATGAAAACTGTGGCGCTAAATTGGAAGCCAGCGGCGCATAACTTGCTCCCATGCCGAGAATATTAGTTATGCTTTGTGGGTCCATTACGTCTTACCTCGTGGTCTTGGAATTTTCTGAGTAAGTCTTTGTTCCAATTCCTGTACCTGTTGTGCCGCATCAACTCCTGCTTGTTTGGTTTGCATCAACTCCTCTCGTTGCTTATCCGCAGCAGCCTTGTACTTAGCGACAACGGCAGGATCGTTAGGGTCTCCAAACTCTTGCGTAAACGCTTCTACGAGCGTTTGCTTAGTAACAGCTGCACTGTCCTTGGTTTGCCAAGGGCGCATAATACTTATCATATCCTGAAACAGGTCTCTGGCCTGCGTCTGCACCGACTTGAACGAATCCTTTTCCAGACTGCTGTTAGATATAAGTGCGCACTGGTGATTGTGTAACACTTTCAACAAATCAAGTTCGTCCAACGATGCCATGGCTTGCACCAAAGGCATTGTTCTTGCCCACCACGAAGAATCATTAATTTGACAAGTTTCCGGCTTTATAATGCCGCGCAGAAACGCCCGAGTAATCAGGACGGCGTTTCTGTCTGTTTCCAAAAATTTGCGTTGTCTACCATCGCCTCCAACTGCGTAACCATGCGGTTAAAATCACGGCACGTCGAGGCAACTACGCGGTGAAGAGATTCTGTTTGAAAAATCTCAGCCGTCATATATTCTTCGACGATACCTAACCCACGATCGTCAGGTGCAAGGGTTTCTGGTAACTCCCAAAACGTTGTAGCCGTCTTGTTAGTCTTGGGAGTAAAACCTTCAGGAAACTCAAACGAAAAACCATTAGTGTTCTTGGTCTTAATTTCAACGAGCTGTAAGTAAAAACGATACCTGTTAACAACTTCGTACAGATCCCCTTGAAATTTAATCTTGCCTTCGTTGACGTCATACACAATTTGCTCGTAACACGTATCAATTTCTTTGGGGCGCAATGACCGGAACGTAACAAACAATTCCCCGTTAAATAAACTGTACCGTTTAACAAAAGGTTTATTTGCCAACATAGCCGTGATGAACTTGAGCTTGTCGTCATACGTTGGCTCAGGGCCATTTCTTAGGGTCAAATCCCACGCACAACGCGGGCAAACAGTAATTGGTGTATCAATCCCTGTTTCATTGCTGTCTGGTCCTAAGACATTAAGCGGCGTAGGTTCAGGTATTGGAGATGCAGGTGCAGGTTCGGGCGTATCGTTTTCAATGGTTATATTTGTACTTCCGCCTAAGTTACTAAGTGATTTTCTAATTTCAGCCATTTTTTCGGGAGACAAATCTGCAACGGCAATCGGTTCAGGCGGTATAAATTTACCAGCGTTAGGCGTAGGTGTTTGTGCCATACGCGTTTTTTCTTCTGCCATAATCTCGGCAATATTTCCAGTTATCTCGTCGGTTTTCGTAGATACAATTGTTTCAGTTGGAACAGCCGCAGGTGGCAAATTCTTACCACCTGTGACGCGTGCCAGCAATTCTTGCTGACGATTCAGGTTAATCGACTTACCCATGTAAACCTCACCCTATTTGGAGAAAACCTTCTTCCATCGTTACGTTCTGTATATTACCCAATTCAGGCTCGTCGTAAACCCCCGACGCCCGAGACGCTGCATTTCCTGTTGCTGTATCTAACAAGCCTCCACCTATGGCTATCATAAAATTTTCTTCCTCTTTCCACGCTTTACGCCCGGGCCACGGATACAAGTCTACACCTTGATATGACACGGGATTTTCAATCCAGCTTTCACCGCCAGTACCAAGACCCAACGATACAAATTTTTCCCAACGACGCTGATCCCACAACATATTTGCGGTTTTATACTGGTTTTGATCTTCGGTATCTCGATAACTAAATTGCATATTTTTAATTGTGGTGTCGTTGCCAAGTTGTCTGTCTTGGTAATACGACTGCACAAAATACGTGTCGTGCATTTCTTTACCTGCATCTTTAAATGCGGCTACGGCATCTGCTTGAGGCTTGGTAATGTCATCCAAAGCACCAGATAACGTGTCTGGAACTTTTCCAACCATACCCGCCTTAGACTGGGCAAAAGTTTTAAGCGTTGCAATGCTGCCTTTAGCGTATACGCCGCCAGTTGTAAAAATGCTTTTGTTGTCGCCGTAATTAGTAATGTTGCCCCCAACTAATAGGTTTACTGGAAGGATTGCGCTGGTTGCGTTAAAACTATACGCAAAATTAACGGTACTGTCTTCGTTGGACGGACCTATAAGGAAATCAACGCTTTTATTGCAGAATACAGCTACACGACTACCGTAGAAATTAATTTGACTGCGTCCTTTGTCAGCGTCCAAATTGATTTGTTTATCCGCTGCCGAACGCAAATACACGTCTCCGCCATATGCAGCAACTACGCTGTCGGGAGCTTTAAATACAATTCCATTTGAAACAACGTCTTGGCCAATGTTGTTTTCGTATTCTTGCAACGAGCCCATTCCCTTGCACTCAACAAGTACACCGCCTTGGCCGCCATTACCTGCCAACATGTGCAAATTGCGTTGTGCTTTAATACGCACGTCGTTATCAGATGCAGAAATGTCTACAGAAGTTTTAGCTCTCAACACAATCTGATTACCCATAACAACTATGTTTCTTCCGGGTACCAGTTCAATATCCCCAGCACATTCCAATCGAATTTTACCGCCAACCATTTTGATTGCAGAACCAAAACCGTCGGCTAAAACAACACCGCCATCTTCGAGGAAACACAAGAAAGACGTTGTTTGATAGTACAAGACCTCGGCGTAACGATGATCGATACGCATAGAGCGAGGAGACACCGGTGACATGGTGTTAGCCCCGCCCAATTCTGCAAAATTCAAATTGTCCTGCACTTGTGTAAACGTAGTGCCTTCCGATTCTTCCCGTACCCGGTAATCGTTCTTGTGGTAATGGAAGGGATGCACGCGTTTCCAATTAACTGCATAAGCGATTAATTCATCTACGCCCATAACCCGACGAATGCTTGGATTGTCGTCAGGTACGCGTACATCGCCGACACGATGTTGTGTTGCGTTACCGAAGTAACCTGAATACCGATAATTATCCGCTTTAGCGTCGTCGCCAGTACCGTCAGCTGCATCTTTGCGCTGCTCCGCAATTGGCATGTTAACACGCCGACCTATCATGACGGATTTGGCGCTAAATAAATGGTACGATCCGTCTAATCCAATCCATTCCTCAAACACGCCCTCAGGTGAACGTGCAGAAAGTGTATTTTTTCCGTCAAAAAGTGGTACGGCAACTTCACGCACATGTCCCTGTCCTAGATATCCGCCGTATTCGCGGTAACGGTAGAATGGGCGGGAATCGGCCGTGTCTTCTGTGGCACGTGACTCCGTCGTCTCGGGTTTACCGCTTACGTCATATGGCGCATACGGCCACGCCCCTTTGTCAGGATCATCTTGCCGTTTAAACGCATCAGCATTATTTAAACCGTCAGTGTAGTCACTACCAATTTGCGTATCAGGACGTGACAATCCCAGCGCTTCCCACGGATACGTGGCTACGCCCGCAACAAAAGTAGATTCGCCTTCATCGTTACCTGTATCAAGTTCGTAGGTTGCGGATTCTACCAATAACTGCTGTCCTGCGATACGTAAGTGGCTATCGATCAACGAGCCCCAAATACCGCACATTTCGTTAACACGTAATTGGAACATGTAGTCATCAAGCGAAAATAACAAACCTGTAGCGGTACTAAACACCTTTTCTTGCGACGTTAGGTCTCGAGGACGGCCTGCTGAAAAATCAAGCGCACTGGCGGCGTTTAAAAGACGTTGCACGGGATACGAATGCACTTGCTCTTGAAACATGCCCGACATTCCGCCTTGACTGATAAAGTCGGAATAATTTTTACCTTGAGTTAAATCTTCTAACTTTTTGACGGGATACACCGAAGGAATAGAACCAATAATATAACCAAATGGTGAATTTCGAGGCGTATATACCAAAACCGTTGAGCCAGCAGGATACACCGTTGCATCACGTACACCAAACGGCATAAAACTAGCCGTACTGAGCGAACAACAACGCATCACACCGCGACTATCGTTTAATTGAACGCGATGCCACCCCAGATAAGGAATAGTGTGCGCAACAACACCGATAATGAGAGATTGACTGCCAAGTACATTGTGTTGTGTCTGCAAAACTCGATTAACGTCTCGCGCGTTAGCGTGAGGACTAATAAACATAGCCTCTAAGTTACGAAGCGCAGAGTCTAGTTGAGGTACGCTGGAATTGTTGTTATTACCGAAAATATTGTCAGTCGCACCAAGATGCGAGTCATTCATGCAACACCATATAGATCAGGATAAAGGAAAACCCCGTGGTAATAATACCACGGGGCGCATAATAAGTAACAAACTTTTAAACTTAGTCGCCGGTGTAAGACAGGTCGGCAAACTCAAGTACTGAGTTTTCGTTGATAATCAAGTTCTGCGCCTGCACGCTCATACCGATTGAACTGATGACGCATGAATTGAGAAGTACCGAAAACACGCCGCTTGAAACTGCGCCTGCGGCAGGACATTGCGCCGAACCAACATTAAGTGCCAGTTGTTTTGGCGAGCAAGCATCGCCGTACGCAGCGTAAAAATTGCGTACGGAAAAGTTAAAACCAACGATGTGTGCAACGTTGACGTTGCCCTGTGGCTTGCCTTCAACGTAATAAACGTTTGCAGCATTACCGGCAACGCCCAATTCGTACACCTTCGTAATTGGACGCTGATATTGCAGAGTCAAGCTCTGCATCATCAGTCCGCTAAGTCCACCTGCTGCGGTGATAATGCCCTTGTCGGCACGAAAACCGCCCGCATACTGTTGAACTTCACGATTAAAAATATTGGCCATGTCAAACCTCCTGCCGCGGTAATTCGGATCAAACGATCAGACGTACGGCAATGTTGTTGAGGGCATACGGAACCGAAATATTGACCGTGACGTTCAACTTGTCCTTAAGCAAACTGTCTTGTACAACGGCAAGATCCGCGTACGCAATCAGCACAGGACCCGTAGTTGTGGTATTTACAGTAAATGTATCCAGCGATTCACGCAGCGCCAAAGATACACGGTTGATGATGTTTTGGTTGATATTGTAGATGCCGATGAATGGATCAAGCACATCGCGTACAGCGTAACTGACATAGTCCACATTACGTGTAACCGATTCTTCACGCTGATTGATGTCGGTATATGCACCGGTCGTGAGTGCGTGCCGTGCAAAAATCTGGCCGTTGTTACCGTTCTGCGTCACAATGAATACGCCGGAAGCTGCCAACGTATCCAATTGCGCACGGTTGAACTTTACCGTGGTGCGCGCAGCCCGAGAGTAACCAACGATTTCAACGCGAGTCATTGGTTGCTGTGGAAGCAAGCCGGCAGACAAACCAGCCAAAGACGCTGCAAGGAAATAACCTTCCATGACAGTGCCGCTGGATTCGATCGTGTCAGGCCATACTGCGCGAATGCGACGAGAGCCCCAGCTACCAGCATCCAACGCAATTTCAGCCGCTTCAGCTGTTGCACTGAGTGAACGCCAGATTTCAATCTTAGCCGCGGAATTAACTGGAGCAGCAGGCCCCGAAACAAGTCGCAACTGATCTTCTGACACAACTTCAGCAATTGTGTATTCTGAGTAAGTGACGCCACCAAAACCATCGCCTACGTAAACGGCGCGTACAATGTCACCTACACGCACATCGTTGGTGACAAAATTACCATTAGCGTTAGTGTTGCTGACGATAGTGAATTGAGAACCTGAAGTGTCAGGATCGTCAACAATCGTAGCCAAGCATTCTTCGCCGTCAGAAGTAGTGGCTGCAATGTGGTTGACTACGGTCGAACCAGCGGACACTACAGGAATCTCTGGAATACCTGCGAGGTTTACCCACAGTACGCGCCACAGTCCGCGCTCAGGCGACGACAAAGCCGTTACGTGTGCAGCGTAAAGATCCAATACCGTACGGTTGCGGGTCAGCGGCACAAGGTTGTAAACATCGTCGCGACCAAGCAATGCTTCCAGCACATCGGCCCACGTTGTAGCATCGTCTGGATTACTAACAGCCGTATACCCTACAGCGGTACCATTGCTGTTTTCAAGCGCCTTGAACACCCCCCACTTAAGTGGATTGTCTGGGTCAAGTGGTCCAGAAATCGCATCATCAATTTCACCAACGTTGTTAATAAAATTCACTTCGTTAGTAAGAGTTTGCACCCACGCGCGGTATTCTACATACACAGCGCCGTAATCCTTAGATGCTTCGGAAACAACATCCAAAGGCAATTCAACACCGGAATCGGTCCAAGTTGAATCGTAAGCAACCATGCCAGAGTACACACTGAGTTCTGTTTCGCTGGTTTCCCAGTTAATCAGAGGTGCGAATCCAATGCGGTTCTTCGTGACGTTCAACACCGGTTTGCGAATGTACAAAGTGACTTCGACGGGATCACCAGCAGCAATACCTGAGTCAAGACTGTGACCAAGTTCGATGGTTTTATAGGCACCCGCAGATTCACCTGTGCACGAAATGTAATAACGGTCGCCCTTAACAAGGCCGCGAGATTGACCGAAAGTCAGGGTTACGCCTTTGGTACCAATATTAACAGTGGTGTTGCTCACCCAGTTTACAAGCACTGTCGTAGGCCCTGAGACATCGCTGCCGTCGTTTGTGGTGACGGAGATTTGTGGGGGCAGTGTATCGATAGCCTTACCGCCACGGGTCACCGTAATAATGTAAGTCGTGTCTTTACTTGCGGCATAAGTACCGCCAGCTGTGACACTAACAGCGGCAATGAAGTCAGAAACACTTGCACGCCAACGCTGACCGATGATTAAATCATCCGCAGATACGGCGTCAGCCGTAGCCGACGCTGAGCATCCGCCAGCCGCCGAATTGTAAAATTCAACGCGAAATCCGCGTGTACCGATTGCGGTGCTTTGACCGACTGCTGCGGGCGTAACTTCGGCTACGTCGTCACGGCCAGAGCCTGAGATCACGCGCAATTTAGCGGTGGTCAAGTCTCCGTTAACAGATCCGCCGGTTACAAGGATGTCATATGTTTCGTTGACATCACCGCTGGCGCGACCTTCGTAGTCGTGAGCAGCGACAACGGGGTATACGCAATTGTCAGGGCCAGAAAGTTTAACGATAGATGCGGCATCACTCTGCCACGGTGCGTTGCTTGCGTCAACTTCTACAGTGCCGACAGAAGAAGCAACAACGTTAGGAACTAATTTCTTGACGTAGGTCCACAATGTCACGGACTGACCGCCGCTGATACCACGAACTTTAACTACGTCGCCGGTTTTAACGTCGCGATCGTAGAAATCGGCTGAACGTGGGTAGGCCGTGCCGTTGCTGGCGAACGACTTGGTGTCAGAGATGATGCGGTTGCTAAAACCGTCAACTTTGGTAATGACTGAACCAGACGACAATCCGTCTTCGTAATATTTAAGAAGAGCGTCTTTGATGTAGACCTTAACGTAACCTTCGTCTACTATGGCGCCAGCAGGGAGAGTAGGCCACGCATAATTGTTGTCAAGAACGGTATCGTAGTAGCCCAGAAGGCCCTTAGACCGTTCACTTTCTTCCGCATAACGCAATAGATATGCGTGCGGGCCGGAGATATGGGCGTTCAATGGATTACCATTGGCAACCACAGCTGCTTGAAAATCTTGAAAAACCTGAACTTGCGGAAGAACGTACGTAGCCATTTTCTGTACCTCCAAGCCTGTATTCGTTATACAACCAAGGCAAAACCTAAGTCAAATTTACGCCGTCCAACAAAGTACTAAGTTTAATACCTTGCAGACGCAACGCTTCCTGCCGAATCTTCCATGCTTCCTGATACGCCCAGCCGATAGTCACAGGAATCACAAATGATTCTTTAGCTTCCTCGATTTCGGCAATCGGTCCAACATCTGTGACAACTAATCTAAATAAATTCAATGTATCCATCAGAACGGGTGCAAACTGTGTAATCTCGCGCTGCACCTCTGTAGCTAAAATTTCAGCACTTGCACCGGATGCATGAATGCAAAATAACGTATGTGACCCCGCCCACCAAGTTGCGTAACAACTATTACCGTAATCGTCTACACCTGCTTGATCACCAACCAACATACGTGTATTTGAATACTGGTTGCGCTTAATCAAAATAGCGGGACGCTTCTCGGCAAGATCACCACGCCAACGGTGAATGCTCTCTATCAATATACCCGTTGTTAAATCTTCCTTCCAAATGTAACGACGCAAATCGTGCTGTTCTATATTTTCTGCCTGAAAATGCCGCGTTAATAAATCTCTAAAAAATCCTGTCAACATGATGGGCTGCAAACCCATCTGACACAGCGAATTAATTTGCAAACCATCTGTCGCACGAGAGCTACGACCTTTGGCCTGTTCGTTATTACCGAAGCCCGTACCCTGACTGAGGGAATCCGGCGGGCACCAATTGTCCGGTGTCTGGGTCACGTGTCGTTCCCTTTCCTAGAAGACGCTCCATCAAACGTTCGTTATCAGGTTCAAACTCTTTCATTCGCATTGTCTCTAGACCAAATTTTAACGCATCACCAGTTTTTTGGGATGCGTTTGCTGCGTTAGTATTATTTGCGGAACTTGCCATATAGCCTCACACACAATGAATGCTTTGAAAATCACGTGGAATTTCAATCGTATAAACCGGACTGGTGTACGCAATTGGACGCATTTCTACTTGCGCCAACAACGGTACTCCACGAATCTCAGCAATGTTTTGCACCGAGTGAATGTAATATCTGTCGTCAGTCTTATCTGAAACCCAAATATCATCTTCCGACATTAAATCTATTGCGATCATACGCGCCTGTACAATCACGTCGTTAATCGTACCTCTAGCTTGCCCCGCATCTAGTTCGATGTGCCGACGTGCCGGACTAAGTTCAGCCCAAATACAACTCATCGGATAATAATAGCCACAACGAAAACCAGTACCGTAACAGGTTGGACAATATGCGTCTCGTGGTTCATTAGTTTGTAAATCTGTGCACACAGGACATCGTTGCCCCGTCCAACGGCGTTTAAGCAGATAACCTTCTTGACCGCCCGGACCCACACGGAAAGCCAAACGATTTTGTCGGATAATCTCTCGTGCGTGTCGCCATCCACGTCTATCCAGTACACCCAATCCAAAAACAGGCGCAGAGTAATACGTACCCAATGGCGTTGTTAATTTTACCCTGTAGTGCGTGTATTGAGTTTTACCCCACACACGTTGTTCTGGATCGATGGCGCAATACTGGTTTTCAACAGGAAGACCTACATTTTCCCAAGCATCAGTATCGGCGCCAGAAATTGAAGCTACCTGCAATTGAAATACTAACGGACCCGGATCAATAAACGTTTGTAGCAATTCCCACATGATCTTGGAACCGCCACGGATAACATGACTGACGATAACGCGATCAAATACCGCAGGACATGTCGTACTGCACGGTTGACACGAATTACGATCATCACTTTGTGCGGCATCCCAGTACATGGTGACCTCCATTCAATAAGTGTTTTTACCAACCGTATCGAATGGTGTACGAAGATTCCTGAATTCCATAAATTAGTTTAGTGTTAATTTCAATTTTCTTGGTCTGACACCATACAGCATATTCTTGCAATAAACGTTGACCTTCTGCCATGTATTCGCGTTCTTTGTTTTTATCGTCAATAGCAACACCACCCGCCTGATGCGCTAATCGATTTCGGCGATAATGGTTGGCAGACATTACGTGTAAATGCCCTGCAATAGCTCTGAGCCAAGGTTCACGGTAAGGAAAACTGCGTGTCGTGTGATAGGCAGAACTGATAGGGGGAGACATTAAATTCCAGTCTTCTACAGGCTTAGTCATGGCGTGCAGAATTTGATCGTCGGAAAACTCTACGTCATCTAGAAGGATGTTTTCACTGGCAGACGAATCCATGATCTGTTGTCTAATTTCTTTGATGGTGGGAGGGCCAAAATCCGCAAAAAGGGTTTCGTTATCTGACGGAAACAAAGACCTTTCTACCAATACGAAAGAATCATCGACGCCAAGAAGTTTGTCTTTACTAGAAAAAACACCCCACGAAATACGATACAAGCCCGAGTTCTCAACAAGAGCAGCAGGAAGAACGGCCTGCAAAACACCATTAACGGGATCAGGCGAAGTTACAGTCAATTCCCAGTTTGGATTAACGGTATCAGACGGACCACTTGCCATAGCTTCTTTGGCTCTGAGTTTGCCGTAGCCTGTAGGACTAGCACTAAGACTTGCCGAATCAGCAATTACAACAATCTCAGGAAAAATTGAACTTAAATTCATAGGGTTGCCTTTACGGTCCCTGAATATGTGTTCGAGTGTTGCTGTCATACCTTGGGGCACGATGAATGCCTTGGATCTGGTGGCTATCTTGCAGTCATCAAGTTCAGGAATACCTGCCGTGATGATGGTGCTAAGTTCGCTGACGTCAAACGTGCCTTCGGAAATAATCTGAGTAGCAGCATTACCCTTCCACTGATAATAGTGCGTGCCGGGTTGAGTTGTCACGAAATCGTACTGGTATTCACCAAAAGCCTTACGCGTAATGGTGCCGGGATAATTGGCGTTCTCAAAAGATGTATCAGGCTGCTTAATCGCCAAGATCACTGTGGTGGGGTCTACAGCAATGCCAAGAGCATCCCTGAAAACCACAAGCAGCCTGACTGTATTTCCAACCATGTAATTCATAGGACGCTCCCTTTGTAGTTACCTAATCCTACCACGGTTGAATTCTTTAAGTACTTACACAAAAGCCGACTCTGCGACTTTGAACGAACCCTCTACGGCACCTTGCGCCGTTCCAGTTCCTTCCCAGCGATATTTGTGTGTACCCGCTGCCGTGGAAAGAAAATCGTAGTGAAATTTACCCGTAGCTGTTTGAGTAATATCCCCGGGATACGTCCATTCAATTACAGTACTGTCAGGCAATTTAATCCTCAGTGTTAAACCCGTAGGATCAATAAATGCGCCCGCAGTATTTTGAAACGTCACAAGTAACCGAATTAAATCACCAATCGTGTAATTCATGACGCACCTGTTTGTTGTCGGCTGCTGCCTTTTGTCATGATAATCGCTAAACGGGAATTACACACCAGTAACTGTTGATTGTGACGGTATCGTAGAAACCACGCGCGTAGTAGATGACGTGGATGCCACCCGTGTCGCCTGTGTTGTTTGGACTAGAGATGTTTTGGAAACAACACTTCTTACAGACGAGACAGCTTGAGTTTTATTCTTTACAGCAATACTTGTGGATGTCTGACTTTTAGTTGAAACAACAGGCCGAGTTGCCGATGTAACAATTGTAGGAGGCACAACGTCTATTCTGACTGTAGACGCATGTACCCGCGTAACGTTAGTGTCTGCAATGTTAACGTCTAAAACAGTGTTGGTTGTCGCCGCAAGTTTGATCAATAATTCTGTGTAAGCGGCGGCACTGGCGGCAGATAAATAACCGTTACCAAACCCAAGCCCATCTAAAGGTACAACGTCAACATTAAACAAAGGTACGCTGACGTTTGCCGTACCCGTTGCTGTGCCTTGTGCCGCATAGATCGTAATAGTAGGTAGTGTTACACCAACAGATCCATAAGCAGAACCATCAAGAGGCTCAACCGTGATTTCGTTGCTTGGACCTTCAGCCGCAGCACTAATGGTTATTTCACAAGCAAAACCTGTCAGCGCAAAGGTAGCAGGTGCCGCCGAAACTAAACGATCAACAAGAAGAAACGCACCAATACGATTTTCATTAAACGTTGCGGTTTGTACACGTAATGGATGATCGTGCGTAAATAGTACAGAGACACCGGTTAAGTTTAAGGTCCCCGTGGCGCCATAAAGTCTTCTACCGACGTATCCTTGAGCGTCGTATTCAGTTTTAAAGAACACGCCCGTTTCAGCAATAAATGCTCTGCCGTAAAGTAGATTGGCGTCTTGTGTTGTGTATGTGAAAGCTTGAGTTACAGGTGAAAGTAAATGGCTGTGACTTAAGTTGGCAGCATTACTTGTAAACGCATATGTTCGTAAAACAGCAAGTAATTTACGTGCAGTACGTGAACCCGCAGATGTGCCTGTAAGTGTGTACGTTTGAACCGCAGCCGTGACTTTATACCCAAAAGCAAGCCCGGTAATTGTTCCTGTCAGCGTGTAAGTTTGAACTGCGGCTGTAAGTTTACGCGTAGTACTTGAACCTGCGGCTATTCCTGTCAGTGCGTACGTTCTAATCGCCGCAGTAAGTTTACGAGTTACAGTTAAACCCGCAGATGCGCCCGTTAGTGTGTAAGTTTGTGTCGCACCGGTAAATTTGTGCGCGCCGACAAAATTAGTTGTCGTTCCGCTCAGTGTGTAAGTCCGAACCGCACCAGTAAGTTTTCGTGCCGCAGTTAAACTTGTGTTGTTTCCAAGCGCCTCAAAACCGCGGTATTCTGCTGTAAGCCGTGCATTTAAACGCAAACCGGCAGAAATACCATTCAACGCAAAAGACTGAACCGTTGGCGTTATGTTGTGATCAGATCTAAGAAAAACATCAATACCCGTTAGTGCAAACGTAACAGTTGTTGTGGGTAACTGCGCCGTACGCCGAAGATTTGCAGAAATACCTGTAAACGTAAGATCATCTGTGGTAATTGAAAGCGTATATGCAGATGCGCGCGTTATTAAAAACCCAACATCGTGATGCCCGACTGTGAACGCAGATACCGTTGCAGTTAACGTGTAACCGCGTAAAAGATTGCTGTCGTTTCCTGTTAATGTTCCGGTATTTGTTGTTGCTGTAAGTTTTCGAGTAACAAGCGTGTTTGCGGCTATGGTTGTGTATGTGCAAGTTTGAGTGGTGCCACTGATTGCGCGCCCGACAAAGAAAGCCGTAAGGTTAGATCCAATGTGGTAGTAAGTTTGCGGTTCTACCGTAATTTTTCGAGTTAAAGAAAAATTTGTATCGTTTGTGGTAATTGCATAAGTACTTATAGAAGCGGTGAGTGTGTGCGCTGGCGTTAGGGTTGCGGGATTAAGTGTCAGTGCATACGTTTGAGTCGTAGCCGAAATTTTGCGTGCACTGGTAATTGCAGCAGCGGTGGTTGAAATGACATAAGTTTGAAAAGTAGCAGTAAGTTTACGTGCTGATGTTAAACCAATTTCTGTTCCTGTTAAGGCATAGGTCTGAAGAGTAGCTGTAAGTTTACGTGCAGCAGTTAGTCCAGTCGTTGTTCCTGTAATTGAATAAGATTGAACAACGGCTGCAAGTTTATGGCCAAAGGCTAAACCAGTTGCTGTTCCTGTTAAGGCATAAGTTTGAAGCGTAGCCGCAAGCGTACGTGTTGCTTTAGGTGTAGCCGCTATGCCTGTTAATGCATAGGTTTGAAGAGTAGCCGTGAGTTTACGTGCCGGGATTAAACCAGTTGTTGTTCCTGTGAGTGCATAGGTTTGAAGAGTAGCCGTGAGTTTACGTGCTGATGTTAAACCAGTTGCTGTTCCTGTTAAGGCATAGGTTTGAAGCGTAGCCGTGAGTTTACGTGCCGCTTTAGGTGTTGCGGCTATTCCTGTTAAAGCAAATGAGCTTGCTGCGGCTGTCAGTGTGTAGTTGTTTAGCGTGGCAAGTGTTTGAGTTAGTGTGGTGGTTTGACCGGTTTCAGAATAAGCGCCGGCTGTAGTGGTGAGGGTGTAATTTATGCCGGCAACTGCTTGAGTTAAAGTGGCAGCATTTCCTGTCAATGCAAACGACGCTTCGGGCGTGGCGGACATGAAGTATTTTGATACTCTAAACGCAACAGCATTAACGGCCGATGCTTGAAAATCGGGTGGTGCTGCATAACGGCTTCCATAACCGGACGCAGTCGTAAACGGATAGGCTAACGTGTAAGGTGATTGCGTGCCTGAACCAAAAACTACTACGTCTGGTCCAGCAGCAACCGATGTGGCTGTTCCTGAAATTTCATCTACCGGATCGGCATATTTTGTACCAAAACCTGTGCTGTCAGACCATGGATACGCTACCTGTCGAGGTGCGCTATCCACCGCTCCAATAAGCGCATCACCTGTAAGTGAAAACGCAAGACGGCGCGGCATGTTTGCGGGTAATGTTGTCGGATTAGAAAATTTTGTACCAAATCCTGTAGTGTTCGACCACGTATACGCAAATATATACGGCGTGACCAGACAACCAAATGCGACAATATTAGGACGTATGGCCAGACCATAACCACGCGGTGACCCTGACGGCAGTGTCGGATAATTTGTATAGCGCGTGCCAAAGCCAGAAACAGATGACCACGCATATGCGGAAAGATACGGCGTACTATATTCCGCTAAGAAAACGGCTTGACCGTCTTCTGCAAATTTAACATTATTTACGTAAAATGTAGGTGCCGACGCAGGAGTTGTAAAGCGTGTACCGAATCCTGTACCTGTTGTCCACGGGTAAGCGCCTATAGACGGCGCCGTACTAACGTTTCCGCCGACAATGACAGCATCGTTTTGCCGGGTTACCGCAATACCGCCGGTAGTAGTTCCCGTATTTACGCCAAAAGGCCCAGTTACTGGATTAGTGTATTTTGTGCCAGATCCGGAAGCCGCTGTCCAACTGTATGCGTGAATACACGGTGAACTGTCATTCAAAAAGAAAATATCAGTCGCAGAAAAAGTTACGTCGCACGCTTTTGCGGCTAGCAACGTAGCCGGATTGGCATATTTTGCACCAAACCCGCCGGACGTCCACTGGTACGCATTTAAAAACGGTGAAGCTGCTGGACACGAAGCGATTTGATACGCGCCTGTATAATTAAACGCCGTATTTGTGCCTGTTTGCGTAAAACTGCTGCTGTCTGCAACAAGCCGGTACGCCTTGGACTGCACAGTAGCAATGCTACTAACAGCGGAGGTGGGCAGTGTCAAGTATGTAGCGGTTTTAGTACCAAACGAACTGCGACCCGCGTCTAATAACGAATAAATAGAAATGAATGGTGTAGTGCTGTGCCCAACAAGCAAACTTAAATCGTTAAACGTATTAAGTGCGGCCAGCGATTGACCTGCTCCGGCAGGTAAAGAACTAGGATTACTGTATTTAATGCCAAAACCGGAACTGTTATTCCATATGTATCCAGATACGTATGGCGATGCCGTTCCCGCATAAAATAACCGATCACCTGTGCTTAAAAAGAAAGGCGCATTTGCCGATGGGGAAGACACCGGATCTGTGTATGCCGTACCAAAACCGCTGGCAGCTGAAAATGGATAAGCTCTTGTTCCGGAAGAACCACATGCAACTACAAGAGTAGTTCCATCAGGATTAAATGCTGCTCCCCCTGAGTTAGATGGCGGCAATGTTAACGGATTAGCGTATTTTGTGCCAAAACCACTAACTGACCACGGATATGCCGACACAAAAGGCGAAGTATTATGCGCCACGGCAATCGCAGCGCCGGTCGGACTAAAAACAACTTGTGCCGATATTCCGGTAGGCAACGTTACAGGATTAGTGTATTTTGTGCCAAAGCCACTTACAGACCAAGGATAAGCAGCTATAAACGGTGTTGTGCTTGACGAAACCGCTATAGCGGAACCGTCTGGTGTGAAACTAACGCCGCGCCCAGTTGTTGCCGGAACCGTGACTGGGTTTGTAAACCGCGCACCAAAACCCGTACGATACGTCCACGCGTACGCAGATACGAATGGCGTATTACTATGGGCTACAGCTATGACATCGGATTTCATAGCAACGCCACTACCAGCGCCGGTAGGTAACGTGCTTGGATTGGTATATTTTGTTGCTAAGGTATTTGTGTCAGCCCAGTCAAAAACTTCTACGTACGGTGTTAACCCTTGCGCCGTAGCGACTACGGCGGGAGATTTTGCATACAACAACGAAGCTGCAATTCCGGTCTGAGTAAATGCCGCCGTTGTGCACGGCATACTGTAAGCAATTGGCGGTACAAACGAAGTCTGCGCCGGCGGCAGTGTAAATGCCGCAACGGTTGCGGGCATGTAATAGTAACCTGTGGCCAGAACCGCATCATTAATTGTACCGCCTGTGCCAAAATTTGAAGCGGTAGCCGATGACGGTGGCGTACCAAATCCTGAAACCGATGACCACGGATACACAAGAACGTTTGGACCGCCTGAGCTTGAACTTACCGTTAAAGTATCCGCCGTAAACCGCGCGGAGAATGCGCCAGTAAGCAACAATGTTGTGGGGTTAGAATACTTTGTTCCAAACCCTGAACCAGCTGTCCACGCATAAGCAGTTACATACGGCGTTGTCGCCGAAGCAAGGGCAATCGCGTCGCCTGCCGGCGAAAAGTCAACGTGTACGCTTGCACCGGGCAATACCGGACTAGGATTGGCATACCGTGTACCAATTCCCGATACAGTATTAAACGGATAAACTGAAACAAACGGACTTGTCGTTTGTGCAACAGCTACGGCAGTAGCTGTAAAAGCAATGCCATTACCTGCGCCTGCGGGCAGCGTTGCAGGGTTGGCGTATCTTGTACCGAAACCAGTTCCAGTAGTAAACGGATACACACTAAAAAATGATGTGCTGCCTGTTGCAACACCAACCGTTGCGTTATCGGGCGTAAGAGCAACATCATTACCCGTGGCGTTAGGTATTGTTAAAGGATTTGCATATCTAGTACCAAACCCGGATGCCGCCGTAAAAGGATATGCGTACAAATACGCCGAACTGCCGGTAGCTACAAAAATATCAGTTGTCGAAAAAGTAACGTCGTTACCCGTAGCAGCGGGTAATACAGCAGGGTCGGTGTATCTTGTACCAAAACCGTTTACAGACCACGGATACGCACTAAGACGCGGGCTAGTACTGTGCGCAACAGCAATGGCCGTAGGCTTTGTACCGCCAAACCACGCAATGCCGTTCCCTGCGCTAGCTGGAAGTGACGCAGGGTTAGAAAAAAACGTGCCTGTTCCGGTGGATGGATGCCAACCGCAAACACCTATATACGGACTACCTGAATGCGCTAATGCAAGATGTGCCATAGCGCACCCCTAATTAGACGGCTGCCTGTACCCGAGCCGCTTTAATTTCAGCAATCAATTCGCGCATTTTGGCCATATCTGTCACTTGTGCTTCAAACGTAGCCAAAATCATTTTAGCTTTGCGCTGTTCCATTTTTTCCGAACGAATACGCATTTTCAGCTCGTCACGGAAAGCCAACCGCGAAACTGTATCAAGCTCGTCGTCATCAACAATTGACGCAGCAAGTTGATCGCGCCCCATGCCTTTGTATTTTGTTAATTCATTAGGCCATGTAAGTGGCAAGTCAGCAAACGTGGCAATCATCGCTTCAAAGTTATTAATGTTTACCTGATACTGATACACTTCGTTTTCGCGCATTTCAATTGCTTGCGCCACATTACGGTCATGTTCGGTTTGCGTAATGCCTCCGTTGTTTGATGGAAATACATTACCGCTACCCATGTCGATGTCCGGCATAACGCCTCCTAAGTTACAGTCAAAACACCACCAGAGCCGTCAAAATCAATTGTAAACGTGTCACCGTTTGCCAAAGTAACGCTGCTGGCATAATCGTAATAAGCAATTAAATTTTTACTGGCCGCCGTGTCATTATACAACACGACGTATCTAAAAGGCCCAACTGTTCCACTAGCGGTAAGAACCAAGTCAGCGCACACTAATTTGTATGTTCCCGAAGTTTGCGCGCTTGTAGACGTCGTAATGTTGCGTGTCGAACAGTTGGTGTAGGAGATTTCGCTGATGTCCGTCAACACAGCATTAGCCGCAGAAGGTGCCGTATTGGTAAGAGCTACCTTTAACTGATCCGATCCCAAATTGTGAACTTTTTCCATTGCCGCTTCTACAAATGGTTGGAATTTGTAGAAAGCTGACGTGACTGGGGAAGGGCTACCTCCGCCACCGCCACTGTCAGATTGAGTGCCCGTACCTGAGTTGTAGATGCGTGCTATTTCAGTCGCATCAATTGCCGTGTCGTAAATACGGAGATCGTCGATGAGGGTGTTGCTATACGACTGGTTAAAGATTTGAAACGGAGACGAGGAGTCGTAGCCCCCCGCACCCGGCCCAGTAGTTGTTGATCCGCTAATGGTGGCAGACGAGCCGTTGATGTAAATGGACCAGTTGGTGCCATCCCAGCGAATCACCGTGTGCGTCCATACGCTGGCGCTCTGCGCACCGCTGACAGACATGTAGAAATATGGCGAAAACGCTAGCGACTCGATAAAGAGCCCTGTCGGTGTCGAGTAGCCGATGTAAAACCCGGTCATTGAAAAAATCCGTATCGCCGGACCATCAATAGACGCCTTCCACCAATACGCAATCGTGAATGCGCCTGACGTGGGAAGGAGGTTGGTGGACGTGTATGCGTTTACCCCGTCCATCAGGTTGTAAAATGCGGTTTGGTAGCACTGGTTTACTTTCCCACTACTACCGATTGAGCCGTAGACATTCGTAAAATTTGTCGTGCCCGTAGCATCGTTGTACGTGCCTGAGGTGTCAAACAAGTAATGATGCGTTTGCGCCATTGCAAATTCCTAAGTAAAAAGTTCTGAACGCATTGCACGTTCAGAACTTACTAAATTTGCGACATTTATACTGTTACGCCAACGTCAAAACACCACTCACGTTATCAAAGTCAATTGTAAATGTTTCGCCCGATGCCAACGTAATGGAACTACCGTAATCGTAGTACCCAATCAGAGGGTTGGTGGCTAGTGTCGCAGAACTGTTGTAAATGTAAACGTAACGGAAAGGCCCTACAGTTCCGGTTGCAGTCAAAACCAAGTCCGCCAAAACCAGAGCATACGTTCCTGATGACTGCGAACTCGTAGTTGTGGTCAAGTTACGTGAGGAACAGTTGGTGTAAGAGATCTGACTGACGTTAGCCAAAATGCAGTTAGCCGTCAAAAGATCAGGACGCGTACTTTCTGCGGATGGCGCCGTGTTACTCAAAGCGACGACAAGTTGATCTGCACCGAGGTTATGCATCTTTTCGGCAAGATGCTCAACAAAACCGTATACCTTATTGAACGTTGCCATGAATCAAACTCCTTAGTTCTGGAACTTCAGTGGTGTCGTAACCGTAACCGCAAATGTACCGTTTGTTGAGGAAATGTCATTACCAAAATCGACATATCCTACAAGTTCGTCAGCAGATGATGCGCCACCTCTGGACTTGTATATTACCCCACCTTTTGCGGTGATGGTAGCCGACGTCCACGAAGTTACGACAAAAGACAGCTCAATGTCGTTGTTAACATTGTCTACGGCCGCAACGGTAACAACACAAGCATTGCCGCCTGCCGTATAACCGACGCCCGTAACTTCGTTCGTGACATCATTGCGCTTGGAATGAGACTTGGCCGCACCGTAAGCCGATGTCACCAAAGCCAGCTTGAACGTGTCTGTGCTGAAGTTGATGTTTCCTACCAACCCATCACGAATACACGAGTTGTACACAAGACTTGCCATTAAGTTAACTCCCATGCAAGCCAATTTCCGGCAGTAGAATCATAAATTACTTCAAGCGCATGTTTGGACGTTAACGTTTTATCTGTGCCAGTAGTGTCAATCCTGTTGGCAGCATCAGACGACGTAGACATGTGTTTAATTGTAACTGTGTCTGTTCCGACGTTGACAATACGAATCATTCTGCCGTCCGCATGCGCTGATCCGTTGGGTGGAGCTATTCCTGTAAGTTGACTGGCTTTCGTACAATTCAGCCGTTGAAACGCTGAACTGCTAAACGCCAAATTGTTTGTATTAGTACTTATATTAACTGTGCTGGACGGATGCGCAAACGACCCTCCGGCACCAGTACTTCCAATCGTCAATATCGTGGCACCCGAACAACCAGCTTCAACCACAGTCGTCATGGTGCTGAATCCCGCAGGACCGCCAGCCGCTGTAGTTGCCGTCATGTCTGTTTTGACAGGTACCCGAGAACTGAGTTGATCTATTCTTAAACCTGACATAGTTAAATCCACAAAAGATAATCGGTTGCGCCACTATTCCACATAATATGATCTGATACCGTATCCCACAACAATTGTTCAATGGGTCCGTCGTTATTAGACGGACGCCAGTACAAAGGAATTTGTGTGCCGATGTCTGGCATATGTCACCAAATAGCTACGATGTTGGTTGCACTGGTACTTGACGATTTTACGCGCGAAACACGTAAAGGAAGCAACGTACCGGCTTGAATACCTGCGAACAATACAGTCTGTCCGCCAGCCAATACAACGTTAACACTACCTGCACCGCCAACCCACAAACCACGCGTCACGTATGTAAGGTCGGTGTCGTTGTTGGGTGTGACAATTTCAGCGTTGTCGCACGGGCTTGATAATATTTCGGGTTGTCCTGCGCACGTATCAATTGCAGCCATAATAACCTCCTAAAAAAAAAGCACGCCGTTACCGACATGCTTTTAGTAAAATTAAAATATCAGCCGTAGTGGCGGTTGGCGCTGTTAATCTTCACCAGCCACTTAAACATTCGCCCGAGCAGGAAACAGCAAAAACACTCCGCATCGAATGACCGGCTGATTACATGTTAAATCAAACCAACGATTCCCAGCAAGGATCTGACAAGCTGAGGTTGTTGGCGCGGTCAATACGCACCATCTTGGACTGACCCACACCGTTCAGAAGAATCGGGTTGGGAGTCTTGACGATTTCCAATGTGCCGTTAGCTAAGGCATTCTGGAAAGCAGTGATATTACGGCGGCTGGCATTACGATCAAGGCCAGTCTGGATGGCTTCGAGGATATTCCCGAAAACCGAGAACTCTTCGTTAGCTGCCAACTTGCGTCCGTGAGGAGGCAGGAAGCCAAACGTACGGCTACCGCCGCTAATGTTCTTTACTGTGCTGAAGAGGCAGGCCGTACTGTAAGCCATGTCCTAGTCTCCTTTGTATAAGTACTTACTGGTTGCGAAGAGCGGCCTGAAGCTCCATAGCTTCGGCGGCCTTCAGGGAAACGACCGAGTCGTAGATCTCAGGATTCTGCATCAAAGCAGCCGCAAGATCGCTAGGTGCCGAAACAGGCGCACTGGCAGTCTTGTTAAACCCAAGAACATTTTGAAGCGCGTCCTTGGCGTTAGCAATTGGATCATACGCTTCGCTAGCAGTTTTGATCTGGCCCTGCTGATGCATGGCAAACAGCATTTCAGCTGTTTCGAGAAGATCATGCGCTTGCTTTTCGTTTTGCGGTACAAAACCAGTAGCTGCGGCAAATTTCTCAAAAATCAAACCGTTGTGCACGTTGCTAGCAAGTCGGGCAAAAGCGGTTTCGGGATCAGGCATGCTCATGGCAATTCCTTATGCTTGGTTGTTAAAGAAAGTTTGGCCTACGGCGCCACCATTAGCATACAGATCCCGACCAGTCGCCCAATAGTTTGGTGATTTTGGTGGAGATACTGCGCTTGAATTGGCTGCGGCAATTGAAGCCAGAGTCGTCAAACGACCGGCGACATTGTAAACGGTGATTTCACCCAGAGTCGTCGGACCCGAAGGTGCAGGAGTCGGCGTACCAGAAGACTGCGAGTAAGGACCTTGCAGTGTCAGTGATTGATCGACGTATGGACCGGCAGCGGCAGTGCTAGACATAGGAAATCCTCCCGACAAACCCGGAGCCCCTAAGAGCTCCGGGCTTGACCGTTTGATCAGGCAAAGTCAACACGGGCCAGACCGGAAGTGTGTCCGATCGATCCGCCGAGGGTTTCATAAGCGAAGAACTCAATCATGTACGCTTCGCGACGGATGTACATGGTGGTGTCTTCGAGAACGTACGACTTGCCGATGAACTTGGGGTCGGCGAAGTGATAGAAGGTGTTGGTTGGAACCAGACCCTTCTTGATGGTGACGACCCAACGGACACCCATGAATTCTTGAGCGGACCAGCCGTTTTTCATGATGTCTTCGCTGATCTGACCACCCATTTCGTTCCAACCGAACTTGCACACTTCCTTGATGGTAATGTTGTTCAGAAGGACCGAGTGCACTTCGAGGTTGCTCGGAGTGTTTGGCATGATCTTGAGCGAATCCCAAAGGGTATCGCGAGTGATACCGCCGGAGATGGTTTCGTACTGGACGGTGCCCGAGGTGGGAACAGTCAGACCAGCGCCTACGAGGGCGGTGTTCACAGCGCGAAGGAACTTGCTGTCTTCTTCAGCCAGCATGTCCTTGATACTGTTGTCCGACAACACCTGACGGATGTCCATGATCCAAGTTCTTAGTTCATCCACGTCTTTCGTAAAACGTGGGGTAACGATACGGTCAAACATAACGCGGTAACGAGGACCACGGATGTAGAGGTTGGTCGGCAGAGTTGCGAAAGGAATCGAGATAGCTGCTGGGCTATCAGGTTCCTTGTCAACGATCTTTACTGGCTTGTCGGTGTCAACCTGACGATCCAGTTCGTCGTTGGTGATTGGAATCGGCGGCATAATCCGACGATAGAAACCATCTTCTCTCATTTTCGTGCGGGTAAAGTCATTGACAGCGTCAATAGCTTCCTTTTCCAGCATCGGGTCGCGAGAAGACAACTTCTCGAACACCGCGCGAGAAATAAGCTTGCTCTCATCTTGAGTCAAAGCGGCCATGAGAATCCTCCAGTTAGTTGGTTAAGTCTAATTCCTTACGCGTGGAACACAGGGCAAGGCCAGAACGCAAGGCCGGTTGAGCCGTACCCGTTGTCCACGAGGCCGCGAGAAACGATACCCACAATCATGTTGGTACCAATTGTACCGCCAACCAACTTGCCAGCAGTTGTAGAGCCGGAAGTGGACGAAGTCAGCGGAGTATTGGGAGGATAGGAACCGGCAACGTAGGCGGTGCTGACCAACTCGTAAGCGCCGGTGGCGACGAGGGCCAAAGCCTGACCGGTTGGGTTGATGGCAATCCATACACCCTTTTCGGTTGCGGGATCACCGCTTTCGTTCTGAACGTCAGGATCGCTAGATCCGTTGAACACGAACAAAGGCATGCGGTTGGTGTTGCCAACGCCCAGTTCGTATTCGCCGCTGCTGTTCAGGTGAACAACAGATCCGGGAAGAACTTCAGTAACAATGTCAAAAACACTACTAGCAAACGGAGCACTGTAGTCCAGCGCCGTCATGCTAGGCCAGCCCTTAAGGGCATTCAGCGTGTAAGCGGTAATAGAACGCGGAGCAGCCATAGTAAAACCTCCAAAGTAAAAGCAACAGGTGTTTTAGAATCAGCCAGCCAATCCGGCTAACTTCATCAGCGGAAGATCAGACGCTTTAATTTCAGACGTCTTGCCACCTACAACACCGGTAAGTGAGTTGTAAGAACTGCCATTACGTGAAGCAAACCCAGCTTGCTTCTCTTCCCCAACGGCTCTTCCAAGTTCGCCGGAGGTGGATTCACTAGCTTGCTTGCGGTATCCAGCAGTCTTCTGTGCAAGATTTTCAAGCAATTCCAGTGTGTGGGCGTGCGACGAAAGCAATGCAGCCGCTTCCTTTTCGCGTCCTTGGGGCACGAAGCCCAAATTTACAAGCAACTGCAAAGTACCAGAACGCTTTTCAGCGGCCTGTTTCTCGCTGTTCCTGTACGAGGCGAGTACTGCGTTCGCCTTCTTTTCATACGCACCTGCCACTTCAGCAAGTGTAAGTGCGTTATTCAGTACGACAGCCATATTAGGATCAAGCACTGGATCGTCCTCCTTTAAGACAATGTGTACTTAGCGCTTCTTCGAGCGAGAAAAAACTTCAGTCAAATAGCTTTCGGCCATTTTCGCCAGTGCCCGTTGCGTACGAGCCGATGACATTTTTTCGGAAGGAGCGGGAGGAAGTCCAGCACCTGCTTCAGCACCTTCATCGCCACCGTGGCCACCTTGCAGCAATGCCATGATTTCTTCTTCAGGGATGCCCATTTGCTTGAGGGCTTCAATCAATTGTTCGGCTTTGGCCATTTCGTCGCCGCCTTCGCCGCCACCGTGGCCTTCTGCGCCCATACCACCGAGTGACGCAAGCATTTCAGCTTCGTTGCCGCCGGGTGCGCCACCCGCGCCACCCATGCCGCCGGGAGGTGCACCGCCGCCACCCTGAGCAACCGCTTCCTGCAACATGTCAGCTTCGGCCTGCTTACGCAGTTCGGCGCTGTGTGCAAGATGGTATTCAGCAAGCAAGTCAGCCTTCAACGATGCTGCTTTCACAATGTCGGAAAGCACTGAATGCACCATGTTGTCAGTTGCTTGTTTGTCCGAAATAACATTAGCAAGATCGTAACCAACTAATTGCGCAAGTTCGCCGTCAACGGCTTCTTTGTGCTCAAAGCGTTCTTGCTTCTTAGTTTCTTTTTTTTCGTGTGCATAGCCGTGGGTGCTTTCGTCTTCTGCCTTCTTAGCAGTCCACGCCACGTGTGCAATCTGTGCGACAAGCTCGTTGCCAATGTCGTTCATGTACGAAGCCAACTTCTCAAGTGAAGTGTAGTTGTCGTACGAGAACTTGTGGCCGTCGAGGCTTTCGTTATCGGTACGGGCGGGATGCGCTGAATCCGAATCCTTCTTCCCGGCTTTGGCCGAGTTGGTTTCGTTAGCTGGATCTTCGCCGGTGGGTTGTTTGTTGGTACCGATTTGCAATTGGTCATCAGCTGCGCTACCGGGAGTAGAGACAGCGGATTCACTGCGCTTGACGTTGTACGTTGGCATTGCGGCGTAACGCGAAAGACCAGAAAGAATGTCGCGAGCGGACTTGGCAGTCGCAGCGCTATTAACGCCAACGGCACCCTGATCCTCTTTAACATCCTTATCGTTCTCGGCGCTGCGCGCACCTTCCTGAGCGACTTCGGTACGATCATCCACATCCTTCACAGGATGCGTTGTACCGCGTTGATAACCGCCAGCTTCGGTATTAGCTTCCGCACGCTTGACGGAGCCGCCAACGGTTGCCAGAAACTGTTCGATCGTATTGATCGAATTTTGCAATGAGGTGGACATCTCTTAGTGGCTCCTCTCGCCGGTTTGGTGTTCCTAAGAACCGCCATCCTCGGGTGGAATAACGAGCGAAAGCTGTTACACAACCTGATTTTGGCACAGACTCATCCTGCAAGTCAACAAAAAGTCAGCATTAGATTCTGTAGAAGCAATTTTAGTAAGAGCAGCAAGTTTATAAATAGCATACTCTCGCGCCAACGTCTCTCCAGAACCGCCTACCGCCGCAATTCCATAAGTATCTATTACTTCTGGAACAGGATGCTGCCGCAGTGTAGACAACATACATCGACTATCCACTGCGGTTTTTTCTAACGAATAACTTGACACTGCTCTGAGGGCGGCGTCACGTTGTGCTACCGATGATTGTTTTTCCAAAAGGGAATAACGAGAATTGCAAATATGCCGATCCAAAGAACCATCGGCAAGCATTCGACCATATACTCCCGGAAGTCGTCGCTGTGCATCAACAACAACCTCATGTGCCGTTTTGCAAAATTTAGCGTATTCCCGTAATGGTAAAATAATCTTGCGCTCGGCCAAAGCACTTAAGGCCGCAGCTGTCTTTTCTGTGTCATTCACCAGCATCTGCAAATCCGCATAATTCAAACCAGCCTGTACGTTAGCAGCAAATGCTCTGCGTGTTTCTGAAGGTAACAACGCCCCTTGTTCAAGTACGTCAAGACCATACGCCAATTTTACCTGAACATTGACCCAAGGCCTATCGTATCTGTTGTGATCTTGCTGCAATACCAAAGATAGTGGCGCAACAACACCAAGAGCTTCTGCGGCCTCGGCTCCAAACTTGTCAAAGAAACCGCCGTCTGATGCAGCCTTCTGAAGCCAGTCAGCTTTATTGGCATAAGCAATACGGTCTGCGGGACGGAATACAAAAGAAATGTCAAAGTAACCGGGATTAGGATTATCGACGTGCAGGTGATGCACGTCGTTACCCACTTTAATTAAGCGTGTGAGATTATCTTTGCATCCGCCTGCCTTGCACATCGAAGACGTGCAATATTCATCTCGTGTGCGCGCGCTGTGATTGCAGTAACTACAAACATCGTGGGCTACACGACAAGCCATGCTCACAGGGAGGTCTTGGCCCATAGCTAGTTTTTCAAGTTCTTTGTCCGCAACAAAACCTTTATTGCGTTCGGCAGCTTCTTTGGTTTTGTTAAGTCCTACAAGAAGTTCAACACGACGCATGGTGGGATTGTAAGCAGACAGTTTTACAGAACCGTAACTCTGGAGTGGATCTTTGTTCTTGTGGTTGCGGTACCATTTAGCGTGCTTAACAAAAGAATCATGGCACGATTTGCAAGTAGCTTCTTTGAATCCATCCCCGTTGCGATTGGGACCATAAGCTTCTGAGGCACCCAAAGCAATAAGATGCACAGGTTCTTCGTCTGCTGCAAATTTAACTTTGTCTAAGTATGGCAAAAAGATGTTAGCGGCATCTCCAGCCCTTTTAACGAAGTCAGATCTGTCCGCACCAGTAAGGCCACGGGACGCAATCTTAATCGTCGAAGCGATTGGGGCGTCGAAGTCCCAACCGCTTGGACTGATGATTTTGACCATTGCCATGGTATTGTCCTCAGTCTTTACTTAGATTGTCCGTCTCTAAACTTTGCCAGCCTTTCGGCGATCAATTTGCGCGCTATTTCATTAAGCGCAGTGCTTTCTCTTGTTTGTTCAAGGAAAGTACCGGGCTGCTCTGCGGGATTTTTTGGATCGCCGTACAGCAAAGGTTGTACAAGATTTTCATAACCTTTTTCAACAAGATACGGGCCTACGCCTAAAAGAGCTGCCATGCGCGTGCGTGGTGCTAAATGGTGATGCCACGGCAACAAACCTTTTACGGGTCCTTTAGGATTGTTTACTTCCATTTTTACCTGATCGCGCAATTCCTTCGGGTTATAAGAACCTCTAGCAACAGCTTCTGCCTGTGCCTTAGTTTGCTCCGTGTGTGCTGCTTCTAGCCGCTCGCTAGTCATAGCTTCATTTCTTGCCACTTGTGCTTTAACTTCGGCTTCTCGCAATTCAGCTAATGCCTCTAGACGGGCTTTAACTGATGCACTATTAGACGGTGCTGTTTGTTGTAACAAATTTTGCTCTGCGGGCGTAAGAGGTGCTAAACCTACGGTAGATTTATAACTTTCAAGTTTTTTACGCAGCGTTTCAAATGTATCAATGTTCGGTTTAAACGCGTCTCGCGCTGCTTCAATTCTTGCTGCTTCGGTCTTAAACGCTTCTTGTGCCGCAGTCTGACCTTCTCCGACAACAGACGGCATCTTCTTATTACGCCAAGTAAAAGGATTTTTAGTTCTAGGATTAAGATCGTCGGGTAACGTTACGTTCGACGGAGAGAAATCGGTAATACCTCGAAATGCCGACAAACCATCAACAACTCGGTTCATTACATTAGTGCGTCGCGCAGCTCGCTCCGCTGGACTACCGTGTGTACCCACAAGTTCATTAATTTTTGTAGCTACCTTTCCTGTGGGCTCTGTATTTATAACTTTTTCCAATTCGCGCAAATTTACAGTTCTATCTGTAGATTTGGCTCCCATAACAGCACCTGCGCTCTGTAAACCGGCCTGTATTGTCTTAAAAGCATTAGCATCAATGTCAGCCGGTCCTCCAAGTCCCTTTAATCCAGTAGCCATATCTTCGTGCATCGTTGGCAATGGTAACGGTTTACCGTCTGAACCGACCGGCATCGTGGCGGCTACTTGATCTTGCGTAGTGCCCATATTTTTTATGTTGCCGCTATTTTGCTCGGCCAACACTGCTTCTTGTTCCAATTTTGGCACGGTTGCTTGCACAACAGGATCTGGAGACTTGCGTGCAGTATCAAGCTCCTCTCTCTTTTTAGTCGCTGCCGTAGTCGATGCACTGGTGTAATTTGACACATTGTTTTCGTCAGGAGGAAGATACGTGCGATCGCTTGTAACAATGTCTTTGTGCGCTTTTGCTGAATCGGCCGTAGACCGAGGTACATCTTCTTTGGCAGGATCGGGTGCGCGCAACGCAGAATAACCAAGACCGCCGGCAAGACCCAATGCACCGCCGCCACCGATACCCAACAAAGCATTATTAAAGACGGATTTACGGTCTTCCTTTTTGCGGAACAAGTTAGCAGCGGCCGTAGAACCACCACCCAAAACACCGCCCAACAAAGCACCGGCACCTGCGCCAACCGCAGCAGGATTGTTTTTGAAAGCTGTTACCGCTGTGTCCACAATTCCGGGTTCAGCATTCTTTTCCAAATACCTGTCATAGGCCCGCTTCACACGCGCATGCGCTGCAACGTTGGCCAAATGTGCCGCAACTTTTTCTAAGATAGCCCGCTGCATGAGTCAGCTCCGTTCCTTTTCAGGTGGACGTGAAGGACGCTTAGCCAAAGTAGAACCGCCACTACCCAATTCCTTGAGTTTGGTTTCTGTGCCGGTAATTTCTCCCGACTCAAAGGGTTCAACGCGACCAGCTAAACGTCTACGCAATAAAGGCCCCATAATTCCGGGCTGTTCCGCAGACCGAGGAGCCATAGCCGCAATTTCGTTAAAAGCACTTACCACGCGATCAGGATCATAACCGCTGATAGGATCTTCTGCATCTGTCATGAACCGATTGAGCATGGCTTGAGTTTTAATTTTACGCATGTCCGTAAGATGGTCTGCACTATCAAGATCCTTCACCATATCAATCGTCTGGTCTTCTGCGGGACTACCAAATGGCGTCATGGCTGTACGCAACTGGTTGTATGCAAATAATCCCTGTGTGGGAATCACGCCGTTAAACGCTTTTTTTTTAAAAATACCTTCGTCCTCATCTTCGTCGTCATCTGTATTAATACCACCAGCTTCTTTGTTTACATAAGCGCTTATAACGTCAGCTTCAAGACTCTGAGCGCATTGAGCAATTTTCAAATACATTTCTTGAGCTTCATGCATTGCGTGCGCCGCTTTAATGTTGTCCCGAATCAAACTGTATGGTGCAGCATTAATGTCGATAGGCGCAGCTTGAGGTTTAATTGTTACGGCGGCAGCGCGTTTCTCGCCTGATACCTTAAACGTGCCTACAAACTTTTCCTGCAAACCCAAATGGTTGTACACAGAATCCATCAGTGATTTAACGTCAGCTGGATTAAAGAAAGACGATGCGATTTTTTCCACAACCCCAAAAGCTTCTCGATGATCTGCTGGAGTGCGGAAATATGACACCAGCGATGCAAACTTGCTGTTTACGGCATCTGCTTTAGAAGACAGATCACGCCGTTGTTCTTCTGCTGCAAACTTTAATTTAGTGACGTGTCCCATTACAGTTTCAAACGTAGGCACAGGAGCGGCTGTCTTTTGAATTTCAGGCAACTTCATGTGCGCTAATTTTTCACGTTCTTTTTCTTTGTACCAATTAGATGGAGCCTTGGCGTAGTCCGCGTGCACATCTTCAGCTTTCTTTTCCGATTTACCGTAAATGCGATTAATCACGGCATCAGCATCAGCCAAAGGAAATTCAGCAAACTTATCAAGGATGTTTTTATTATCTTCTCGTTGTGCTGTTTGTTTGCCCGTGTTGTAGGCAGCGCACACCAACTTAATCTTGCCGGGTGTGTAGCGTTCGTCTTTAGCAATTTTAGTAATTGCCGCATCAGGTGCCATACCACCGTTAACAAGATCAACGGCTTGTTTAATAGCCGAAAGCAAGTTCTGCTCTTCGCGTGAATCCAAGGTTTGCATGACAAGCTCCGTTATTTGCTGGTGTGGTCAGCGAGTGCCTTGGTTTGGTCGTCCTTCGTAGGGCGCGGCGGCGGCAGTGCTGTGCTCTGTATTTCCCTTTGAATATCGTCGTCATCAAACCCAGCCGTTATTTTCAAAACTTCATCCGCACGCAACTCCGCTGCTTCTTCATCATAACGTCCAAGTTTCGTCTGCGCCAAAGCCTTCTTGCCCTTATCGCCAATCAACCAGTCAATTCCACCAATCATAGAACTAACAGCCGTCGTCAGATCGCTGTCATTCTTACGCAAAGAAGTCGCTGATCTATCCAGAGCCAACAACTGAGAGTGTAACCCAAAGATCTCAGCAACGTTGTATCTGTTCAAATCAAACTTGGTAGCTGCTTGCGCACTTCGTCGCCTGATCGTACCTGTCCAGTACTCGTCCAACCATTCGTTTAGTTTATCAGGTGACTTCAATTTTTTGTCAATTTCGCACGAAGCAAGGAATGGCTCAAGCACGTGCCTACCGCCAAAATACGCAAACAGCTTTAAAGTCCCATCGTAAAACGGATCGCAAATCGAAATACTGCGATCGACAAGATGCTCGTTATGACTATCAGCGTGGCCCGTATTGCGGTTATTAACAAACAGAGACCGCATAATCGAAGGCACGAGGATCATCTTGGTGACCCAGTCTCGCTTGTCGAGCCTATCACTGACATTAAAAAACAAACGTTCGTACCAGTCGATAGTTTCAAATGTTGTCGGCATCACCTCGGCAATTTCTTCCGATGTCATACCCGCCAACAACCGTGCCTGAATAATAAATGGATACGTTGCGTCTTCCGTAGATCGTTCATACAAATCGACTGCGTAATACAGGCCCGGATTCTCGTAAAACAATTGACGGCGACTTGAATCGTCTTCTTTGTTTTTCCACCTGAGCAAAAAATTACGCGCAACCTTGACGTAATTATCATCCCGCGCGCTGCATCTTTTAGGCGCAGGATGATTTTCAAGTAAAGACTTGACGCGATCAAATCTCCATTCCGGTTTACGAAATAGATTAAAGCGTTCAAAATCTGCGTGACCTAGCATTGAATAACCACTTACTTAAAGATTTCCCCAGCAATCGTAACAGCGAAAGTAGCGTTACCTGAAGATCCCGGTACGGTGATCTGGAGGTAAAGCTTGTGGGGATTACCCAAGCGGTTAGCCATGGTGTCTTTATCTTGATTGAAAAAGACAAAACCACGACCGCCACTGGATGTCTCAGAGAAATATAACAACTTACCTGCGGTAGCCGTAAGTGTCGGTGTTACACGGTACAGATCGGGCGGAAGATCGCCTTGGTAATCGCCAACGCTTTCTGACTGATTTGTACCACCAGCAGCAATAGCGTTGTTAAACAAAATCACTGAGAAGTTTGCTGGAGCACCGTCTGTCTGAATAACGATGATCTTGGAAATCACCGAACGGCTAGGAAAATCAATCGTAAAAGTTTCAGTGGCTCCGGCATTTACCACGAAACCACCTTGCGGCGTACATTCATACGGGATAGACATGGCACACTCCATACACAGAATTATTCGCCAGTAGCTGCGTCAATGCTTGGATCAGGACGACCTACGCCGCTATCAAACATCACGCCACTTTGAACCGTCTTTTCCTTAAGGAAGAGTACCAGATCACCCAGCACTTCAAACGCATTACGCAACGTATCTTCCAGTTCAGGCAAATCTTGTTTGCCGTACCTGTCCTCAAATTCTTCTTGATGCCAATAGAATAGGAACAAGATACGACCTAGCTTGTCAAGAGCTTTCATTAAGTCGCCCAAGTACTTATCAACAAGACTGTCTTGGCGCACGGTCTTCAACATGCCACTAATCATGGCTGTGTCAAACACTTCTTTTTGCCCGGCTTGCGACGCCTGCTGTCCGACAAACATGGCTTTGGTATCAGGCATGTAGAACGGATCGTAAATCTTTGGATCCGTCAGATTACTGTCCATGCCGGGAACCAAAGATGTGTACTCTTCAGGATACCGGGCTGGATACATGCCACGACCCACAGGTTCCTGTCCGTAGAAAGGCTCAGGGAAACCGGGAGTGTTAGGTCCGCCTGCAAGCACACTGTTGTTAAATGGCGCGGCATGCTTGACGAAATAACTTGTGGCAGAATTGTGCTTAGCAACAGCGGATGCTTCCTTGAGCATTACGCGCGCCTGCTTCTCGGCCAAACCATGATCAGCTACGAGGTGAATCACTGCGGCCATTTTCTTAAGACGATGATTTCCGTGCGTGGCTGATTGAATGTAGAAATCAGTACCGGTGTCTTGAATCTTAAGTGATGCCATTTTCTCGTACAGCATCAATTGGATATTTACCAAGTTACCCAGTTCGATGGGTGAAGGATCAGACCGTGAGCCTGACTGGAAAGGCTTAGATTCGCAGCAAGGCATGAACGTAAAAGGACTATCGTCTTTGCGGCTAGTATCGTTCTTCTCTCTGACCTTAATCACCTTGTAGTCAGAGGGAATGAACATTTCCCCTGCCACCGTGCGAAGGTTAGTCCCGGGACGATTATTGATTGTGATCTTAGCGTCCCACGATTTGTAACCGTTCAAATTGTCATTCTGAGGGTGCATGCAAGTACGCGCTGCCAGATTACCGGGACGTGACAAATCAGCGTGATCTAACCAACTGACACGATAAGCACCGTTACTCAATACTTCGGTAACTTCAAACGGGCATGTACCCGAGCCAATCTCGTGGATAGCTACATAAGTGTTGCCTACTTTGCAATCACTGATGTCGCTAAGACCGTTGACCCATTCCCTAAACACCGAGGGCAGTGGACAGTCACACGACTTTACAAACACATTGGTGCGGTGAGTGTGCAACCACGACCTTGGATCGTCTTTGCGAACAACCAATACAGTGTTTTCACGGCCACGACCTGACGCGGGATTGCTCAGTACAACCATCTCTGTAAAAGTGCCGGGCTTTTCCAATACCTCGTACACGCCACTCTCATTAGGATTCATCAGTTCCATTTTGACTTGCGTGTTGAACGCCATACTCACGTCTTGGGAATCACGCTTGTCAGTGATCAGAACGCCATCATCCAAAAGCTTCTTGCGATCATCATCTGTAGAGTTCAGCCTCTTGTTGTCGCCGTCCGTAATGGTCACGTCGTTATCAGCTTCGGCTGATCGTTTCATCATGTCAGCAATCTTGTCCTGAATTTCATCAGGCAAAATATTCTTAAGTATGTCACCGTCAAAATCATCAGCGTCTCCCGACATCTGAATGTTTTGCATGGTGATCTTCAAAGCACCCGTTTTAATAGGATGCGTTTCACGCGCAGCAGGCAAAATGTCAAAAGACTTTTTTTCTTCCTTTTGTTTGCTGCCTGTCTTGCGACATGAATCATCAGAATATGGTTTCTTGCCGGGAACAGGTTCATATCCTTCCCAACAACGCGATTCTTTAGTCGAATCTGTAACGTCGTACGCCGTTTTAGGTTTCATCTGCGCCGACACAGGTGTTGTTGGAACCTTGTTCGCTGACGGTAATAATCCAGCAGGTTTATTACCCGCAGCTAGTTGCGGCGCATTAGGCGTTGACCGTCCTGTGTTTTGCGCAAACATGGCTCCTGTTTGTGCCCGAGGGGTGCCCGTGCCCGTCAACGACATAGAATTAAGATTAGAGTTTGGCTGACTCGCAACGTTTTGTCCCGACTGCGGTGTAAGCGATTGCCCGTTAAAATTCATCATTGATAACGGGAACGATCCACCGGACGCACCCGTGTTCATCATCGGCTTATTCATGTCCACAGCGGTAGGCATATTCATCTGCCCACGCGTACGGAAACTAGAAGGATCGGCACTGGTTTTGACAATGCTCTTTGCGTCTTCCAACGCTACGCTCGCCATGTCAGCCCAGAAATTGGGTCCGTAAAACTTATCAAACCCTTCTTTGATCAAAGGATAGGCCTGATACATTTTTTCGTACGCGGCTTTTAACAACGGAAAAGAACGCAACACGTTACGCATATCCAGATTTTCAGCCACCTTGGTATGCCGAGCAAACAATATGTCATTACGATCGGCAACAACTGCGGCTAAGAACGGCAAGAATGGTTGTGCCCATTCCGAACAATTAAAACCAAGATCGGAACTAAACTTGGTAGCTACAGGAGGATTTGCCAAACGATTAAGGTTAGGCAGTAATCCACCTAGCTGGAATGTATTCTTGGCAGACGCTTCACCTAATACGTGAGGCTTGCGACTAATGACGTGATTGACCCAGTTCTCTTTCATGGGAACAAACATATCTTGTTTCTTAAGATAAAGAAGTTCGTGTCCCTTGAGATCCCCGTTCAAAAAGAATACGGGGGCGTAAAGCCATTGTTCGCCTACTTTAAAGCCAAAGATGCCTACGGCTTTAGTGTTGTCGTCGTTACGTTCGACCAACTGAAAGCCGATGATAAAATCTAGAAGACGTGGAGCTTTGTCCTTTAAATAAGCGTAAGCAAGCGACGAAAATGCCTGCTCAAAACCTTCGGACTGCTCTCCACCAATCGTGGCTTGTTTCATCCAATGCTTTAAATGCTTATAGTCTGCTTTTTTATCTCGCCAGTACGTACCAACAACTGTAGCGACTTTCTCAAAGGAAAAAGAGAGTGTGCGTGACATGCGTGTGTTCCTTAGGTAAGTACATTATTCAAAATTATAACGTAGGAGCGAGGCAAACCAAGACAAATGTCAAACGTTGCGTTTATTGCCCCGCAAGGTCTAAACCTGCGGCTGTCAGTGCGCGAATAATGTCAGGGCTGTTTTTAAGTCGCAACATTAACGGTGACGTCGGGCTAATGTCTAATTTATCGGCTGCTATCAATTTACTTAATTCTTTTTTAAGTTGCTGCGGATCTTCTAATACAAATTGATTAAGAGTAGCATCTGTTTCAGGTATCACTTTGGCGGCAATCATTGCTTTGTAAAGCCTATACCGGTCTGTTTGATCGTTTAGATTTGCTGGAGGTAAGAGGTTGGGTTCTGTTTTCTTTAAATCCGCAGGACGCAATTGCGATTCAAGCTCTTTTTTAAGGTATTGCGCTCGTATCGTATCAAGTTGTTGCTCGCTAGCTCCCTGTGCCTGTGCCCGCGCATATTCAGGCGTTCGCTGTACCTCGGCATCTGAATAAGCAGCATTTAGCGCTTCTTGTTGCTTAGGATGTAATTGCATAAAGTGGTCGGGGTTTTTATCTATTAATAATTGTGCATGCGCTTGTATTTTTGCAGGATCATTATTCAACAATACGCCTTGGGTAATTTTTCGTAGCGTCATTTGATTTTGAGCCGCAGGCGTACTCTGATTCGTAATTGTAGGATCTTCTCGCATAAAATAATCTTGCCATGTTCTTGTTACTTTTGGCGGCGCGTATCCCTTTACGCCATCAGGTAAAAATGCTGGATCCGTTTTAGTAATCGGCGCAGTACCGTGCGTTTGCGCTTCTAATGTTTGTCGAATCTTTTCTTTTTGGATTGCATCGGGTGTCAAATTTCTAACAGCCGCTGTATTAGCTAAGTGCCCTATAGGAGAACTTGCCAAATCAAGCGAAGACCAAAATTGTTTGCGCAACTGATTTGGAACTTCACCAAGCGCTTGCAACATTGTCATTTTTCCGCCCGGATACCGTTTATTGAACTCTGGATCCATTTGCGGAAATACACCACGTAATGCTGGAATTGTTCTATTCTCGTAATCATGTTGCATTTGTTGTGTTGTACGCGGGACCGCCGTTTCCGTTGCCGCATCAATTACCATTCCAGTCACCGGGTGCTTAAAAGGAAATGCCAGTACATTACCCGCAAATCCTACTCCTTTGCCTATAAGATTTTTACTTAAACGATCAGGCAATCGTATGCCGGGTAACATATCGGGTTCAATAGTTCCGCCCATTAATGCCCCTGCTACGCCGACACCGTGCGCAAGTCTACCGGCGTCGCGCTGCAATGATGATGCTGGAGATAAAGGCGCCTGAAAAGTTGACTCACTTTTTGGCGTACGCGTTTGATCTGCGAACGTGCGTATATGTTCAGCGTATGCCGGTGATCCTATTTGCGCTTCAGCTCCGTTGTATAACTTACGGTCTGCTTGAGACATTCCCACAGGTGTAGGCGTTGGTTTAGGTGCTTTTGGTGCAGGGGGAACGTACGGCAAGCTTGGTCCCGAAATATACGGCGGAATCTTATTAGACGTAGGATCAGCGGCCATCTTTACCCTAGCCGCTAACTTTCCAAGCTCTGATGCCGTAATCATGGGTGATTCCTTAAATGCTTATATTGTTTAAAACTTATTTTATTTATGGAATGGCTTTTCCGTCCGCATCGTATTTGTTTTGACGCGGGGGTGAAGACGTTGTTGGTTTGTTAATATTGCCCGATGGAATGGCTTTTCCGTCCGCATCGTATTTCCTTTGAGACGGAGGTGAAGACGTTGTTCGTTTTCCAACAACGCCGGAATACGCCGGCGCCGACCTTTTAGTTTCTTCTCCCCACGCTCCGGGCGGAAGTAAATTATTTAACATGTTTAATGGCGCACTTACGGGTGTTCCCGCTGTTGCCAAAGCAGTTCCTAAAAGAGCAACTCGAGGATTTTGCATAATTCCGTTATAAGCATCTGCTAGAGCATCTTGCTGCTCAAATTTGCCGTGTTGCACATCTATCATTTTTTGTATTTGCGCGCGGTATTTGGGGTCATTCATGACAGCACTCATTTGAGTAGATCCGCCAAGATGTCCACGTCGCCGCAAATCTTCAACAAACGCAGAATACGGCATTCCCATTATTTCGCCCTTTGGCCATTGTCCTGTCGCCTTGTGATAAGCATCCGCCACGTGAGCACTTTCACTTAATACAGCTGGTAATTCAGCTCCAAATATTGTGCGCGGAACTTCGTCTCGCCGCATTCGTGTTGGCACACTTTGCGTCGTATGCACGTGTTCGTGCAATCGAGCAGAGTCAGGACCAACCGAAGGATAATTTTTATTTAAAAGTTTAATGGCCGAATTATCTGGCGGATTTTGCCACGCTGAATCTGGCGGCATGTTCATAATTTGTGCGCTTTCTACGTTGGCGCCGATGGGACCCATTCTAACACCGGGATCCGTAAAATATTCATCGTAATAAAACGGTCTTGATGTGCGTTGTTTAAACGCTATGTCTTTCATGTTTTTTAATGTTTTTTCAAATTCTTGTTTTTGCGGTGCTTTTGACGGATCACGGTACAGTGCGTTAGCCGCAGAATACGTTTCGTGTCGTTCATCCCCGGGATGGAAACTAAATGCTTGTTGCGGTAAATATTCCGATAGCGGCCCTAACAACGAAGGCGGCACATTAAACCCAAACGGACGATGATTACTATAATGTTTTGCTAGCAATGTTTGATATGTGCGCATGTCCATCTTAGGACCATCATTTCCTGTCAAATCTTTGCCTGCGTACGGAAAATCTTTCTGGGGCACAAATTTAGCCGCACTACCGCGAAGCGTAGGATCTCCGTAAGCTTTATTTTCGCTAGGATTAAATAAACTTCCAAATATTGGGGCATTTGTGTCAACAGGCTCTCCTATCGGTTTAATGCGTCCTGTCCTTGAACTGGTAGGAAATTTAGGTAAAAGCTCAGATTCAAAATCACTAGAAAATTCCGGTATTGGCTTTGGTGTAGCTGCGCCAATAGACGCACTTGCTCCAGCCATCTTTACCCTAGCTGCTAACCGTCCAAGCTCGGATGCCGTAAGCATAATTACTCTACCTCCTCATCGAGTAACCCCAGATCGGGACTGTACTGGGTTGTCTGCTGCCTTAAAATTTTGTTCGTTTCCAGTAATTCTTTCAAACGCGCTGCTCGTAATTCTTCTTCTGTAGGTAACGCCGTCTGTGCTACAGAAATTGGTAATTCAGCAGGCTCTGGCGGTTCATAACGGCGTGCCGCAGCATTCTCAATGTCACGAATTGTTGTTACAGGCGTTGCCTCTCTGATCAAAGAAGCAATATCTGCGGCACGCTTATTACGAGCTCTGGCAATACCGTCGGCAATACTATAAACGCTTTTCTTTTCTACCTTTTCAAGTTTGGTGTAGTACTTAAGATCTTCCACCAAATGATCTTTGGAAATGTCCGCAGCAATGGCAGGATTAGTGGTGTGCTCGGATTCCGTCTTAACACCCTTAGCCATTTCCTTCTTGGGAAAATCAGAGACGTTGTACTTGTCCCCAATGCCCCCCGGAAGAATGTCATCGGCGTGTTTGTACTGGTTTTTAAAATTGTCTAACAACGAATCAAGATTGTCTGCGCGCGTATTGTGTGTAAGCGTACCGGGCATGTTTCCAAATCTGCTCATATCTGACTTGTTGGAGTCATACAATTTCCGACCTAACTCAGAACGATATGCTTCAACTTCAGGCGTCCACGGGTTTCCTTTGGCTTCTACTCTCTGCTTAGTTCTATCTAGTCTTTGTTGCAAAAGCTCTGTTAATGGTGTCGTGACCAAAACACGATGCGGGTATTGCGCTAATTGTTGTTTACGCAACGCAGCTAATTGCGTGCCTTCCACAATGGCACCGTCTTTTGCCGAATTAATCGTGTCGAGTGCCATACGTCGAGCTGCATCAAGATAACGCCTACGTTCAATCGATCCGGGCGTCATGTGTTTGTTTTCAGGGTCATTCTTAAATATCTGTTTGAGTGCAGGATGATCATCAATACTCGTGACAGGTAAACCCAAAGCATCACTAAGTTGTTTTGCCACCGTGGATTTGCCTGCGCCACTATGTCCGCTAATTAAAATAACTTTGGATGGATCAGTTTCTGCGCATTTAACAAAATACAGGTCGTCACTAGCGTGTTTATCCGTACCAGTACTATTACTTAAAAATCCTCTGTCTGTTCCAAGCATGCTTAAAAGTTTTTGTTTGTGCTCCGGAGCCATGTCTTTCATGGCTTCATCTTCATCCCTAACACGATATTCTGGGGCCATCGCAGAATACATGGGACGTGTGCCTAAAAGTTGTTCTGCTGCACGACTGGGGACTGTGCCTGTTAAACCCTTATCTGTAACTGCAAGCCTAAACCGATCAGCCATGTTTTGTTTAAACGTAGCATCGTCGTGCATCGCTGAATCGGACGGATCGTACATATTGGACATGCGGTACGCCAAGTGATGTATGGCGTTTAACCTAGCAGCATCTGCGTTCGACAAATTAACTGATGTCATTTGCTGGGGTACGGCCAAAGGCGCAAACGTTACAGGTTTGCCTGTTTTTGCTTGGATCCGCGTGGCTAGTTCATCAAAAACATTTTTACGTTGGGCTTCATCGCCGTTAAACGCTAATTCGACATTACCTGTTTCTTCGTTGTTGACGCCTAAACCCGATATGCCTTTTTCGTCTAACAAAGCGTGGTACAGCTTTCGCAGACCTACACCCTGAACACTGTCGCCATTTGCTGTGTACACTTCCGCAAACTTAATGTGTTGCTGAGGCAGAATGTCGTCATTGGCAACTTTGTTGTTAGATTTGTCACCATGCCGTTTCAACACAATCCCTGATGTCTGCAACGCGTCCCAAAGGTTTTTAATTTCCTCGACGTTTATAGGCTTCACGGCTTTGCGTGCAATTCTCTCAGTAGGCATTAACCGAGGATCTTCAGCAAAGTCTGTGGAAGGTAAATGATGTAAGAACCCGCTTTTGCCTTTATAAATCTTTTCAAAGGCACCGGGGTATCGTTCTTCTAAAACATAAGGTTCGTTGTTAGTACTCCCCAAGGACAAATCAGCATCTGTCCACGGAGCCATAAAACTCAAAGCTAACTCACGATTAGGTGTTCCAAAAACCGCAGCTTCGTTGTTAATCACACGGCTAGGGCGTGGTTCAATGTTTTTTAATCTTAAAGAAGACCCGTGGTACAACGCGTCACTAGATAACTTCTCAGTGTCGGTGCTAGGAGTCATAGGCGTGGCTACGGGCGTATTCAAATCAGGCTTTACGCCAGTCTTAGGTTGCTGGATCAAACCAACTCTACCAAAGTCAACAGTTCTTGCTAATCCGGGTACGAAGCTTGTGCCTGTAGCCGAACTCGTGGAACCTCTGTGTGTAGCATCCAACAAACTACTCTTAAGCCCCGAACCATACATCCTCGTCATCCAGTCGGGGTCATGATGCAAATTGTACATCGCCCTAACCATCTCTGGCTGAAACGGCGCAGGCTTGTCGTGAACCGTAACGTCCTTAACACCAAAGTACGTCATGTCCTTGAGCATGCTTGGCTTTACCTGCGTGCCAATAGAATAATGCAACACAGGTTTCTCTAAATACTTATTCAAAGCTCTACTGGGTTCTAATGTCTGAAAACCTTCACGGGGTTTGTATCCATGCTCCAACGTTGAATAAGGAATCACGTCATCGGGTACGTGATCTCCGTATTCCTCTGTCATTCTCACGTGATCTATCAAACCACGACCAATAAGCTCAATGTTCCTTCTGTGGGAACGAAGCCCCATAGATCCCATAGATTCCTTAAAAGCCTTAACAAAATACTTGCGGCCTTCGCCTATGCCCTTATGTTGCGTAATGATGGAAGGATTGGGCATGCCTTCGCTAATAACATCTCCGGCTTCAACCTCATCTCCCGGTTTAACGTTAATCTCAAAACCATGACCTACGTACTGGGGTTTGTCATTAATAAATACGTACTTACCGCCAGCAGGAGCGTCTTCTATTTTCTGAACTTTACCGTCTACAAGCGTGTGTGCAGCTCCACCTTTAAATGTCTTGGGTACTTGAATCAATTGGTTGATGTATTGGAAACCACCTACCGTCTTTTCTTGTCCCGCAACACCACCCGAGTGCTTTGATCCTAATTGTCCTTGGCTGATAGGTTCTGCAATAGCTTGGGCTGCTGTCATGCCCACCATCTCTCCACGCCCCGGAAGCGTACCTCTTTCCCTAACACCTACGTCACGAGCATAAACACCGCCATCAGGACTGCCACCCGTCATTGGACTGCGCACCAAGATACGATCGAACTTACGTGCCTTAAGGTCTTTCAGAATCTTAGGCGTTAATACCGTGTTGCGCTTGTAACCACCAAAGTCAAACGCTAACAATGCGCCTTCATTGTCCATGTCGTCGGTGTCTACGGGTAATCCTCTAATGCCTAAATCTTGACGTGGATCATCTTGATCAACAACGGCAAGCCTGTGTGCTACTTGATTAAGTTGTTTGCCGAAGAAGCCTGCATCCGCCGTAGCAAACTTAGTTGCAATAACACCCTTACGCGCGCCATATGTACCAGCCCAATACTCGGCAGGAGTTAACCCTTGAGAATAGCTTTTAAGTACAGGCACAGGAATGATGTCACCCCTATGATCTTCGTACAACAAGTCGGCACCGCGTAATGATGCCAAATTCATCTTGTTGCCACGAGAGCCCGACATGATCTGCATAGCGATTGGGTTTTTTTCAGCCAAACTATCTGTGTACACGTCATCCATTAGTTTTTGCTGATATCCGCCAACAGTTTTAATCACAAGTTCGTTACGTTGCTTGTCAGTCAGATAAGGGTTAGCCAGCAACTTTTTAACTTTGCCTCTGATTTCGGCCAGAGTTGCTTTAGCTCCGGCTGTTTGCGTCAATGCGCCTAAACCAAAGCTAAAGCCACCTGTTTCCGTTGCAACCTGTCGTCCGATGTTAGCCAGTTTCTGACTTACCTCTACGTATTTGTCAGGATGCTTATCGGCTAATTCTCTTAGCAGTGTCTGCAACGAAGACTTGTTAAAAACCGTATTGCGCCCACGCATGCTTTCAGGCAATGCATCTTCAATCATCAATTTGCCGACGGTGCTGCGCGTGATCACAGGGAACTCCCGGTTATAACACCCTGATGACGCCTTTTTTACCCATATCCAACTGCCCCGTATGCATGTTGAACAGCCACAACGTCAAACGGGTTCGAGCATGCGCGTCAATAACAGCTCTGACACGCACCAAGTACCGTTCTTCGTCCGCAGCACTCATCAATAATAACACGACAGGTGTACGTTTCGTCATGGCGCCATAATACAAGGCCTGACCAATACCTTCCGCCCACTTATGCGCCCAATCTACTTCAATCGCCTCAGTTTGCGTCAAAATGTCTACCCGCGCTTTATCCGGTAATAGATACTCAGGCATGCCGTTTAAAACTTTGGCAATTAACGCAGCAATTTGCACTTCACCCTTAGGAAGCACGACTGTTCGAGAACGTGTAGGCCAGAAAAAAGCTACCCACAGCCTTACACAGAAATCACGGATGAACGCAAACATGGCTGACTCCTAAAAAAAACAGCCGACGTGTTTTACCACATCGGCTGCCCCGAGAACATCCGTGTTGTCAGGTACCACGGCCGCTACGGTAGGAGCTTCGCCTACCTCGTCCTGATCGACCGGTGGAAGAAGTGTCAGTGTCCTTTGCTGGGACAGGAACAGTTTCATCCAAAGCGGTCAGCGGATCCGCAACTTGCGCAAAAGCATTTTGCACAGGGGTACTATAGGAAACAAGAATCTCATCGTCTAGAGAAGGAAGCGTGGGTTTTGCCGCAATTGGAGGCAATTCAGCAATCGCAGGTGGGATTGCACTGATGCTAGGAATCGCAACAGTTGGAGGCAACGCGCAAGCCGAAACAATAGCAGGCGTCGTTACAGGTTTATTAATTCTTGGTGCGCTGCGAACCGGTGTTTTTGCTACAACGCGCGTACCCATCCAAATCACAGGAGAAAATTCACTAGCCACGGTAAATCCTCATCAAGGGGCCGAAATTAACCGAGCACCTGTTGGGGGCTCAGGAAGTTGTAACGTGTCACAAAGCGTAGTCTCGTGGATGCCTAGTTTTGCCAATACTTCGTTGAAATCGTCATCACCGACATGCGACACGAGCTGACATTTATCCATTCCATACTCTGCGGCGACAGCAATAATAGTGTTGTTGTCCTGCCGAATAACAATCTGATTGATATTCAAGCGAATAGGCGCAGAACCAATCCCGGAATCAGAAATAATTTCAACAAACACAAATAACTCCTTAGCGACGACCTCGTACAGCAGCGGCTACCCGAGTGGCTCTGTCGTTCGCTTGAAACAACGGCAACGTCATAGCTTGCCCTGCGGCTTCAGCCTGTTTGATGGTAGGACTGATAAACATGTCACGTACTGTTTGAGCACCTGACTGCATATCACGGCCAGCCTTTTCGCCACCCGGAGTACCTGCCGGGGTAATGCCTGTAATTCCTTTAATGGCAGAAATGGCGCCACCACCGCTATTACCGGCACCACTGGTAGCGTCACCGCCGTTAGCCATGGTCATAAGTTTATCTGGCGTAGCGACAAGATCCTGCGCAGGAATCTTGACGTTAAGCGCATCAGCAAGTTTAGCCAACATGTGCTTAATTTGCATCAATTCTACGTTGACGTCGATCTTAGGTTTCAAGCCACCGCCGCCACCCGAAGCAGCACCAGCACCACCAGCACCCATGGCTTTACGGACTTCGTCAGCCACAATCTGCTGAATCATGCCGGGATCCATAGGCGAAGGTGGGGGCGGAGCAGGTGGCGCTGGAGGAGCACCACCCATCATCGATGGATCCATAGGTGGTGCGCCGCCCATCATTGAAGGATCCATAGGCGGAGCACCGCCCATCATTGAAGGATCCATAGGCGGAGCACCACCCATCATTGAAGGATCCATAGGCGGAGCGCCGCCGGGAGGGGCACCACCGGGAGGAGCACCACCCATAGAAGGGTCTCCTGACGGCACAAAAGCCACCTTATTCAAAACATCCCGCGCCACTTTGATAAGACTGTAATTCATGCGTAATCCTCCAAGTGTTCAAGTTAGCATAAACATTTAACGTAAGCCAGAGAAAGCAATTATTCACCGCAAGCGTCAGATAAAAAACTAATTAAGGCCACAAAGGTGCCGCTGGCGGTATTGCAAAACCAGCAGAGTCAAATTTTTTGTTTTGCATTATTCGGGAATACAGTCTTTCGCCCGCATCGTCTTCTTCGGAACCAATTGCGGTAGGGTTGTGATAAATGGGTCGCCTGCGCCACGCAGCCGTTTCTTGCGCGGTATCAAACAAATCTTCTTTTTTCGGTAGTGGCGCTCGCATTTGCGGGCCACTACTGCCAAAATCTTTTGGCGGAATGTGTCCGCGCAAATACGGATTATGTCCAAGTACGCCGGCCTCGCTTCCGTCAAGTGCTCTATCCAAATTAGCTAAATGTTGCGGCATTAAAAACAAAGGCGTTTTTGGGTCACCGTGAATTAAACCATCTCTAGCAAATTGATGCGGATCAAAACGACGATCGCCGTTTTCAACTTTCAACGCATTTGCAGGTAAAGATTTTGGTTGTTTTGCATTTGGATTATTTTGTTGAAATCGTAAATTGTTGCTTGAATGATCTAACATGGCAAGTCCGACATTACCGGGCAAGAAAAAACTTGGAAATCCTTGTTTGTTTTCACCAAATTCATCGTAATCTTGCACTAAATCTGGATGATTGCGGGGACGAATTTTACCTTGCGCAAGCGCATCTTGTATATCTTGTTTTGTTGGCTGTCCTTTTTGTCGTTGCATTTTATCGCTTGCGTCTTGCAACATACGAATTGGGTCTCTTTCACCCGGAAATGCCTCAAACTTCTGGCGAAGACCGCCTGCATTGCGCAATACCGGAACACCTTTTTCTAAGGTTGAACCGTACAGCATATCTTTTAACGTTTTTTGCGGTGTTGCTGAAAATGCTGGTTGTTTTACAGATTGCAATTGCGTCAATGCTGCCGCAGGCATTTTTGGCAAAACCACGTTAGGTTTTTGCGGGGCATAATCCCAATTTTCTTTACCACCACCCGGACCTGACTTTGGATTAGGAGCATACGGCGCCACAGAAGGTTTAGGTGCCGACGACCCCGGCACCGAAGGCATTACGGTATCAGATTTACGAAACGTAGGATCAGCAGCCATCTTTACCCTAGCCGCTAACTTTCCAAGCTCTGATGCTGTAATCATGGGTGATTCCTTAAATGCTTATTGCAAGTTAGGGTTTAGTCGCTGCTTGGTGTAAATTTTACGCACCGCAGGGTCAGTTTTTGGGTTTGCCATTTCTGTGTGAAGCAGTTTTTCACCCTCACGTGTTCGTCCTGTAGTTGGATTTACTGTAAGTGGAAAATATGGATTATCTACAGAAGCCGTGTTAAACGCGTTCATAACACTCCATGCGTCACTTTTATTTTGCCGCTCAAACGAAGGCCTGTTTCCCCAAAATTTTCTATCGTTAAACTCATCGGTACTTGCACGCGCAGGTATTGGTGGTTGTTGCGGATATCGCCATGCGTTATATGCATTGTTAACATTAGTTACAATTTTATTCGGCGTTTTGAAACCCGCTAGTATACTAATTCCTGCTTGCGGTCCGGGTGGCAACGCTTCAAAACGATCTATACGGTTGTCTAAACGAATTCTTGGTCTAAACGTTTGAAGGCTAGTGGGCGTTTGTGCTGCGAAATCATCAGGTTCTAGGCCTTCAACGCGACCGCCTTGCGATTTAGACACACCTGAATACATCTCAGGTTTATACGGAATATTTGAAGGCGTATAACCGCTTTGTACTGCGTCACGCGGTGTGAACTCAGGCATTTGATTTTTTTGCAAAAAGTCAGAATAATGTGATTCATTAAATGGGTGTAAGTTCAAATCTAATTTACGATTAGCTGGATCATTTTCATATTGATGCTTTGCCGTTCTAAATGCATTGGCGTCGTGCACGTTTCTACGTTGAGAAATTGCTTGGGCAAGTTGATGCTCTGGCGCAGAATTTAATAAATCATTGTAAAAACCTTTACCTCTATATGCAGACGAATAATCTTTTGCTGCTGCCACCGCAGGTTGCGCTACTGCTTGCATTGCGCCAAACGGCGAAATCATTGTTTTCATTGCTTTACCAGCTGTAACCGCAGCACCTGCAATAGGTGGTAATTTTTGTTCTTCAGCTATCTTCACCCTAGCTGCTAACTTTCCAAGCTCTGATGCTGTAATCATGGGTGATTCCTTAAATGCTTATTGAATGATTTCTACAGGATCGTCTGCTTGGATATCTCCACGCTTATATGCGGCTATGGCATCTTGTCTTGACGCAAACACACGAGGTCTCCGTGCTGACGTTTGACTCGACGCATGGTACAAGCCTCCAATATACTCGTTAACAGGCCCATGCACGACAGATTTGAAGTCGGCCGGGTGAAATAAGTTCTTAGAAGGCATCATTCTGTCGTAGGCTTCTCTAACGGCAGCTTCGCTTGTAGGCACGTGAAACTGCATTGCGTCTCCGTCAAAGTCTGCATTGAATCCTTTTACAATCAACGGAGAAATCTGCATAACATCGCCACTGACTAATCGTGGTTTAAATGCCATGATGCCAAACCTGTGCAACACGGGCGCACGGTTGATAAACACAGGCCGCGTTTCCATTTCTTTTAACAATGCGTCTTTAGCCAATGCCGTCTTATCCTTAACGTGCCTTAACGCTTCACCCATGGGCATACCCAGACGCTTCAATCGCCTAATCAAAAATTTGTTGTAAACTTCAAACGCTTTACCTTCAGGAATGCCTACCGTATCCATATCGTAATCGGGGTTAGGCGTAATTACAGCTCGCCCTACGTTGTCCACAGTCGATGACAGCAATTTACGCTGTACCGTCCCAAACTTAGGCGAGTTACCGAAAATTGATTTAAGAATGCCTGAAACATTCTTTTCTTGAAGCTTAGGGTGAATAGGATCGCCAAGCCCTGTGATTGCTTTAAAAGAATCGTAAATGGCCAACCTTTCCGACCCCGTATCGTTAAGGCCTACCATGTCCTTCATAGACTTAAAATTAGCCGTAGCGTCCAGCAATTCTTTGTATAAGTAATTAGGGTCTGCTACCAAAGGAATACCCGAACTGCCCATGACGGTAACAGGTCTAAAGATAGGCGGAAGCACAGGTACAGCGTCAAGAATCCAATCTTTAGGATGCAGCCCGTATTTCTCTGCACCTTTGAGGTAACCTAACCTGCGAATGGCATTGTCGCGTGCTGCTTTGTTGCTGCCGTTGACTTGCGCCCTAGCTACGTCGATCTCACGTTTGACGTTTAGTTCCGCCAAGGCTTTAGCTATTGCTTGAGGCCCTGTGCCATATCTGCCAAGGATATGCTCTCCGCCAATCGTGTCTCTAAGTTGTTGCTGCGTTAGACCCAACAAACGTCTAGCGGGTTCTTCCATCACAGGATTAAGAGTTGGCTCGGGTAATTCAATCTTGGCCCATTGTCTGCCGTTGTGTCCTCCAGTTAACTTTGGATCAAACAGACCGCCTGCAATAGGCTCCATGTTTTTATCAAAGCGAACTGTTTCTCCTGACCTAACAACACGATCTGCCGTTAATTGTTTAACGTCACTATTGGTCATGGCCATTACATTGGTTTCTTGGCCATTTGATACAACGTTAATACCTGCGGCTTTAAGTGAGTTTACAAACTTTTCGTAAATCAAAGGCACCTTGGGTTCAATCGGCGTGTGTCCCTGCATGAACTGTGTCCAATACTCTTCGTTCTTTTGCCCGCGAATAAGCCCTGCGTCTCGAATGGTTTCTGTAGCACCGTGAGACAACAACGCATTAACGTCCAACATGGAAATACGCTTGGACCCTGATTCTCCACCCTTTGCAGGAGCATCTTCTGACGAGTATGCGCCTGACCCACGACCTTGCCCTTTTGATTCCGCCGTGTGATGCAACTTCATGTAGAAACGATTACCAGTAGCAACGTTATTGACGTATTGATTTCTCGTCACGTCCATAATGTTTTCTGTGCCCTTAAGATTGTATTTCTTAAGTTGCTGTTCCGCCCATTCTGTCATGTCCTCGATGTCTTCAAAGTCGGGTACAGCAATAGATTTACCTGTTAGCTCTGCGATCTTGCCTAGCATCAATTCCACTTTTTGGGCTGGATTGGTTCTTGTCACAATACCGAGGGGATTTAGCAATACCTCAAATGGTCGGCCTTGGGAATCTGTAGGCATTTGATGGTCAGGAACAATAGCTGCGATAACGCCTTTGTCGCCATATCTACCACTCATCTTGTCACCCACTTGCGTAGGGACAATTGATTTAACCAACACCACAGGGCCATTCTTGCTTTGTACGATATCTGTTACTACGCCCGGATCATGGTGTTTCCACAATACAGACACATCTCCAAACGCCCGCGCACCTTGTTTGTGAATCTTGTTCTGTGGAGATTCCTTTTCCTGCGCACCTAAGATCAAAGGTTGGTCATACGTTACAGTCTGTCCAACCTTGATAATGCCGTCGTCGTCCATCGTATCCAATAATTGCTTATCGTATTTCTGTGGAAACAAGGATATGTAATTCCTTTTCCCCATTTTATGTTGATCTGTTACTTCAAGTTCGTGTTGATACATATGCTCTGAAGACATGCGCTTAGCCATGCCTTCGGAAATGACGTTAGCGTCTTCAAAGTTGTAACCTTTCCATGGCATATAGGCAGTGCGAGCATTCAACCCCAGTGCCATGGCTCCGTCTTTATCCGTAAAGTTAGACCTGACGATTGTTTGTCCTTGTTTGAACATATCTCCGGGCTTCAGCGCCGTAGACTGATGCAACATTGTTTTGCGATTAAATGGATGGTTCTGAAACAGCTCAATTTCGTCTTTGCTTCCATCTGCGTAGCGTAATTTAACAATACCGTCACTTATGTCTGTAATCTGTCCATCTTGGGCCGCTCTAACAGCACCCATGTGGACGCCAAACTCGTGTTCAAAGTCTTTAGTGCCTTTTGTGCCGGGAAGAGCACCCCGCACAAAAGGAGCTTCTCCGTCTTTCAATGGCAACGCTTGTGTCAACATACGACTGGCCATAGCCATACGTTGTGCTTTGACCGCAGACTTAATAGGAATCAGATTACCTAGTGCTGAGAATGCATCTTCAAACGCTGGAAGTTCGTAATCAATTTCTTCTCTAGGCACATATGTGATTTTGCCTGATTTCATAGCAGGCACGCGGTTATCGTCGCTTTTCAACGCTCCGGGAAACGCTACGGCGACATCTGCAAGTTCTTGAGGAGAACGCCATACTGTTTCACCTGTCTTCAAATCCCTGAACTGAGCATAGATCTTGCCGTCGGGTCCTTTACGGGCACCTCGAGCAATGTGAGTATCTACCCCTGCTCTCATGCTCTCTGGCGTGCGTACAGGATCCATGAATCCCATGTGAGAAGGTTGCACACTGCGAGCTTCATCGGGAATGGCATCCATGCTTGGGATACCACCTTCTCCCAAACGTGTGATCTTAGTGTGCTTATCAAGGATTTCGGCAGGATTGATTTCTTCAAGGTTCTGTCCAAGCCCTGAACCAAGAAGTGCCTGTTCAAGTTGAGGTGTCATTACTCCTGTAGGCATGCTTTTTAAACTGCCTTGGAATGATGCTTTGTAAAATGCGGCTCTGCGCATGCCCGAATGATCTCGTTCAACACGCTCACGCAACAAATCTTCCGGTCCGTGAAAAGTCTGATAGGCCAAATGGTCACGGTCATCCACTTCTTGTTCACCGCGCGACACCGCTAAGAGTTTTTTAGTCGTAGCAAGAATGGCGTCTTTGTTCATTCTGTCAAAAGCTGTGCCCAATGTTCTTTTAGTAACAAAGGGATCTAGCTCCATTCTTTCAAACACGTCCGTAAGCTTCTGCCGCGTCGTTGTTTCATCGCCTTCTAGGTCTTTGGCTTTGAGTAATCTGGCTTTAAGTTTTTGCACAACGGCAGAATCATTCTCTTTGTAATTAGCGGCGTAAATTTGATCTCCCCACGCTTCTTTGATTTCGGCGTCTGTGGCTCCCATAGATTTAAGCAAAGGCATCAAAGGCAATTCACCCTGTCCCAATTTAAGTTTGTACACATTTGTTTCTGGGTTGAGCATGTACCTGTGAGAAATGCCTTTGCCCGGTAATACGTTGGCGTGCGCTTCTAATTCTCCGTTAGATTTAATACGCGTGTAGACGCCGGGTTTGAGCCTTTGCTGTGCAGTTAAGGTGTACTCGCTGCCGTTGTGGACCATGGTGCCGTATTTAGTCACATAAGGCACATTAGCCAACACCTGATCACGGGCATCAATGACTTGGCCCGTGATGTTGTCCATAAGCTCCCACGTGCCTTTAAGACGACGGCCCATGGTCTTACCACCCAACACCGCATCTTTGTGCTGTTTGTTGGAATAGAGTTCGGGATCAATGTATCTGACACCATTCAAACGCAATGTGTGCTTTTCATTAGAAATGGGTTGAATAGCGGATGCCGCAGCTAATACAGAATCGTAAATAGCTTTGCGTGTGGAACTAACGTCCGAAAATGATCTGAGTTGATCCATAGACGGTGATGTAAATTGCGGCTTAGGTGGTGCCGGTAAAATCGACATGTCACCGGCCATAGGAGGCACCGGTGACATGGCATCTAACTTGGCGGGTAAAGCACTCGCTGTTGGGCGAGCTGGAGGCAATATAGAATCCATTGTTTACACCGTATTTGAAATGATTACACCACGGCAGAGCGTTGTTCTTTTCTGGAAACTGGCCTTGAAATGTCAATAGGCTCAGCCGTTGCATACAACTCAGGTGGCGCGTGTTCATATCGAGCGCTGTCACGTTCTCTCAAAGCACGTTTCAAGGCTTCAGCTTTACTGCCCTTGCGCGTGTAGTCATATGCCAATGCACCTGTACCCAAACCAGAAGCACCTGCATAAAGCAAATAGAGAGCAGGCAAACCAGCTAAAACATCGTTAACAGCAGATCCCGTAGACACTCCCGGATATTCGGCTACCTTTTGCGTCAACGTCGAATACAACGAATCTAAAGCCTGTCCAACTTCAGTCATTGTTGCCGTTGAAGATTTTTTCACGTGAGGATCGTGTGACAACGGCGATGCGTAACTACTTAACAAAGCATCATGAAAATCACGTTCGGCTTTTTTTCGTTCATCGTCATGTGTTTTTTTAAGCACAGCATCTGTTAAAAGTTGCGTACCTTTGTAACCACCCAACAACCCACCACCACCAGCTAATGCTAGTGTCGAAAGCAGTAATGGGTTGTCCAATATTGATGGCGTACGCTCATTCGTACCGAATAAGTAATTAGACCAACCTTGTTCTCCAGATTCTTTAATGCGTTCAACGGGGTACGTAAAATCAAAGTTACGATTAATTTTACTTTTGGGTTTAGGCTTGTTAAACATTTTGCTTAATGCGTAAACACCACCAAGACCCGCACCGCCGGCAAGCCCTAACAATGCCGCACGACGAACCATGTCATTTTCATACCACGCTTTGACGCCTGCATCATTTTTTGAAGCTAAAGTTGGAGTAGGCGCACTACTTGTTCCACTTGTTCCATTTGTTTCACTAGGTTTAGACCCTGTTAGTGCTGCCATTGGCGCACCGATTACGCTGCTAATATTTTTTGGTGTTACATTGTTTGTAACGCTTTGTCCCCAAGATTTTAATGTATCAGCAATTGCATTTGTGGCGCTCGTAATAAAAGGAGGCGCCCCTGCGCCACGCGGAGGAGGAGGAACGGTTTGTGGCGCAGTTAAACCTGTTGCTGCATTGTTTTGTACATTAGGTGTTACTTGAGTTTTTGGCGGTCCGGGATGACTTGTCGGTAAATTATCAAGTTCGTGATTGCCGCGAAATGGTGGTTTAAATTCCGGCAATCCTTGCATGTCTGGATTTTTAGCTTTTGCTTCTGCGGCTCTGCGCAATCTAACGCCTTCATCCGACCAGACGTCAAATATTTTTGGCTTACCGTCAGGTCCCACGCCAGTCCGATCTGCTATTTCCTGTTTTGCTTCTCTTTCTTCAAACAATTTTTTAATTCTTTGTGCTTCTGCGTTTAAATTGTTTTGGACGTTTAAGCCTGCCGGCCCCAGTAAAACAGCGTTGCCTAATGGATTTTCGTTGTTTGTTGCAAGTAAAGCTTGCGCAATGTCATAAACCGAAGGATTGGATTGATTGTTGCGTACTGCGGCTCCGTCAAAAATAGGAGGAAAGCTGCCGCCAACCGCCGGAAAATAAGGATTATCACTTTGTTTCTCAAAAATCTTGCTGAGCAACATTCTAGCCATATCACTGTTCATTTGGGAGCTCCCGGCAAAATCGACGACATGCTCATATTCATCGGAGCGCCGTCTTCCATGTAAAACTCAGCCCATTCAATATAATGCTTGGGTTCCTTATTCACAAAGCGTTCAACATGTAAACACTTATACCAACCGTTAATGCAAGCATCGAGGACTTTGACGTACTCTGCGTTCTGCTCAGGAATAGTAACGTCAAATATGCCGTTCTTGACGTCGGCTACCCTGACGGCTCTTGACTCATATTCTTCATCAGGCATAACAGGCGGCTGAATTCCTCTAAAAGGCAATCCGTCCTGTTCAGCCCTTCCCCAAAACAATTGTCTTCCGTCCGCTGTTTTTTTCTGTGTCTGCGCGTATTTCACCAAGCTATGCGGCACGGCTCACTCCTAGATTAAAGCATCGGTCTACCACCACGACCCGAATCCTGTTCTCGATACTGGCGTAAGTTCTTCTCGCGTTCAAGCTGTTTAATTTGCCTGCGGTACTCACTCATTAGTTCTTCGTGCTGAATGTCTTTCACAGTATCATCTGTTGGCTCCTGCAACTTGGCTAGTGCTCTTCCACCCAAAGCTCCCACAACAGGAGGTGCCATCAACGCCAAAGGAAGGCCAACGTTCTGAAGCGCAGTACCAGCGCCAGTTAAAGTAGAACCGCCTAATCCCATCAATGTCTTAAAAATACTGTCTTCGGCTTGCTTAACGCGGCTCTGTGCCGTTTTAACTTTTTCCAATATTTCGTCCGGTGTCAGCCCTTCCTCGGCGCATTTCTCAAGAAACGCCACTTTGAACTGATCCCTTGGCGACAAATCCTTAATCAAATCAGAGATCATGATAGTTACCTCGTTCGTGAAAAACTAGATTGTTTGGAATTATAACAACTCAATGGCTGGAGTCTTGGGTGGTTTGTCTGTAGGAACAGGCGCAGGCATTGTTTTAATCCCGTTGCCTTTAGGACCTTTGCCTCGAATAGCCGGCATTAACTCAAAAGGCGGCGGTACTGGGCCTTTAGGTGCGTTACCGAACCTTGGATCCATTTTGTCCCCGGCCGGATTAGCCGGCATATTAGGTCTAATAGGAAGCCTTGGATTCATTTTGTCACCGGCAGGATTAACCGGCATATTAGGTCTAATAGGAAGCCTTGGATCCATCTGACCACCGCCGTTAAATCCCGGCATCACCACAGCCCCACCCATGCCTCGTTGCGGAAGAAATTGATTTCTACCTCCATTGAGTCCCGGCATTACTACGGGACCACCCATACCTCGCTGTGGTTGTTTGAAAAAAGGATTATTGCCGCCTAAGCTAAATAACCACGACGGCAAATCAGACCAACCCTCAGCTTGTTTAGTGTGATGCATTTGTGCGGATAATCTTCCCAAGTCGGCCGCAGTGTGCATATTTAATTCGCCAGATTCTTTTTCAATTTTTGGCTTTTTAAAATACTTTTCGGTTATCACGTCAAGAGGATGTGTCCCGGCAGGAAATGCTTCGTCCCGTTCCATATAATCAGGTGTTTTTAAACGTAACAATTCAGCCAACCCTGCCCGTGCTTTGCGTGGGTGTTCCATAGAATAGTAATTTGGCATTGAGCTTTCATTTGTATCATCAATTTGCTTTGCGGCCATGAGCCTTTTTATAGCTTCGTCTGCGGAATACATACTTGAAGGATCAGCATACTGTTCGCCATAAAACTTAACATCGGCTCCGCGTGCTTTTGCTGCATCTGCCAATGTTTTAGTCATGTCGATAATGCGCTTTCGGCTCCGATGCAAAGGCCTGTCGTCGTAAGCAGGTCCACCATCCAACCAACGATCATATTCGTATCCAGTGTCACTTCCGCCATACGCCGACTTCTCAACATTTCGTTTTGTTTTATTTGTTTCTTTAAGCCAAGCATGCATGTCATTGCGTATGTCGTGAAACTCTTCAGGAATGTCCTTAGTCATTTTTTTGTATTCAGCTGCGTCACTTTTAGCTTTGCGCTTTGGCTCAGTGTCCTTAGCTTGCTTTTGTGCGGTAAGCATTCCCAATTCAGCAGCAGTAAACATGTTTAACCCCTTAAGCACTTATACAGTTGGCCAAGCTGCAATGCCCCAACACTTAAATACTTCGTTGAGACGTCCTGTTGTCTTCCACATTCTGTCCCATTTTATCAAAGTTGCGTGCGCATGTCCTATCTGAACATCGTGCATAAAGACTTTATTGTGTTTGACACCTTTAACTACGACATAGTGAGACACAGCGTCAGGTTCCCAGCACACTAAGCAAATGACAGGTTTATTGGTGTTACAGAAATGCCTAAGATCGGACACAGTCATCTCACCGGCCAAGACATTGAGCCCAGAAAGCCTAAGAGCGGCCTCCAACTGCCGTGGATCCGCTCCATCTTGGGGCGTGGCAAACTTTTTTTTAGCTGTCGGAACATCGAAGTACTTGAGGACACAGGCTACCGCCGCTTCTCCGCAATCATGATCTCCCTTTTGTCGTTCGTCAGGTAATGAGATCATGATCATTCTCCTAAAAGTGCATATAAATCATCACAGTGCCCCTACCCAGCGTCCCAACCCGTTCAACACCATGGGAATAAACCGCGGAACACCTTCTTGGATTATACCCGCACCCAAAATAGGCTTGTATTTCATTGTCCGCCCGTACTTGAAGGCATATGCCGAGTTGTCCACTAAACACCCAACGTTGAATCCCCACCACAGCGATGATTTGTTCGCTGCATACATAATACCTGCGTGACTATGAATGTGTCCGATCACCGTGGGCCTCATATTGGCTATAGCACAACGACTAGCGCCCAAAGCTCCCGTAAATCCTTCTCCGTGTTCAAAGACAATACCGTCTATGATCCACTCGTCTGCCCATTTCCAGCCCACAGGTGCCTCTAGGATGTCATGAAGCTCCTTAAGGACTCTCTGGGGCAACCCTGAGTCCAAAGCCTTCCTGAATGGCCTCATGGTGTGATTGGATGTGCATATCTTGGCGACGGGAAACAATTCATAGACATCCCGTAATTGCTCTACGGCTTTATCTAGTTCGTGACCTGCGGATAATCCATCAGGGTCATGCTTGTACTGAGACAAAGCATGACCATCTATTTCGTCGCCTAAAAACACGACTTCGTCAAAAGCATGTTTGTTTTTTATGGCCCTGAGAAACGCCGTCGTGTCTTTATGCATGAAAGGACAATGTAAATCACCAACGGCAAGAATGGTTTTTTTACTGCGTGCGAGGGGTTGGGCCACGAAACGCCTCCCATATCGGGTCACATGACGCTGTTCTTTCCCGGAACGACAACGGTTACGGGACGACGGCGCACTAAATCCCGACGGGCCGAAGCGTCATCAGGAGATCCTTGTTCGCGCGCCTCTTGCACTAAGTTTTCCATTTTATCAATAAACCGCTGCAAATCTTCAATGTTGTCCATAGCCATATAAGAATTGTCGCCGGGATTGTCTCTGAGATGCTTGAGGCCGTTCTTAACCATTTCGCTCATGGCGCTCATTCTGGCTAAGGCTTCTCTGACAGAAAGGATTTGGTAACTGTTGTCGCGAGAATCTTCTATGCGAATAAGACCACGTTCCGCCCACACCCTGAGATGCCTGTATTGCGCGAGACCGTGATCAAGATTAGTAAAAAGCATGATTACCTCAATAGGACACAACGTTACTCGGGGTGATTGTAGTCGGAGTCATTATTTCAATTCTTGGGTAAATGTCCATCCCCATGTATTTCTCTGTCTGCAACGTACCAGCGTCTTTCGCCGCACGCCAACGTTTTAACGCTTGTTTCAAACCTTTTTCACCAAAAGTAGTGCGTGATTTGCCTGCGCCTACTACATCAAAAAACGAACTGTTTACGATATTTGGCGCTAATGGAGCTTCGTGCCGATAATCTCCAGTGCCGGGTGCCCCAAACATTTCATGATCTGCAAGTGTCGCATACAAGAATGAATTGTTGGGATCTGAAGGGACATTGCGCGCGGCCAGACGCTTGTGCAATTCTTTTTCAAACCAACGTCTTTTGTCTACGTAAGCTTTTACCTTGTCAGGATCGCTTGCCCACCTGCCTTTTGTGCGGTGTGCAGTCAATTCGTCATATGACAATGGTTTAAGTTGATCACGTTTGTCACGGGCGTAATGGACCAACGTGTAATCTTCTGCATACTTAGCCGCAAGTTGACCGAGTTCGTGTGCAGTAATCATCACTAACTCCTTGTGTCAACAATTCCATTTACGCAAAGCCTTGTTAATACGGCTGTCAGGATCATTGGCCGTTTCACTACTTGTCAGCTTACTCTTCATGCCACCCATTCGTGCACAGAAGCTTGCCTTACGTCCTGCGCGCTCTCCTGTGGGTTTGTCTTCCGTCACAGGAGGTTTAATGTCTTGACCCTGTGCTTTGAGGCTAGCACGTCCTTTGGCGTTTAAGCCACCTGACTCGCTCTTGCCTTCAGCGCGCGTCCATGCACCTTCAGCAGCTTTGATCAAGTTAGCTGTGTGCTGCGCTGCAAGTACGCCAAGATCGTGTGCAGTCATTGTGAGTCACCCCTTAAGTGCTTATACGTTTGTTCCGGGTGCCTGTCTTTGTTTGTTTTGCACCACGGACGACAAGATCTGAAGAATGGCTTTTCTTTTAAGTTCAGGATTAGACATGATGGTGGGAAGCAATTGTTGAAATTCGGGGTTTACATTTTTTGGTACGGGCTTATCGCCGGGTTCTCTGGCAGGATTATAATGTTGCAACAGTGCTTCGGCGGTAGGGATATCATTTAATGCTTTACCGGGATTGTTTTCAATCCAGTGTCGCCGCAATTCACTTAAATGTGCACCAAATTCAGTTGGCCTTCCGAAATAATCCACACCATATCCACCGGGTTTGCGTAACTCCTCAGGAAATTTACTTTCATATCCTTTGAAGATGTCTGGCAACCCAAAGCTCGGAGTCATCGAAAAATCTTGACCTATACGTGACAAACTGTTACTAGCATTATGGTGCATTGCGTGTGTTAGCTCGTGTCCAAATGTGCTGCGAATCCAAGGGTCTGACGCCGGCCGATTGATCTTGTTCGGGTTCATCATTATTGCATTGGGATTTCGGCTCCAGCCGTTGCCGGACTGATTAATCGCTTGATATGCACCTGCGTCCCGCGGATTATTTTTATCAGTAAAACCGCCGTGCGTTCCAGTTTCAATAAATGGCGTTTGACGGTTTTCCCACGGTCCAACAAAACTGCCACCGCGTACGTCAACGGGGTTGTGTAAGTCTTCAGGTTTCCACGTATGCAATCCTTCTCTCTTAGCGTCGTCTTGCCACCGTTGAGAATGGTCAATTGCTCCCTGATATCCTCCGGGATACTTGTCATACAAAGGTTTAAAGTAAGCGTAAGGTATGATTTGCGTTTTAAAATCACCCGTTGGCGGTCGGAAATAATCATACTGCGGTCTTGCGGCTGCTTGTGCAGCTTCTTGAGCTTTAGCCGATCCACTTGCAAATGGGGTTATGGGTTGTTTTGGATTACCCTTGGGCAAACCCTTAGTTGCACCAAACGGTTGTTCTGATGATTTAGCGTAAGGATTTGGTTGAGCTTGGGGCTTTTGGTCTTTTGTTAAATTCATCTCTGGTGGTGTAGGTGTAAACCAAGACCGCACAGCTTCCGTTAAATCCGAAGCGCTTTTAATTCTATGCCTAGCACACAGCATTCCTAATTCACTTGCAGTAATCATCGTTGACTCCTTACTGCCCAAAGATTTTAGGAATTACTGCGCCGATAACACCTAATGCCACGTTACCCAATCCAAACTGTGGTGCCGTATAAGGTGTTCCGACAACTTTGTTCAAAGCATATCCAGCCAAAAATCCTGTTGCGTAATTACCCGCAGCGTTGACTGCTAATTTACCTAATTGATCTCCTGTGACATATCCCGGAATGCGCCTGTCAGAAGGCATGTGAGACGCAGAATACATAGTCGCCAAAGTACCTGCCATCATTTGAGGACTAGCCCCCGTCTGCCACAGCGTTCTTCCAAGCGCGTCTACATTGACATCAAAAGGCGTAGGCGTGCGGGGAGAAAACGAAGCAGGTCCAAAAGCATCTTCTTCAAATTCGGCTATCTTTTCGTGTATTAGATCAAATGACAATTTACCAAACATGCTACCGAACATGCTTTTTTTAGGTTTATCCTCGGGGTAAGACACGGGGAATTCTGTTTCAGGTTTGAACTTAGAATAATCTATTGGGTCAGCGTGGGGCCAATTGCTAAATAAAGACTTACCTTCCATGAGACTAGGATAAGCCCTTAATAAACCTGCGGCTCCTGTACCTGTTAAGCCACCCAACATAGCTAGACTTGATGGCAATTCATCGCCATAACCTTCAGGCGCAACAGTTTTGATTAATTTGCCCGCACCATAACCTAATCCTGCACCGACTAACCCCGACGTAAGCATCGCAGCTAAGGGATTAGGGTGATTAGGGATGGTGCCAAAATATTTACCGGGAATAAAGTTAAGGTTCTCAGCTATGGTCTTGAGTGTCTGACTATATGCCACTTTAACCCAAGGCTCGCTGTCTAATTCTTCAAGTGTCAATGGCGTTTCTTTGATGTAACCGAAGTCACTTGCAAATTTAAGGGCTCTAATTACATCAGCTTCTGGCGTTTTAGGACTAGCGTGTACTGCAAGCTTCTCAATGACAGGTGAGTAGTAATAACCTATGTGCCCTGTGGTTGCGACATCTAACGCCGCAACCTTAAGAAGATCCGCGGCGTCTACACACGGCTCCAACCAATCATCAATGGCGGGAATCACATCTGCCCACGTTTGAGGAATCATGGTTTAATCCTTTGAGTACCGTTCCTTTAAACGCTTATGGACAGTTAGCGCATCGATCGCATTGCCGCAAGCATAAGAGCGGAATTATTGTCGGATTGAGTCCTGTCGGCGTCTCTTTGAAAAACAGGATCACTCATGATGTCACGCATACGTGCTCCGGGTGGCAATCGACGCATCAATTCTTCTGTGGACTCGTTCTCGGCTTGTCTGCCCCACGCGCCGCCAACACCACCAACAACGCCACCTAACCCCGCCCCAATAAGTCCGCCCGGAAGACCGCCTAACGCCAATCCACCGATACCACCTGCGCCGGCACCTAGCAATCCCGTCAGTAATCCTTGTTTGGTGGGACTAGCCATCGTTTCGGCAGGATCGGTTGCATAGCTCTGGAAAATTCGAGGTATCCAGCGATCTTTACCTTTTTCAATTCGTTCTTGTTCCTCGGGTTCAAATTCTCGTCTTTCATTTATGGGTAGGTATTGTTGCGCGCCAAATTGCGGCGTTCCATATGGTTTTTCTTTAGCTGTTTTTTCTTGCATGTAAGCGTTGTATGCGACAAAACGTCCAAGATCTGAAGCTGTGTACATGTGCAGTCTCCGTGCCAAAACATTAAGTGTTTAATATAACATACCACCACAAAAGAACATTATCGCCAAACTCTAAGCAAGATCCTGTCTGACCGATTCATGACTGGCGTAATAAGGCTGATCATGGGGGCTCCAATAGCTAAAAAAAAGACACCCAAGGCCGAAGCCTCAGGTGTCTTTAATTTACCATCTAATCGACTGACGAACAGTCGTTTGTACGACAGGCGGTCCGTGCCCACCGTAGAACGCCGTTGTCTCAATGTCCATTTGATGCGCTGTGGCACATCCACTAGCGCACGCAATCAAAAGCAATAGAAAGCGCATTGCCCCTCCATGGTCAATAGTAGCTATTGCTTATGCAGACAGGACTTACGTCGAGTCTGCATTGCGTCTATAACGTAATCATACGCTATAGACGCCGGAATCAAACACCGATTGGGTATTCCCAATCGGGTTGCCGTTCAATCAAATTAATGATTGAAACGGCTGCATGGCGGGTAGCCGCCCACCCTGCAAACGGGTGAGGTGCGCCGGAAGAATTTTCCAACGCAGTCAACACTTCGGTGGTAACCGGGTGTTGGGTCTTGCGGACGAAATTAATCGCCCTCATAAATCTTTGCATAATCTCGTTGTCCGAGACTTCCCCAACGGGTCGCTTATCCAGCGTTGTCATTAGGTTCTCCTAATTAAATAGGCGATGCATAATATATGACGCATTTAAGCTTTGGATTTAGATGCTCTGATAGCTAAAAAAAACCCACCCAAGCCCGAAGGCCTGAGTGGGTTAAATTCAATAATCATGTCGTACTGTTATTTCCCCCAAATGGGGAACGAGCCATTTTTCTATGCGGGTGTGCTGACACACTCCGCCGTCAAAATTTCGCTCTGTAATCGTCCGACGCCCGTATAGGGCGTCGGACATTGATTCTGTTTTGGTTGATATGCGGACAGCCCAGCCAGCCGCAATGGCGGCTTTGGCCAGTCTCTTTTTGCAAAATCCGGCCGCAATAGCGGCTGGGATGTCGTCAGCAGACGCCAATGTCATGTATTGAATAAATTTCGTATTGACGGTTGGGTAATCGTCAATACTTTGTTCTACGGTGTCGTTCCGAGCTGCGTGACTTTTAACATACTCAGTGCAATACAGCATTTCAGAAACTCCTATTGAATCCACACACCTCTAAACCGAAATGGCTTAGATAGCGTGTGTCTTCCACATGTAATATGACGCATTTAGGCTTCCAATTTAGGCTTGACATTAATTTTCAACAAGACCACAATCCCTCTTCGCTAGGCAGGTGATTTGGTTTCTGTTTAGCTTGTTGAGGATTAGTTATGTTGAAGTACGTCGCTCTCGGTTTTATGTGCGTAACCGGTTTTGCCTTTGGTGGCGAAAAGGGCCAAGATGCTAAGGCTCCCGAAAAGGCCACACTTAAGTCGGCCAACAAGGTCATCGTGGAACAGAAGACCACAGAGTATGCTCCTGTTGCTAAGAAGAGGAAGTTGCTCTATCGTCCAGTCAGCGTCAAGAAGGTTGTGGGCGAAGTTGAAACCTGCCCTAACTGCAAGAAGTAAGTATCCTTGTTTAATTTAAAATCCTCCTGTTTTGGTTTAAAATCAAAACAGGAGGATTTTCTATGTCACAACTGCTTGGCCCTTATCAGTTTGAGTTGTTTTCATTAAAAGAAGTGCACATGGATTCATCGCGTAATGTGGTGTTTTCATCTAAGCCTGCGATTGATCGGCGTATTCTTGCGGACAGGATTCAATCTCTGACGCAATCGAAATACGAGAGAACAATCAATGACGCCAAAGTAATCGACAATCTTCTAACCGTAAAAATGGACAAAGGACATTACGTTCCAAGTTATCCCGCGTTCTACCACATGATGGTTGATGGGTTGCCTCGTACTTTTCCCACATTTGAAAACAAACTTGATTTGATTATCAGCGAGCACAATTTCAATTTATTTAAAGGGCTTAGGGAAGCTGTTGAACCGTGGTTACCTCATAATTCAATAAGCACTTATGCGGGGAATCCTGAGTTCATACAAGCGGCCGATGGTACGGAACTTTATGGTTCTCGCAACAGATTGGAAGCTAACGAACTGTCTTTTTTTTCTGTTAAACATTCTTCTAACTACAACGCTAAAGTCATTAACAAAAGAATTGCGTGTGCTTTCTGGCAAAAGTTCGCTGTTGATCACTGGATTGACGTTAAGCCAAAACGCAGATTGTTTGTTGCTCGGATGGATCAATACTTCAGATCTATGCGTTGTGGAAACCAACCTGAATTGGCAAAGATGCTTAGAAAGAAATATGGCTTTGAACTGTACGAAACAGATAAACACAGCTTCATGGAAAACGCTAAGGCATTTCGCGAAGCTGAATTTATCATCGGTGTGCATGGGGCCGCGTTGTCACACATATGCTTCTGCCACCCCGGAATTAAATTCATACAGTTGGCAAGCAAAGATGTGTATAACGTGTTCTTTGATGTGTTGGCTGAAACGTTGAATTTCAAGTACAGAAACCTATATGGGTTTGATGCGAACAACCAAATTTCCAAAACATACAACGAAGTTTTCCGCGTGCCTCTACATCACATGGAAAAGGCTATCAGAGGCTTGAAGTAACATGACTAAAGTTGATTATCTAATTGTCGGATCGGGGCTTACAGGGGCGGTTATCGCAAGGTCATTGGTTGACGCGGGTAAAGATGTGCTTGTGGTCGATAGGCGTAACCACATGGGAGGAAACGTACACGACACTGTTCATGAATCTGGCGTCAGAATCCATACATACGGACCACATTACTTCAGAACGTCATCTAAGAAAATATGGGACTTCGCCACAAGGTTTGCCAAGTTCTATAAGTATGAAGCCGCGTTACTTTCAAATGTTGACAATGAATTAGTACAGTGGCCAATAGCTGGTTCTTACATCACAAGGAAAGTGGGAATTGATTGGGCGCCCGAGTTTAAAGGTAAACCCTCAAATCTTGAAGAAGCTGCTTTAGGATTGATGCCTAGATTGATCTACGAAAAATTCATCAAAGAATACAACGAAAAGCAATGGGGCGTGCCTGTCAAAGATTTGTCAGCAGAGTTGTGCTCCCGCTTTGACGTTAGATATGACGATGAACCAAGACTTAAACCAAATGCTCTGTATCAAGGTATTCCAGAAGACGGATATGCCTCGTGGATGGCAGCAATGCTCAATGGCGTAAAAGTCGAATTGGGTTTTGATTATCTAAAAAACAGGAATGAGATCGTTGCCCGTAAATGCCTGATCTTCACGGGACCAATAGACGAATTCTTTGATTATGAATGCGGTAAGCTCCTGTACAGAGGACAGGTCCGCAAACATACTTACATGCCACTGATTGATTTTGTGCAGCCATGTGGGCAGGTCAACAATCCATTACACTCTGGAGGTACACACATAAGAACGTTGGAATGGAAACACATGATGCCAAAACATGTGCAACCTCAAATAAAAGGTACCGTGGTTACACAAGAAATTCCCTTCACTCCTGTTACTTCAACTAATTACGAATACCCTTTTCCAGACAATGTGAATAAGCACTTATACGAAACATACAGAACAAAAGCTGATGGCCTGACAAATACACTCATTTGTGGGAGATTGGGTGAATACAAATACTATGACATGGATCAAGCCATAGGACGAGCTTTGACACTAAGTGAGAAGTTTGGTTGATAGCTAAAAAAAAGCCCACCCAAGCCCGAAGGCAAGGGTGGGCTTTTTTTATTTTCTGGTTTGGCTGATTTGGTCCAGCGCACCCATGACCGCATACACGGCCCCTCCTACCATATAAATGGTAAATGCCGTAATTGCCGGTACTGGGACTGTTACCCAATACCACAGTATCCACTCTGGTCCCTCAAAAATCTGAGGAACCATCAAGAATTCCGCAAGACTTGTTGCCAGAACAATTGCCGCCACAAGGGCGGCAAGTTTTGTCACAACGACAATGTTTGTAACATATGCGTTCATGAAATTCTTCATAACTCAATCCCCCAATAACGACTACGCCACCAAACCGAAGTGGTCTGATGGCGTAGTCGTCCACATGTTATATGACACATTATTGGGTTGGATTTAGGCTAGCTGACTTCCCCTATTCCGGGCAGTAACTCTTCCCTGATGATGTTCAAGGAAGGATCAGCCGCTATGCCTATTCTTGCCGTTCTGTCGGGTGCGTCTATGTTCACCAGCATCAGGACAATATCAGGTTTATTGTCCTGCCTGAGAATAATCCTCTGGCCAATCTTGCGGGTGAGTACAAGCATCCATACCTCACGAAAGAGTTACCATCTGATTGAACTTAAATAGCTTCTTGAAAGACTGCTTGTGCTTTTCCATTTCTTTCATGAAGGGTACAAGAGCTTTGGCTATGGCTTGGTCTTCGTAGAAAGAAAAGAGTTGGACCTTGTTGGCAATGGCACCTACAGCGGCAATGACTACGTTGTGGGCACTGCAAATCTGATTGTTGATTCTTTTGCCTGTGTTACCAATGATCGTGACTTCAATTCTTTTGCAAGGAACAGAAGCCAAATCAATCTTGCTGTTAATGCAATGCTTGGGATCTATTACCTCAAACATGTCAGCCAAAGATTTGAAATAATCACAACCAATGCGAGCAGGGCCATCTGTCCAATATTCAACTCTCCACGTGAAGTAAGGCTTGGAAACTTTAGCTTTAGTTTTGGTTTTGGACTTGGCAATTTTTGGCTTAGACACTTGAACCTGTGACATGCGACCTCCATGTGAGAAACAATAAACACTTACAACGAGTTTTAGTTACTCGTGGAGGAAGTTTAAAAGTTACAAGGTAAGGAGTCAATAGCTAAAAAAAAAGACCCACCGTAGCCCTAAGGCACAGGTGGGTTGTTTTGATTTTCTGCACGTCTGGACCTATTACAGTCCAGACGTGCAGAAGCAAGATCAGAAGGTTGGCTTAACGCCAGCCCTCTAATCTTGCTAGTTCTCCTACGAACCCTGCGGCAAAGTTTGCCGCAAATACCACGGACTCGAACACCGCACCGATAAATAACTCGAATTCCATTTAGGAATCCTCTTGTAACAACTACGCCATCAAACCGAAATGGCCTGATGGCGTATGGCTGTCTCATGTTATATGACGCATTTGAGCCGTGGATTTAGTTCGTGTTTGCGTTGCCACCCTTAGGATCTTCAGCCATGTCAGCTTCCATCCACAGGTTCCATTTCTTGACCACTCTCTTACCTTTGTAGTAAAGCACAGGCGTGGACAACTTACCCTCAAAGTCTACCCACATCAAAGAATAGTCAGACGTCAATTCAACATCCACACCATCCACACTCAACAACTGATATTTCACGCCAGACATAACACCTCCACAAAAAGCAAACAGGCGGGGAATTGAACCCCCACCTGTAAGAAAAACATACTACTTTTTCTTAGACCTAGAACGCGCAGGCACCACCAACACATGCATAATTCTGCGCCGATTCCGTCTGATCGTCATCTTCGTACTGACACAACTTAGACCAATCCACCACAGGGAAATCCTTGGAGAACATCGCATACTGATCAGCCGTCAATTCCTCATTAGGTGCGTGCTTGTAAACGCCATTATCCTTGGGGAGGAAACTGAGGCCTGTGATTTCATCGAAGTGATCATAGACCCAAGAGCCGACTTGGAACCACTCATAAGGCTCCACATAAATAGTCGCAGATACAGAATGCTCGGCCCAGTTACGTTTCCAGCAGAGCCAGTTTTCCAATTGTTCAATGGCCGTCATGGAGTTACGCGTGAGACAACCATCAGGAGCAGTCTTGGGGAAACCAAACACATACAAGTCATTAGGCCTTTCGGGAGAATCATGGTACGGAACGCCTTGGTCAATTAGGAACTTGGCCACAGGTGAATGCTTTGATTCTCTTACCCACCTGATTTGCCTGTCGGCGTAACGAGGACTAACGCCAGAAGCACAATCAAAGAACACGCTGCTGTCGCCTCCCGGTTTGATACACGTGTCAGCCGCCGAACGAGAAATACCAAAGCGCCGAGCTAAAGATTCATTGGTCGCATTAACAACTGTCTTGAGTTTGCGAAGAAGCTCAGGTCTGTCGGGATGTGATGGATGTAGCAGAGGACAATCAGCATGTCCCGTAATATCCACACCCAGAAGTGCTTCCTCCTCACAGTTCCTACGCCACTGATCCCTGATGTAATTGAAACGAGTACATGTGGCCTGCATAGTGCCGAAATAAGTCGCAACAAGGACTTTCTTCATGAGAGTCGTTTCATTGTCTTCAGGTCTGGCTACAGCAATAGAAAGGTTGCAGAACTCATAGGGCCTAAGTTGAATTTCACCGCATGGGTTAAAGCCCCAATCATGTCCCTTCTGCCTACGCTCAGGTGCCTGCATATCCATGGCTTGGCGATTGCAGATACCACGTTCGCCTGAGTAACTACGGATGAGGGACAGCCACTCATCCATGAACACGTCAGTTGAAGGTTTGGAATGGTACACGGCTGAGTTGTTGGCCATGCTGCGATGCTTGTTGTCTATGTAC